TTACGTTCCTCTTCAGTTCTGGTTCTGCCGCAACCCTGGTCTTGCCCTTCCTCTTATTGCCCTTCAATACCACGAAGTCAAGATTAACATCGAAATCCGTCCATTAGACGAATGTCTTTTCGCTGTTTCTGGTGTTGATGCCGATTCGAATGCCCAGTCGAAAAAGGTTCCTGGTGCTTACAGCAAATCTCTCGTTGCTGCTTCACTTTACGTTGATTACGTATTCCTTGATACTGATGAACGTAGACGTATGGCCCAGAACCCACACGAATACCTTATTGAACAGCTTCAATACACTGGCGATGAATCAATTGGTTCTTCATCAAACAAGATTAAATTGAATTTCAATCACCCTTGTAAAGAACTTGTTTGGGTTGTCCAGCCTGATGCTCATGTTGCTTACTGTGACTCGTTCCTTCCAGGACGCACAATGCACATGGCCCTTGGTGCTCAGCCATTCAATTACTCCGATGCTATCGATGCTCTTCCTAATTCCATCTTAGCATTCGGTTCTGCTAAACAGAGCCGTGGAGATAACAACGTTATCGACGCTTCTGGCCTTTTCAACGACACCCAGAATGACTTCCTTAATACCAACCAAACCGGAGCAGGCCCTGATGGTGCTGTTGGTGGTGCTATCCGTGGTGGCGTAGCCAATGGAACCACTGCACAGGTCAGTGGTGTTACAGATGCCGGTGTTTTCGTTCTTGCCGAAACTGCTCTTAACATGCACTGCTGGGGTGAAAATCCAGTTGTAACCGCTAAGCTTCAGCTTAACGGACAGGATCGCTTCTCTGAACGTGAAGGAACCTACTTCGACCTTGTTCAGCCTTACCAGCACCACACACGTAACCCAGACACTGGTATCAATGTTTACTCATTTGCCCTTCGCCCTGAAGAGCACCAGCCATCTGGAACTTGCAATTTCTCCAGAATTGATAACGCTACTCTTCAGCTTATCGTTTCTGCCGCTGCTATTGGTGGAACCCAGACCGCTAAGGTCCGCGTTTACGCTACCAACTACAATGTCCTTCGCGTCATGAGTGGTATGGGGGGTCTTGCTTATTCAAACTAAGTTAATTTTGTTACCATTTACGGTCTCAAATTTTAGTTTTAATCTTTTAATTTATTAAAAAATCATATAATTTATAAAATTTTATGATTATTTTTAGCATTCAATAAAATATACACAATTTATATATGCTTAATGATATTATGTTATTTGCTATAAATGGAGGAGGCTGGGCTCTTAAACCAATATTAGAAAAAATAAGTGTTGATAAAATGGGGTATTTTTATTTTACTTTTGTTCGTTATTTTGTTAGTGGTATTATTGCCTTACCCTTTATGTTTTATCAATATCATAAACATGGTATTCCCAAAAAATACAACAATAATACTCAAGCATTCACTCAAGATATTGTTGTATGGGGCTCTATTGTTAGTGCTATTGCTATTGCTGCTATTATGGCTAATTATTATTTATTAGAAAAATATAATTCTTCCTTTGTTACCCCAATTGCCGAAGGAGTTTTATTAGTTTTTAACTTTATATTTTCCGTTTGGCTGCTTAATGAAAAAATTACCAAGGATATGGTAATAGGTGTATTATTTATTATTACAGGTGTATTTATGGTATATTGTAAACACTTGAATTTTACAATTTTTTAATTTTCTAAAAGTCAAGAACACATTTAGAAAATTGAATTTTTTTTTTGAAAATATAAGTTTGCTATCAAACAACTATAAATACTACAAACTACTTATAAAAATATGACTACGAGAACCAGAACAGTAACTTGCAGTTTATGTCAAGAACCAGGTCATAATTGCAGAACGTGTTGGATGCGCAATGTTACATTCCGAGGCACCGATATTCCTGTATGGGATGAAACACTTGAAGACATTGAAATGGTAGAACCATACGATTTAACTATGGAAACACCCCCACCAACTACTCAATTCATGACGCCTCCACCTGCTCCAAAAAAAAGAAAAAAAACAAAAACACCAAAACGTCCAAAACCTTATATTCAAGAAGAAAACCATTGCAACATATGTTTTGATGATTTGGAAGATACTAATAAAGTTATTACAAAATGTGGGCACAAGTTCTGTGTGGAGTGTTACACTAGGGCAGCGCGTAACAAAAACGATTGCGCTGTTTGTAGGAAAAAACTGTGCTCGGTGGAACCAGACAACTGGAAAAGACGATATCAAGAGATGGAACAAGATTGCGAATACTATAGAAATATAGTAGAACGTATGACCAACGTATTGGGAGACCATATAATCGCATCGCCTTCACTTCCGGGTGATAGTGATAGTGATAGCGATATGGATTTGGATGAACTAGCTGATAATATTGAATACCTGCAGACAATGTAACTATTAATATATAATTAAAAACTTAAATATTAAATTAAAAAATGGTTTAAACCTTTTTTTATTAAACTATACATATAATATGCAGATTTTCGTAAAGACACTTACAGGTAAAACAATAACGTTAGACGTCGAACCTAGCGATACTATAGAGAATATAAAAACAAAAATTCAGGACAAAGAGGGAATTCCTCCAGATCAACAACGTCTAATCTTTGCTGGAAAGCAACTTGAAGACGGTAGAACCTTGTCTGATTACAATATTCAGAAAGAGGCAACACTCCATCTTGTCCTACGCCTTCGTGGTGGAAACTAAATAATAATTAGTAGTAAATTTTTTTATTAATTATTATTTCAAAAACTTATCTAACGCGTAATCTTTTATATTTGTTATATCAATATCTTTCAAATAACATTTTACTGGATAAAATTCTGTTCGCCATCGAATGTGATGATTGAAATCTAGATAGGGTTCTTGTGTCCTCCTCCATACATTTATATCATCAATTACACTACAAACAGGATTCAACATTACATATTTGGGTTCTTCTTCCATTAATTATATTCTTTTTTTCACTTTAAATAAAAACAATATATATGAAAGATTTTGGATATTGTATATGGTTTATTTCCGAAAACAGTTCGTGGTATAAATTTACTAATGGATTTATACCACACATTACCATAAAACATAGCTTATCATATTCTGATGCATTAAGATTATATTTAGCTATAAACCCAAAAGATATAAATGTCGAATTAGATAATCCAGAAGTCAGTGTAGAAGAAGATTTTTGGGCTTTATATTATAAATTAAAACCCCTTGAAAATAAACCAGATTGGTATCCCAATAAGGCACATATTTCATTTATATATAATTATAATAGTCCAATTACTTCTATTCACGTAAATCATTTAAAACAATATTTAACCCCTTATAATGAAACTTTTACAAAAATAGCATTGGTATATTGTAAAGGTCATTACAAAAAATGGAAAATGTTACAACTAAAATAATATATAAAAATAATTTTATAATATATTTAAATGGATAAATGGTCTTGTTATATCATTGAAAACAAAGGATATACTTATGTAGGTGTATCGAATAATGTGAAAAAGAGACTGAGAGCACATAACGGGGAAATTAAGGGTGGGGCTAAATATACAACAAGTAAAGGAAATGGTTGGAAACACATATGTGTAATACACGGATTTCCAACAAAAATAGAATCTATGCAATTTGAATGGGCATTAAAACATGTTCCACCAAGAAATGTGGGAGGAATAAAGAATAGAATAAAAAAACTACAAATATTATTGCATAAAGAAAATTGGACAAGCAAATCTCCATTGTCGGAAACAATGCCTTTGTCTATAGAATGGGTAGATAATTCATATCGACCAGAAAATTTTAATTTACCAGTATACATTGAAGAAATAAATTGTTAATTTTTCTCTCCAGATAATTTCAAATAAAAATAAATGGAGAGAAAAATATTAATAATATAAAGAATTATATATATAATATTAATATGGAAGAATGCTTAATATGTTGTGAAAATAAGAACAAGTTTTATATTTCACCTTGTAAACATAAATGGTGTATGGATTGTAATTTAAATCCAAAATTTCCTAGAAAATGTCCTTATTGTAGAATATGTGTTCCATTATCACCAAAATCTAAAAAGAAAATGGAAAGAAAAGAAAGAATAAAGGAAACAAAAAAAATATTGTATTTCGCACTATCTAATTCAAACTTTGGATTAAGCGTTTAACAATTACTACAATCTTCATTACACGCAGTTCTACTATCTGGGCAACAACCATAACGAGTTCCTCTACAACCACCAATTAAACGACTTTTTGGTCGTGGCCTAGGTCCAGGTCTATCTCCATGATGATGACGATGATGACGATGATGATTATGAGCTGGAATCATACTTGTTCTAAGAACAGAAAATAAGACAAATAATATTACTATAGCTAAAATTCCAAATAAAAAATGATTTTTTTTCATTATATTATAACATAATATTTTTTATGTAATAATATGAATTATGTAAATAATCTATTCATATTCCTAACTTCGGGTTTATTTTCTTCCTTTGTATATAATTTTTTAATTAATTCATCATCACGAATACGCAAGGTATAATCACTTTGTGCACCCCTTCTACCAACTCTCCCAAATGCCTGTATCATTTTTTCCTGTGTCATATTTTTTAGATCTTTACTTAAATATCCGTGACAAAATTGGTAGTTTGTACCATAAATATAATCACTTGATGCTATAATTAAATATAATTTTTGTTCTTCAGCTAATTTTTTCATAATATCCATATAATCTTTGTTTTCGTGTTTTACAAATACACCAATTCCCATTAATAATAGAATTTTCCATTCTTTATCAATTGTTAAATACATAATTTTTTCTACAATTTCATCATCAATCTCACTAGTAAATGATTTATTAGTGTCTTTTTCCTTTGCCCATTTTCTAATATGGGCTTCGCTATTTGGTATATATTTACTACTTAACTCTATACTTTTTATTTTAACCTTCAAATAAGCTACTCGTTTCAAATATGCTTGATAAATTTTATATTCATCTGATTTTAGATTTTTCGAATGGTCTTTACCCAATGTTTCTGTACCAATCAAGTCTTTGCGCTGTTCTTCTTGTTTTTCAACTTCTTCTAATTCTAACATATAATCTTCATTTTCATCCATAACAGCCAAAATCTTATCAAGTTCATCTTCAGGAATATTACTAACTCTTAAATAGAACATTGCGGTTCTTTTTACATCTTGAGTTAGAAAGATGGTTGGACCATCAGTCAAAGTATAAGAATCATTTGTAGTGACTTTAATAACGGAATCGTACATCTTTCTATTTTTTCCTTGAAAATGATTATATATTTTATCCCAATTATCTTTTACCAATGATAATAATCTCAAATAATATACTTTTAAACTAATAATTTCTATATCTTCAAAATTTTCAAAATAATCATCTAGTAAATACTGACTTGCTACAAATTTATTTTTATTCACATATAATATAAATTTTATCATTTCATTCACATCAATGTGTCTTAATATAGTCTTATTCCTTTCAATATGTCTAGCACATTTCTTGAGTTTTTTAAATTTTTTAAATAGAAAGTGAGGCATAACAATATTACCGTTAGCATCTAAGATAGGTATTGATTTCTTACATTCATAACTAATGATTTCTTGAACATTATTGGTTTTAAATTTAGTATTGAAATAAACAGTCATAGGCATTATATCTTCTTTATTAGGTAGAGTGGCTGAAGATAAAACAATATTGGGAATTTCATTTTTTTTCCAATTTTTTTGTAAAATATCATGAAAAGGATGAATATCATAGTCAAGTGTAATTGTCGGTTCATCCCAATACCAAATAATTTTTTCAGGTTCATTAAATGCTAACATATAATTCATTGCTGGTAAATAAGATTGGATATCTGTAATAATAACTTGAACTTTCTCACCATTACTATTATCTACTCTAAAAATACCACCTGTTCTTCTATTTTTTACATAATCCTTTGCCGCAAAATAATGTAGTCTAATATCAGCAGAATCTAAACAGCCAAATGCGATTGCTACGGGTATTTCCATACTAATTAATGCCTTTGCTAATTGAAGTCCAATATGTTTAGCAGCACAAGTAAATATAATTTTATTTCCTTTTGCCAATCCAACGGGAGACATTGTTTTGCCTGTTCCAGTAGGAGCTTGATATAATATAAGTTTAGCACCTTCTCTATATGTAGATTCAAACAAATCTGCCTGGTGTGAATATAGTTTCATATCGGCAAACTTAAATAAATCGACATTTTTTTCAATATGACTTAATGCATTTTTTATTAACATTTTTTTACTTACCTTTGTTTTATATTGTATTAGCACTTCATTTACCAAAAGTAAGACATATTTATTAGTATATAGAATTTTATTTTTCATCAATTGTGTTAGACTATAGTAATTTTTACTATTATAATTTTTATTAAAGAATTGATAAATATTTTCAATTAATATAAATTCGAATATAATATCCTTTACATCATCAATTTTTTTTGATAAACTTTTAATCCGTATAATATCTGCCTTTTTTATAGGTTTCTTTTTTTTACTTTGTCGTGTAATGTTTATAGACAATTCAAATTTTTTAATAATTTTTTTACACATTGTTTTAAAATATTCTTCATATAAATAATAATGAAATGAATCATCTTCATTTGGTATTTTCATAAAACCAAGAAGACTCATCGAATCATTTTTCGAAAAATTAGTATTTCCATAAGAATTATAAATAATATTTAATATATTTTTTTCCTTACTATCGACGGGAACTTCTAAAAATTCCCATTCACTTTTAACAAGTTTTTGCTGTTTAAGATCCATTATAGTGTTAATAATGTTAATTATGGTGTATATGTTTAATTCAATTTTATATATTTAATAAATTGAATTAAACATATATAATAATATACTTTATAACAATGCATATATTTACAATCGATGGAAATATAGGAAGTGGAAAATCAACTCTTATTAAGTTGATGAAAACCCAATATAAACATTTAAATAACTATAGTATACATTACTTACCAGAACCAGTTGATATTTGGGAAAGTATAAAAGATAAAAATGGTAAAAATACAATTGAAAATTATTATGAAAATCAAACAAAATACGCTTTTCCATTTCAAATGATGGCTTATATTTCAAGAGTTCATCAACTAAAAGAATTAATGAAAACTTGCGATAATAATAGTATTATTATTTGTGAAAGGTCAGTATATACAGATAAAAATGTTTTTGCGAAGATGTTATATAAAAATGGAACAATGAATGAAATAGAAATACAAATCTATTTAAAATGGTTTGATGAATTTGTAAAAGATTTTCCATTCTCGGGTATTATTTATGTAGCAACACAACCGGAAAAATCACTTGAAAGAGTAAATATTCGCAATAGAAAAGGAGAAGAAATACCTTTATCGTATTTAAAATCTTGTCATAATTATCATGAAGAATGGTTAAATAGTAGTGAAATTCCTGTTTTAAAATTAAACGGAAATACAGAATTTATAAAACAAATACCTGATACTTGGGACTTAGCAATACAAACATTTATTAAAAAATATTGTGGGATTTTATGTGACGATTATCTTCATACTATGGTAACTTGTTAATCAATATCATTTGTTAAATAATAATTATTAAATATAGATTTGCCCTTAAATTTTATTATATCAGTTTCCTGTTTTGTAGTAGGAAAATTTTCATATCCATAAATATCTTGTAATAATAACCATTCAAATAATCCACCTGGATATATAAATACATTAATGAAACCTAATCCAATTAATTGATCATATTTTTTCATTAAATTAGGAGCATTTGCGTTTTCATCATATACTATTATATTTACATTTTGATTTGATTTTATCAAATTGTTAATTAATTCTTCTTCTTTATTAATTGCTACTGTGTTTTTTATTAACACATCTTGCCTTGAACTATTTAACGTATTAATCAGTATAAATTTAGAATTATTTTTCATAGAATGTTGAACATCCTCAAAATTAACCTTTCTTGTAGATGTAGTATTTCCCATAAATAGTTGATATATATAATCCATAATAATATTTAAATAACTTAAAATATCTTTATTAAGTTATTTAATTTATTAATTTGACTTAGAAATGCGAATTAATTTCCAATATGGGAAATCTTCTTGTAAATAAGATTGTTTTGTTAAAATAAAATTACTACCTGCCTTAAAATAACGCCCGGTGTTGTTAGCAGCATTTATAGTTGATTTACTTGGTATAGCCTTTACAAATGGAGAACCTTCCATAAATAATAAATAATCTCCATTACTTGGTAATCCATATTTTTTATAGTCGTAACAGAAATCTCTCCCATTGCCTAATAGTCCATTGCTTTTTACGCCAGGTAAACTTGAAGGATTTTGAGCACATTTTAAATCACCAAGACAGTCTCTGTCATTATCACAATCACCCTGTCCTTCAGGAGCATTATTACCCCAAACATTCCATCCTTTCCAACTAGCATTTGTAGGGTCTCCTCCTAATTTTGTTCCTGGAACATCCAAACACCCCTGTTTAAACTCTAACCATTTACCATTCCAAACCTCTTTATTTGTTTTAACAAAAAGCCAAAATGGAAAATATTCCTTTTCATACATTTCTTTTGTCAAATTATATCCAGGTTTCCACGCCATACCTGATTTCCAAGTTTTATTTGTATTGGTTATTGGTAATAAAGACTTAAATCCTCCACCACTATTTCCGGAAAAATTTAATGCTCCTTCTTTTAGTATGATATAATCAGTTACAGTCATCATTTCAATAAAGTCTTGCCAACATGGTTTGGACCAAGGAATTTCTGGTTTAGTACCATAACATTGTTCACTTTTATCAATTAAATCGCTAAAATTAGATTTTGGATTTTGGCTTCCACGAGAAAAAGCATTTCGTATTTCTCTTACTTTATTTGCCAATGTATTATTTGACCAATAACTTGAATCTGATATACCCTTTTCCCATTGAGTATCAGTCGATAACCAATTATCTTTATTATCTGGATAATATTTACCATTTTCTGTACATCCTTGTTGTTTAAATATTTTTGTTGAGCATTGAGGTGGGCGAGGATTAAACCTTGTTTCACAAGGATCCACTGGCTTACCATAACATTTTTGAGTATATTGGTCTGATTTTTGATAATCTTTTTCATTATTAGCATAATTGGGATATTGTTTCATGTTATCTCCGGCTAAAATGTAAGAATGACTATTCCACCAATTATAATCATCTTGGTCATATACCCGTTCGTTTAAATTTCCATTACACCCTGAACGATTCCATAAACTATTTAAGCACGCCTGGCTATGAGGACCCGTTTTCCAATTTGGTGCTAAACAAGGAAATTTTTCTTCAAATTTTTTACATTGTTCCGCGCCATATAATAAATCACCTTTAAAATCAAAACCAGTTGTTCCTCCACCACAAGCCACGCACGCTTTGTTTCCGGTCAAATTTTGATAAGTATAACCATTTCCCCACGACTTACAATTATTACCTTCGGCATATTTTTCACAGTCGTATGTTGTTCCGTCTCTATCATGCCATTTACGACTTGAACCAAATTGACTAGGCAATTTTGTTTTTAAATCCTTTTTCTCAACAAATCGAGTATCTCCTGCTGCTAATATTTCTTCTTTCCAATTACATTTATCGTCGTCGTATTTAGTTCCAAACCCACCTCCTGGTAAATTTTTTTTTACCATTCCTTTTGCTTTCGTTGGACACCATCCACAAATACTTTTTTCTCCACCAGTATCACCACAATCTTTCATTTGCTTACAAATAGCTTGTTCTTTAATTTTTTGACACTGAAATGCTGCTTTTGGTCCTGGTTTTATCCAATTTTTACCACACACGTCGGCAACAGGACCATTGGCATCGCCATACATAATTTTATTTGTTTCCCAGCAATAACCACAACCACTTTCCTCAGTAACTTCCGCACAATTAAATGTTTTATTGATTATTTTACATTTCTCTATTTTTTTTCCAATATCACTAACATCAACATGTGCTGAAGGATTTGTGTCTTCTAATTTTTTACGTTCCAAATCTAATTTTTTAAATTTTACATCATTAGACAAACCCGGGGCTGTTTGGGGGAATTTACGATGGTCCCAATACTTATCTTGTGTTTTTAAATAATTTGTCTGTCTAGTATCAGCCTCACCAAACAAAGCATTATTATCTAATCCTTCATATAAAGAAACTGGTTGTTTTATAAAACAACTTATTGCTAATATTACTACAAAAATTCCTATTACAATATATCCTAAACTTGATTTCATTTGTATATATTTTATTATTATTTTATTTTATATAAAACAATAATTACTTTGTGTAGGCTGTTAAACTATAAGCGACTTTTGATCCCATTAAACTGTGGCCTTGGCCCCGTGTTTGTGCCCAAACACGGACTGCTGATACTAATTTGTTTGGTAAATTAGGAACATACTTAGACTCAGATATCATTGGACCTGCAACTGATTGTGAATAATAATAACATCGAGGACAATATCTTGGTTTCCAGAAACCACCATTCCAAAAGTCAAATTTAAAATAACTTCCACATCTATATGACTCACACCTTCTTTTTCTTATATTTCTTACCGATCTAGGCGCTTTTAATTCAACTTGATGTATATTCTCTCCATTCATTCCTTCTAATCTAATATAAATGCCCTTCGTTGAGTTACCCCAACCTTGATCTTTCAAAACAGCAGAAAAATTTAAATTTTTAGGATACATTGGCGCAAACCGTTCATATCTAATTGTTATATTATCGGGTTTGCTAGGTGTTGTTTGTACAACGGTTCCACTAAAAAATCCACCTCTACCAACATTCCAGTTTGGCCAATCAAACGTTCTTTTAATAACAATAGGTTCTTTATACTTTTTATTTCTCCAAACGTCATATCCTGTACTACTATTTCCAAATTTTGTTTGTGATAATCCTTGTGATAACCAACACTTATTTTCTTTTGCTGGAAAAGCTTCGCTTGTATTTAAAGGCATTATGGAATATTTACATTCTCTATCTGCTTCACAAGCATCTTGACATTGTTTCGCTTTTATATTTGGACTTATTAATCTCATATCGCTTACATAAAACCCCTCTTTTTTGTTTTTAATTGTTGAATGAAAAAGTCCTAACAATCCTAAAATAGATATAAAAAACAAAGAATAAACTATAAATAACTCTGTATCGTTATAATTTTTTATATAAATAAACATTACTCCTAATAAAGCCACAATATTCCAAGTATATCCTGGTATTAATCCTAATGTAGAAAATACTAATACTGTTATGCTAACTGCTAAAATTCCAACTATACCCTGTGATGCAGACGCCATTAACAATAGTTTTGGTAACATTTTATATTATATTAATATATTATTTAATTAAAATATATATTAATTAGTCTACAAAATGTGGATTCAAGCACGGTGTTTGTGCGCACACTCTGTATTGTTTTGTAACGGGACATTCTTTTCCTCCATATTTTGCTTCATATAATACTGGCCTTGTTCTATATTGATTTCCCCCTCCACAACTTTTACTACAATTACTATAACCTCCCCAATTTCCTACGATACAATCGCGTGGTGGTGGATATTTATATAATACATCTTGTATTGTTTCTTGACATGTTCTTTTACATCCTGATTTTATATCTCCACACGCGTCTTTAATAGCCAATTGGCCTTTTGTATATCTAGTTTCTAGACTTGTTTGACCTGTTGGGTCTATTGCCGGCCACCCAAATACAGCGGCCTGTGTATTTCTATCCATAGTTGTTCTATCTTCTTTTTTATTTGTTGTTAAATTAATGCTTTCTGTCCACATAATATCGCAAGTAGAGCCATTCATTTTTGTAACAGTTCCTGTATATTTTATTGGATAAAGTAATTTTGTTACAGAACATCCTGCTGTTATGGGAGGTGGGGGAGGTGGTGTAGTTCCTAGACAAATCATTGATGTATCAGAGCGCGTGGTATAATCACCTGCTTCAACCATCAATTTATTTACCCTTTCAATTGTATTCTTATAACTATCAGCATTTGTTGAACTTGATAACGGATAACTAAATCCTGGAATATTCCAACTTATCTGATCTTTGCTATATTTCGACACTTTACCTACGTGAGTTTTTGAACCATTAACACCTTGAGATATATTTTTATATCCTGTTCCATTCGTATCGCACCCTACTTTTAAAAATTCACGTTTTAAACATTCGGGATGGGGAATACCATCTTTACTGAATTTTGGATCACATGGATCAATATTATCATGATTACCAAAACATAAATCACTATTTTGAATAGCTGTATTATATATATTAGAACGTGTAGAGTTATTAGTATCATTCATAATGTTACCAGCATCTTTATAAGGCATTTTAATAGATTCGCCTAATTTCTGAGGAGTTTTTCCATATAGTGTATTATTTGTACAACCAGAATTTTTCCATAATTTTCTAACACATGCGGCACTATGAGGTCCTGATAAATAATAGGGGGTAATACAAGGGTGATCTTTTAAAAATTGTCCACATTTATCGGCAGACAATAAACCAGCTCCATCTCCACCACAAACATCATCGCTATATTTGGGCATTAACTTATCTCCTATTTCCTTTTTGACCATTCCTGTACCTGTAGTTGGGCAAAATCCACAAACATCAGCCGATTCGCCATATAAATCGCCACAACTTTTTACATTTGAACATATTTCTTTTTCACGCAATTCTTTACATTTTTCTCTGTTATTTGTCCATGCTTTTTTTGGACAAACATCAGGTGCTGGTCCATCTTTTCCCCCATATCTAAATTCTTTATCGTAGGCACAATATCCACAATCACCCTGGTCACCTTCCTGAAGTTGATCACAACTTGTTAATACTCTACATTTTGTAATCTTTTTATCCATTTCACTTTGACTTCCTCCTATTTCTGGTGTAAATTGTTTTAAATCTTTATTATTATCTAATTTTAACCATGTATTTACATCAGGGTTTGTTTTTAAAAGACCTGCGCCGATACCAACACTTCTCAATCCCCAATAATCTTCTTGTTTATTTAAAAAAGCACGCTCACCAGCTTGTAATGTTTCGTTACTAAACCCCTCTTTATCTTTTAAACTCATATAAATTTGACATATAAGAACAACTAATAATGTAACTCCTAAAATCAATATTAATTTCATATATAATTATATTATATAAAATTAATTTACTTAAAATCAACTATTATTTCTACTTTTTCTTTTTTAATGCTTTTAGAAGCTGAAATAGATAATTCTTCTCGTTTTTTTCGTGTTTTTTTTATTTTAACCTTTCTATTTTTTGCGGTACTATTCCTATTGTCTTGGTCTTTCTTTATTTCATTAATGTTTTTTTCAATATAATCTAATATTTTATATTCTAATACCCATTTGAAGAAATTTAACTGACCAATAGTTGTTTGGATTACACAGTCATTTTTATAAGGAATGGTAATTCTATCCCATCGGCAAAATGGGTCAAATCTTTTTTTACTATATGCCTTTAATTTTAACTTGTAATCAATATATACCTTGAACCGTTTTTCAATTCCATAATTATCCTTAAGTAAATAAACGGTATAATATTTCTTAGAATAATTTGTGGCAAACCAATCTACAAGTCTTAATGAAATAAGAGATTCTCCATTAATTATAGGTAAGATTTTTTCCATATTACCATCTTTGTTATAAAACTCTAATAATTTTTTTAATAATAAACTATTCTGTGTTGATAATCCTGAACTCATATAGTGTAATATTTTAATCTGTTTTTAAATACTTATTATCTTTACTACTTATATTACTATTTTGTGGTCTTAAAAAATTATCTTGAACTCTTAAATCTTCTAAATAATTATTTTCTTTCATAAAAGGATTTCCTAATTTTACTATTTTGTCTCGTTCTGTAATTCTGTTGCTATTTAATTCGCGCGTATTTATTTCATAATTAGTTTCGTGTTTTTGTACTAACTCTTCTTCTATCGGTATTATTTCTTTTCTTGTATCTATACGTTCAAACCTATTTGTTTTATTGTATTCTTCACTTTTTTTAGGTGTCCATATTTTAATTTTATAATGTTGTGTAAAACGAACTTTTTTATTCATTTATATGTGTAACTTAAAAAATTGAAATAATTTAACTCATAATAATTACAATAACATTATAATTATGGAAGGACTAAGTGAAACATACCCACCACAAGTTATTCTTGCTATTTACCGAAAATGGAATAACAAAAATCACGGTATTACCAATGAAGAGGAAAATTATATTAATTATTTCAATACTAAAAATTTAGTAGAACTAAGTTTTAATAAAGAAGACATAATTTACGATGGGATTATTGGATGTGTAGATTATAATAAAGTAATCCCATTTCAATCAAAGATAAGTCCGGTGATTATGTATAGATTTAAAGACCGAGATTTTTGTGTTAAACATAATGGGATTGAAAAATTTCAAAATCTATGGAGAAAATTTCATTATAAAAATATGCCTAGATACAAGAATTTATGTAATTTACAATATAGAAGTATATATGGTAAATTTAAAAAATTTTAAAATAATTTCATGCTATTAGTAATAATTTTACATGTGGATTGGGGGATTTTGCCTTCTTTACAATCTACTTGTAATTGACTAGTAAATGACTTTTTTTTTAATATGTTCCAAGTTGTTCTACTATGTCCTACGCTGCCGACTAGACCTAAAAGAACAGCCCCTTCATTCATTTTTACTCCGTTTACAATTCTAGTTCCTTCTCTAGAACCACCGGTTCTTTCACTTGATACTCTTTTAGGTACTTTTCCACTCATTTATATTATTAATTTATATTAATTTTTTTTTATTATCTTCATTTGCTTGCTAAATTTAAATTTCTTATCATCTGTAGTTCTTCGTTTTAAATTACATTTCAAACAACAAATAACAACATTTTCTGTTATATGTCCTATATTATTATCAAGTCTATCTAAGGTCCATTGTGTTGGTTCTCTAACTTTTTCATATATTAGTAACAAGTCTTGATTACAATAATAGCATTTCATCTTGGATAATACTAACTTGTCGATACATTCGTCTATTTTTATTAATTTTTCCTCATTAAATTTGTTTTTTTTAATATCTTGCATTTTATAGCTTTTTATTTTTCTCTCCAATTCTTTTTTCACAAAACTATTTCCAGAAAATTCTTCATCAGCACATAATTTTTTTATCAGAGTATGTTGGTTAATTTTTATTAGTTCATTTTTTTCAGTAACATTATTTAATATTTTTCTTTTTCGTTCTTCTTTGGGTTTAAAACTATCTACATTTCTCTTACCAATAATTTTAATAGACTTCATATAAATTAAAACAATACTATAAAAAATGGATATAAACTCTTAAGAACAAATATATATACATGACTGAAGAACAAAAAATAAAAAAAGAAGAATGTCTTGAATTAAAAAATATTAAGTATCAAACAATGTTATTAAATAATAATACAAAAATTTACGAGACAACTCCTAATACAAGTAATATAGAACGATTTTTAGAAAAGGAACAAGAAATGAATATAAATAAACCTTGGACAAAACTGGGTAATGGAACTAAATTAAAAAAAATCAACCAATATATATTAGAATTTTCAAAGGAAAAAAAATATACCCCTGAAAAGACTTCTGTATTAAAGCGTTATTTATTAAGTTGTTTAGAACGGAAAAAGTTACAAAAAACTAAAGATGTTATTTATTGTATTAAAACAAATAAAATCTTATCTATCCCAGCACTATCATATAATGATAGTTCTAGAAAATTTACATTGCGCAAGGCAGAAAAAAAAATATCTAAATCGAGCCAACCTAAAAACAAAACTACGAAAATTAGGCGGAAAAAAACTAAAATTGATAATAATAATAAAGAATAAATTATATATACTACTAATAATGACTAATGTCTTCTGGAACGATTTAAAATTACTTAAAGATATTATCGACGATATAGAAGTGAAAGATCTGGAAGTAAATGAAAAAGATATAGATGATCTTAAGGAAAGTATTTGTTATTTTATAAATGATATATTAACAAATAATATTCATATTTACAGCGATAAACACTTTGACGAGATATTATTTGAAGAAGTATTAGATACTATAAATAAAACATATTATAATGCTATAGATTTGTCTAGTTTTGATCTGGACGGGCAAGTATGGGATGCCATTCAAATTTACTTTTATAAACACAACGCATTTAGATCTTATAGTAATACGACTATAATTAATAAACCTAATAATAAAAAGGTAAAAAAATTACTTGAGGAATATTTGAATACACCACAATTAGAACAAAGAAGTAAAGAATGGTTTGAATTTCGACGGAGTGGGTTATCAGCTAGTGATATTTGGAAAGCGATTGATAGTCAATCAATGCAAAATAGTTTAATTTATAGTAAATGTAAGCCAATGAATATGAGACTCTCTAAATCTACTAATATTACAACAGCATTTCATAATGGTCATTTATTTGAACCATTATCTATTATGCATTATGAGTATGATTATAATACGGTAGTAGGTGAGTTTGGTTGTATGGCTCATAAATCTTATCCATATCTTTTGGCCTCTCCTGATGGTATAAACATTAAAGAAGAGAATGATAGATATGGTAGAATGGTTGAGGTTAAAAATCCAACTACAAGGCAACTTACTGGAATCCCAAAAAAAGAATATTGGATACAAATGCAAATGCAAATGGAAGTTTGGGATTTTGACGAATGTGACTTTTTAGAAACAGTATTTAAACAATATGAAAATATGGAAGAATATAATGCTGACGGTGATAGTTTCACTAGAACTTCAAGTGAAAAAAGAAAAGGAATTATTATCAGATTTTATGATGGTGAACAACCTGTATATAAGTATCCACCCGTAGATTTATCAAAAAAAGAATTTGATATTTGGTATAATAAAACTTTAGACGAAACAACTGATATGGAATTTGTATGTAAAATTTATTGGTATTTAGAGGATTATTCTTGTGTATTGGTTCCTAGGAATAAAAATTGGTTTAGATATGTCCAGCCAAAAATGAAAGGTATTTGGGATACAATTAAAAAAGAACGCATTGAAGGTTATGAACACCGCAAGCCTAAAAGTAAAAGGAAAAAGAAACTAACTCCTACATCACTTGATTTATTACAAGAAAAAACTAAAAATTTATTTGCCGAGTGTGATTTGATTGATAGTCCAAAAATAGATAAAAATCAAAATATTGTAATTAAAGTAAGAACAGAATCATTTGATAAAAAAACTAATTGAGGGACGAACAAAAAAATCCAACGCGGCGACAATTAAAACCTGGTTCTACAACATTTTTATTTTCATCTTCTTTTAAAGCTTCGCTAAATTGATACATCTTACCAGCATTCAACTTTGAACCTTTTATTAATTCATCTTGATAAATATTTGGGTAATTCTTTAGAGAACACTCAAAGCCTTCTTTAGTATAACCTGATAATACTAAAGCCATACATAAAATAGCACCTAAAAATAAGAGTTTATTTAATACATTTTTCATTATATAATTATATTGTTATTTTTTTTCAAAAAACTTAAATTATTAAATTAAAACAACAACTTAAAATTTATAATATAAATTACTTTATATTATGAATACTGAAGATTGTGTAACTAAGAGAAATGGAAAAACAGAGAATATTTCGTTTGATAAAATACTCAAAAGGCTAAAAGCTCTTGGAAAAAATGAACTTAGTGTAAATTATACTAGTTTAGTACAGAAAATTATAGATAGATTATATAATAAAATATCTACTATATTAATTGATGAATTAACAGCACAACAATGCGCATCACTTGCTACTACCCATCCAGATTATGGTATTTTAGCTAGTAGAATTCTTATTTCTAATCATCATAAAAATACAAATCATGATATGTATAAAGTATCAAAAAAATTGTATGATTTCAAGGATGTTCACGGAGTACATCATCCAATTATTTCAAAAGAACAATTTAATATCATTAAAAATAATAAACAAAAAATTCAATCTATGATTGATTATGAAAGAGATTATTTCATAGACTATTTTGGATTTAAAACATTAGAACGTGCTTATTTGTTGCGCATTAATAAAATTATTGTTGAAAGGCCTCAACAAATGTGGATGAGAGTTGCTATTGGAATCCATAAAGATAATATGGAAAAAGTAGAAGAAACTTACAATTATATGAGTAAAAAATATTTTACACACGCTACTCCTACTCTTTTCAATGCTGGAACTCCCAGGCCACAATTAAGTTCTTGCTATTTAATTGCTATGGAAAAAGATAGTATTAAAGGTATTTATAACACATTATCTGATTGTGCTGCTATTTCAAAATGGGCCGGTGGCATTGGTTTACATATACATAATATTAGGGCTTCTGGCTCTCATATTAGAGGAACAAATGGAACTAGTAATGGTATTGTTCCAATGTTACGTGTATTTAATAACACAGCAAGATATGTAGACCAGGGAGGTGGGAAAAGACATGGGTCATTTGCTATTTATCTTGAACCATGGCACGGTGATATTTTTGAATTCTTGGAAATGAAGAAAAATCATGGAGACGAAGAAATGCGCGCACGTGATTTGTTTTATGCTCTATGGATACCTGACCTATTTATGAAAAGAGTTAGTCAAAATGCAGATTGGACTCTTATGTGTCCTGATGTTTGCCCTGGTCTTAGTGATTGTTATGGTGATAAATTCGAAGAACTATATACTAAATATGAAACAGAAGGAAAGGGTATCAAAACAGTCAAAGCCCGTGATGTTTGGTTTAAAATTCTAGATAGTCAAATTGAAACAGGAACCCCTTATATGCTTTATAAGGATGCTTGTAATAAAAAATCTAATCAAAAAAATCTTGGAACTATTAAATCTAGTAACTTATGCACCGAAATAATAGAATATAGTGATGAAAATGAAACTGCTGTATGTAATTTGGCTTCTATAGCATTAAGTAAATTCATTAAAGAAACAAAGTCCCCATTTACTAAAAAAATAACGGTTTATACAAAAAATGATTGTAAATGGTGTGATTTATTGAAATATTTACTTAAAAAGAAAAATATCGAATACACACAAATTATGATAGAACCTGATGGATTTGAAGATTATAAAAAACTATTCAATGTTGAAACTTTACCTTTACTCTTACACGGAGAAGAAAAGATAGGTGGATATACCAATACATTAAACCTTCTTAGAAATTCTTTTGATTATGACCTGCTTCATAAAGTTACAAAAATTGTTACATATAACTTAAATAATGTTATTGATATAAACTATTATCCTACAAATAAAACAGATAATAGTAATAAAAAACATAGACCCATCGGTATTGGTATTCAAGGCCTAGCAGACGCCTTCGCAAAAATGGATATTCCTTTTCATAGTGATCTAGCAAAACAAATCAATAAAAATGTTTTTGAAACTATGTATCACGGTGCTTTAGAAGCTAGCATGGAAATAGCAAAAAACGAAGGTTCATATAGTTCTTTTAAAGGTTCTCCAGCAAGTCAAGGTATTTTACAATTTGATATGTGGAATGTTACTCCATCTAATCGTTATGACTGGGATGACTTGAAATTAAATATAAAAGAACACGGATTGCGAAATTCACTATTGCTCGCACCGATGCCCACCGCTTCTACTTCACAAATTTTAGGAAATAATGAATGTTTTGAACCTTTTACTAGTAATATTTATGTTCGAAGAACTATTGCCGGTGAATTTGTATGCATTAATAAATTCTTACTTAAAGAACTAATTGATTTAGGATTATGGACAGATGATATTAAAAATGGTATTATTAGACAAGGTGGTTCTGTCCAAAATATTAAAGGAATTCCAAAAGGATTACAAGAAAAATATAAAATTGTTTGGGAAATTCCTATGAAACATCTTTTAGAAATGTCTGCTGATAGAGGAGCGTTTATATGTCAAAGTCAAAGCACTAATTTATGGATGAAAGAACCTACATATAAGAAACTTACTGCTATGCATATGTTTGCTTGGAAGAAAGGACTAAAGACAGGTATATATTATTTACGCACAAAAGCAAAAGCTGCTCCTCAGCAATTTACAATTGAACCTGATAAGAAGACATCAAATGTAGAGGAGGAAGAAGATTGTTTAATGTGCGGTTCATAATTTTCTAATGAGTATATAACTATGAACAACGACTCATATAAACCTGGCTGGACGTTGGAAGATATAATTGGTAAAGATGAAAAAGAACCTGAAATACCAAAAAGAAAAATAATCCAAAAAAATTGTTTAAATTGTGGAGGGAATTATGCTCCTAAGAGTGATGATATGGGGTATTGTTCTAAGGATTGTTATTGGTCTCACGCACCTGAAGCTGATAGTGATATTGACGATGACTTAGATGACTTAGATGACGCAATACCTATTTCTTTCGCTTCTTATGGCGCTAAACAAGGAGGAATGCGTGGTGGGGCCACAGAAATTACCGATAACACTTTAGAGAAAAAACTTATTGATGTTACTGCTCCATATAATGAAAAAGCAGCAAAAAATGCTAAAAACTTCGCAAAAGCTTCTATTGAAGTTGGAAAAGCTATATTAGATCAATTAGACTTAAACCCTTTAGCATTTATAGAAAAAGCAAAAGAATTAGGTGTAAAAATTTATAAAATCACGCAAGAGGGTATATATCTTTTATTTCCTGGTGATGCTAATATTGGTAAATCTGTTGACAAACTTATTAAGTCCGGAACAAAATTATATTTCATTCCTGTGCGTATTTTAGGAACTATCGCAATAACAATATTTTTATCTATGTTTGGTGTTTCTATTGATTTAAAGTTTTTGGAAAAAATACATGGATTAAAACCATTTATTGACCTGATAATAAAATATACTTCTATTATTACCAAAATACTTAAAAACTTTGATATACCAGGCTTAAGTATTCCAACCTTAAGTCTTAAAAATCTACTCTTTCCAAATGTAATAGATGCCGCATATAGAAAAGGAGACTATGAAGGTGGTTCTAAAAAGAAAAAAACAAGACGTAAAACAAGGCGCAAAACAAAACGAAAAAAAAATTAATTCAATATTTATTAATTAATGAATTAATTACAATCCGCACATATTTTTATAGTAATTTGTAAGTTCAACATGTTTTTTCCCATCAAATAAATCTCTCTCATAAATCATTTGATGAAGACATCGAAATGTTACAAATACATCAATAAGAGAATTATGTAAATTTTTTGGAATTGTTCCAAACAACTCATGATGTAATTCCATTAGTTTCGGGGGTTTTTGGTAATTTTGATCTGGTTTAAATTTACTTGGTAACCAAAAGTTTGTCCATAATAAACCCTTTTTCATAGTACAATATTCTATTTTTCTGTGACGACCTAACCAATTTATAGATTTATTTCTACAATATTCTGCTTGAAGAACACTGTTATCAAATTTCAAATTGTGCGCTACTAAAATGTGACAACTCAACCAATCGGCAGTAAATAATCGCAATACATCATTAATATCTTCTCCTTTTTCTTGTGATATTTCGTTAGTAATTCCGTGTATCTTCGAACATACTTCTGGAATGTCTACACCTTCTGGTAATTTAATAATATGATCTTGAATTTTATCTATTGTATCTTTAACATCATCATAAATTATCCAACTTAATTGGACAACATGAGGAAATAACTCGTGATTTAAAGGGTTAGCATTTCTTTTCTTGGGTAATCCCGTTGTTTCAGTATCAAATACACAGTAACGAACCATTGTATTAATAATTATATAATAAGTTTTTAAACCTATTATATAAATCAATTTTCAATAAAAAAATTTATTATATCATTCATTACTCAAAATGGCTTGAATATTTCAAATTCTGGATGAGAAATTGTACAAGTATCTTGTGAATTTTTATAAATATTTAAACGCAATAAATCCCATTTACAATTAATTGCTCTCATTGTAAATGTAAAATCCCCTGAATAAAATGAACAATTGATACAAGTATCTAGTAATATAGGAGTCATATCAAAGAAACTGAATTTTTTTACATATGGTGGAATATCAAATATTGTAGGGAATGGATTACCAAGACTATTTAAATCTTTTTCAACCTTGGCTATAGCACAGTCGTTTTGAACCATTAATATTGCAAATCGTAATGACTGTCCCTTATCATATTGTTTGCTATACCAATTTGAAGTAATATATTGTCCCATAAGTTTTTTCCCTTGTAGAGAATTTAACATAAAACGTCTATTTGGTACAGACCATGTATTTTCACCCGGCTTATTTATCAAATTTATAGCAAATATAAACTTAAACCCCTTATATGATTTATGAGGATCTTCAATTGATGAAACGCAAGATAATGATTCCGTAATATTCATAATATATAGTAATAAGGTGTTTTAATAGTAGGTTTTTACTTAATTATTTGTATTTCAATTTTATTTTATGTATCTTGTAATATTATTTCTTTACTTGTTTTACATAATCCAAAAGATTTACGATGGAATTTAGTACAACCATATTTCCTTATTCCGTCCAAATGTCTCCTAGAAGCATATCCTTTATTTGAACGTAATCCATAATATTCATCTAGTTCTGGATATTTATCACACATTTCTTCAACATATCTATCTCTTGAAACTTTCGCCAATATTGAAGCAGCTGCTATAGAAGCATATTCATTATCTCCTTTAACTACTGTTGTATGATTTATATATTTTCCACTCTGAGCACAATATGGTTTAAAATAATTTCCATCCACTAATATATGTTCAGGTTCTACCAATAATTTATCTAAAGCATCATGCATAGCATTATAATTAGCTACATAAATATTGTGTTTATCGATATATTTTTCATCTTTATATTCTACAACCCAATCTATAGCATTTTCTTTGATATAATCAAAAGCCATCAGTTTTTTCCTTGTTCCTAATTTTTTACTATCTTTAATAAATTCTTGACAAAAGGTTTCATCGGGTGGAATTATTACCCCAGCTACATAAACTCTTCCAAACATAGGACCACGGCCAGCCTCATCCATTCCTACTTCTATTAAATCTTGAACGCAATATGTCTTCAACATTTAAATTATTATTACAAGTATCTTTTAAATAATTTTAATATTCTGTTATTGATTCATCTTCTTCCTCTATTCGTGATAATACTACATTTCTAGGAGGATGTAAACGTTCATAATCTTTTTGCCCAATAGTAGTAATATTTATAGAAGGATTTGTACCATTTTCTCGAGTAAAGTTTTGATATTCATTTTTAATTTTTTTATAAGCTATATATTCTTCATAACAAATAGTTCCCGCAAATAATGTTCCACATCCTAGATAATATGATAAACATAAACATAAACACCATTCACCACAATCCATATATTAAATAGTTTATTATTTATAAATTATTTAATTTAATTAATTTAATTAATTTAATGCACCAACACATACCGAATAATTCAAACGATTGATGAAATATAATAATAATGGTTGTGAAATAATAATAGCCATTTCACTTAATTTCATTTTGTTTTTACCTTGGACTAAACCCATTAATATAGTTAAAACGGACATACATGTTATAAGAAAAAATATAACTGATCCTATCCAAAAATAATCACAATATTTGGCGCTTAATGGTTCGAATAAATCTTGAATTTTCATCATTATATAATAAACCAAGATTATTTTATGATTCGTCCTTTTTATTATTTACACAACAATTTTTACTTTTTTCATCCCCAACCATTTTTGTAACAGCTCTTCGCGCTATTGCCCTTCTAGCAAATCTATTTACTGATCCTACACTTGGTAATGGTGTTGCTTCTGGAAATCCTTTACCTTGTCCGGGTGAAAAAGTTCCATTACCATAAGCATTTGGGGTCATTAAAAAATTTCTGCTTAATGTTCTAACAGTAGATTGTCTTTTACTACTATTATTTTTTCGAATAGGACCGCTATTAGCTACTCCCTTTTGCGAATTAATAGCTTTTATCTGATTAGTGTGAGCGTCAGCAGGTGCATTTTGTGATCTATTAACTCTTCCGTGTGTTAAAGCTCTGTAAGGCATAATATATAATTATCTAATATTTTTTTTTTCATTGCTTAATTTATATGAAATTACATAAAACTCATCTATTTTTATTATTAATTGCTGTTTTGGTTTTATCAACTTTAGGATTTACAGTAAAAGAATATTTTGAAAATAAAGGAGGAGATGCCGAAGATGCTATGGATGATATGAAACAAGAAAAAGCCGATCCCAATCCTGACCCAGCTTTAGACGAAGGTTCAAATTATAATCCTTTTGGAAATAGCACCGATGGTAATTATCAATCTGTTATATCAGATTTAGAAGATGTTGTTATTCCAGGTAGAAGAAAAAGAAAACATCATAAAGAAAATAGATTCGAAAATAAACTTGAGAAAAAAATGGAACGTGAAGAAAGAAAAATGGCCCAAGAAGCTGGTGTAGATATGTCCAAATATATTTTAAAATCTGAAGTTGTTCCACCGGTCTGTCCTAAATGTCCTGACTCAAGAACTTGTCCAAGGCAAAAACCGTGCCCTCCTTGTGCTCCTTGTGCTCGCTGTCCAGAACCTGCGTTTGAGTGTAAAAAAGTTCCAAATTATAACGCTGCTACAGTAAGTAATGTATTACCTTTACCAAGATTAAATAGTTTTTCTGCTTTTAACTAATTATACAACAATCTCTTTGTAATTCACCAATTTTATATTCATTCCAAACTTTTTTTGAAGATTTAGAATGGAAATTATAATCAACCGTACAATCAGTTCCTGCTCTTTTTATAATAGGTTCAGACCCTATTGGGTGTTTTGTTATAAATGTTGTTACGTCATATACATTATTATTGGCTATTAACCAACAATCTGTTTTCTTATTGTGAATTGATACTTCTTTTAGAGTATAATATCGCATGATAGTGTTTATTATTTCGAAAAAAAAAAGCGTCAATTTTTTAACATAATATTATACAAATGGCCTTTGAGTCATTAGCACTTGGTATTGTTATAGGAATTGCCGCATTATTAGCAGGTTTATACTTTTATTATACTTATAAAAATATTCGTTGTTATTACGATGATGAAGTTCCAAATGCATAAAAATTGATTTAAATATTACTTAATAATATTTAAATTATTAACAATGAGTTTACTAAGAAAGATATTTAAGCGAACACTACCTACCAAACTTGGTAGATGGAGAACCGATGAACCTATGAAAATAGTCGTTCGTAAAGCACAATTAGCAACAGACGACCACTGTGGAAGTGATTTATGTTCAAAAAATATCAAAAAACAAAAAGATACTAAAAAAAATGAAAAAGTTTCGAAAATAGTTTATGATATGGACCCTTTACTTCCATATATTATGTAGTTCGTTTCTTCTTGCACTTTTCATCCATTTGAAATGTTGGAACTTTCTTATCTTTAGGAACAATTTTAATAACACATTTTGACTTTTTACCATACAATGGTTCTACACAACCTTTTTCTTTCTTTTTTCTTGTTTTCCTTTTCTTCTTTTTAACAAATTTTACAACATTTTTAGCTTCTGCTAAATCAATAGTACAACGCGACCTAAAATGTTCGTATCGCTCACGAACTTGATCGTAATTTAATCCAGATTTTTTATGCAACATCTTATTAATATGTTCATGAAAATTAAACATCCATAAAGAAAAATGATGTCTATCCTTCAAATCTTTTTGCCTTAATGGGTGATCTTTTAAATTTTTCCGTAAATTCATGCGACAATATTTACAAGGTAAAACATATTTTAAGTTAATGATAAATTTTTTATAATTCTTTTTTTCTTGTTTTGTTGGTTTAACAGGATAATTAAAACTCATTGTGTGTAAATAATGCCACAAACTTGGACCCCATACAGTTGTGAGCATTCCGTCTCCACTTTTAAAATCATCTTTATCATAAACCTTCTGTGTTTTTCGTTTTTTCTTCTTCTTCTTCTTTATTCTGTTTTTTCTTGTATAATTTTTTTTTATCACTTTTATTTTTAATTTTCTACTGCGTTTCATGATATATAAAATCAAGAAAATAATTTAGACAAAATTTTTCTCTCCATTTACATAATTAATTAAATTAATTATATCATTTTGTTTAGCAATTTTCATTCCATATTTGATTCTCCACAAATCAACATAAAAATCTCTATCATTATTGTAACTTTCCTTTTTAATATAAACTAGTTTACCTGACTTATTACGCACATACATATATATATAATCTTGTAATTAATCTTTATATTCGTTAAAATAATATTCTTCCTCTCTCTTTAGTATATTATATGCCTATACTTGAAACAATAAATAATTCTTTGCCGAATGTTAAAGGAATGTTGTTTAACAAAAAATTTATTATTATTTTAGTAGTCGCTGCTATTTTCATTGGAGTAGCTTTTTGGGTTTATACTACTTACATAGCACCATCGATAGATCCTGAATATGTTCCAAACAGAGAATTTACAGCCGAATCCTCAAATACAGCTAATTTATATATGTTTTCAGTTGATTGGTGTCCATATTCCAAAAAAGCCAAACCTATTTGGAAAAAACTAACAAGTAAATATGATGGTAGTGATATAAACGGTGTTACTCTTAGTATTAAAGAAATAGATGGTGATAAACAATCCACAGAACTTGAAAGCTTTGAGACAAAATATTTAGACGGTAAAAAAGTCGAAGGATATCCATCTATTTATATGGTTAAAGACGATAAGGTTCATGAATATGACGCTAAACCAAATCTTGATACTTTAACTGAATTTATTCAGTCAGTTCTTTAGAAGTTTGATACGTTAAAAATAATTTAGCATATTTTTTTCCTAAGTCAAAAACTCTTGTTCTTTCATTTTTATTATTTACTAATAATTTCGCATCTTCAAAATTCATGGATGTTGCGGGAATAATTAACTCTTTTACATTTTTATCATAATCATTATTTAATTTTTCATTTTGTCGTATTAATTTCATTATTACATAATAACCAAAATGAAAAATGGAACTATTTTCAGGACAACTGTCTAATTCATCATCCTTTATTTTAAATCCCAATATTTCTTCTATATTATGATTTTTTAACGCTTCTTGTATAGGGTATGGATTAATTATACCACCATCTACATACCATTCACTATCACAACACGCAGGTTGAAATACAAACGGTATAGAACAGCTTTTATATACAACTTCTAATACTTTCATATCAGGATGTGTTTCATAATTATAGCATTCATATGAAAATTTATTCAAATTTGTTACATAGATATTTAATCGTATTTTACTATACTCATATAATTCCTGAAAAGTAATATTTTTATTTAATCCACAACTTTTCAATAAATTTTCAAAAATTCCATATATAAAATCTATTTTAATAATTCCCTTTTTATCGATAAATTCTAATAAAGAATCTACAGAAAATGTAAAATATTTTGTAAATGGGAAGTTAACAGCGTATTCAATCAATGTATCATAATCCAATTTTAAACACATTACAACACCTATTAAAGCTCCTACAGATGTTCCATATATATTTTCTATATTACTAATATCAATATAATTTTGTTTTATTAACTCTTTCATTGCTCCTATTATATACAATCCCTTGTATGCTCCTCCTGCTAGAACCAAATGTTTGATACTCATATATATATTATAATCGTAATTTTTTAATAGTTTTTTTCTAATAAAAAATTAATATGAACGACAACTTTAATGAAAAACTTAATTTAGACGAACTTTACGAAAGATCTAGAGAAACTTCTCAAACAAAAGTAAAAACGTATCAAAAAATATTGATGCGTATTCATACACGTATTAAAACTATATCTAGACAACGCAATAACAATAAATTCTGCATGTATGTTATCCCTGAATTTATTTTAGGTATTCCAAGATATGATATATCTGAATGTACAAACTATGTTATGAGTAAACTTACTGAAAATGGATTTCAAATTAAATATACTTATCCAAACTTATTATTTATTTCTTGGCAACACTATATTCCAAAATACCAACGAAGTGAAATTAAGAAAAAAACCGGAGTTATTATCGATGGTTTTGGAAATGTTGTTGATAAAAAAAGTAAAAACAAGAGGGATGAATCAAATCCAAACAGTTTATTATTAATGGATAAAAACATTAAAACCAAAGATGGTAAGAAAACAGATAAAAATTTCAAGTCTACATCGTCTTACAAACCAACGGGAAACCTTATTTATAATACAAAACTTCTTGAGAAGATGGATTTAAGTCTCATAAAGAAAAATTAATTTTAAAAATAAGCTATTTTTTATATAGAAGTTTATTTTTTTTTTATAAAAGTATCTGGTATTGTCATTTTGGACATTTAATAATGTCCATTTTTGAAAATCCCAAAAAAGTTTTTTCAGAATTTTAGGTCAATTTCTGAACCAGAGCTTCTTGTAGGGAATTATGCATTTCAACTTTTTAACTTTGTGACGGAAACATTTTTTGAAAAGTATTTAGAAGCATTTTTTAATGTTTCCATATATTAAATAAAAAATGCCGAAAAATGCGAAAAAATGCCGAAAAAATGCCTTACCAGAGCAAAAATTTTATTGTAAATATTGTAACTTCTCTACGTGTAAAAATTCAAATTATGTAACTCACTTAAAAACTAAAAAACACCTTTATAATACTTTAGAAGGAAATTTCGGCATTAAAAAACCGCAAAAAAATGCCGATAAAAAAATATTTAATTGTAATTGTGGTAAAACTTTTAAAAGCAATAGTGGTCTTTGGAAACATAAAAAGAAATGTAAAATAAAAAAAAAAGAAGACAATATTGAGATTTCCTCCATTTCCAAAAAAGATTTCCAAAATTTCCATAATAATACAGACCATAAAGAAATAGATATAGACAAGAAGTTAAAGCAAATACAGTTAGAAAATGAGTTATTAAAACAACAAAAATTGAAAATGGACATTGCACAAATGAATAAAAATGTCCAAAACCCCAAAAATGGGCATCAAGGTTGCAAAAATTACGTTCAATTCGGTGATGGTGGAAATCAAACATACAACAATAATAATATTAGTATCAATATGTATTTGAATGAGAACTGCAAAAATGCTATGAGTTTAGAAGATTTTATGCAAAATATTAAAATATCGTTACAAGATTTGGATTATACGACAAAAAATGGATATATGGCTGGTATATCAAATATTTTGATGAGTCAATTGGATGATATTGCCCCAAATGAACGCCCTATTCATTGTAGTGATCAAAAAAGGCTACAATTTTATATAAAAGAGGATGATGAATGGAAGAAAGACCAAAACAATCAAAAGATTAATAGTAGTATTAATAAAATAAAAATCAAACAATATGATAAAATTGATAAATGGATGGAAGAAAATCCAAATTGGCAGAATGACTCGTCTTTAATCGATGAGTATCAACACATGGTTGATAAAATAGCAGGACCACTAGAACCAAAGGCAAAAATGAAAATATCTAAAAAAATTCAAAAAGAATTAGCAAAAGCTACAAATATTAAAGATGAGATTGAAAAAATGAAAAACAAATAAATTATATATTATTTAAAATTTAATATATAATTATCGACGCTTGTTAGTTTTTCTACGCTTCTTATGTTTACTACGTTTGCGTGTGCCTCCAGCAATAGGTGCTGCAGCGGTTTGTGGTTGTTGAATATTTATTTCTACTTTTTGATTAATTTGTGCCAATTTATTTTCCAATTGAGCTGTTCCAATAGGTTGTGTTTTATTTTCAAACCCATCAACAGGGGACTCCATCGATGGATTTATAATTTCTGGTTTATTAAAATCACTCATATCTTCAACTGGTTCAGCTGCTTTTTCTGGCTCGGGAATAGCAGGTTCCTTTTTTTCAGTACTTTCGTCTTTGACTTCTCCTTTTAATGAGTCTGCTTTATCTTGGAATTTATTAACCCGTCGCTCTGCTGTTAGCATCATTTTTTGAGTAATAACAGCTTCAAAAATAGACAATCCTTTTTGAAAATCATCTTCACATCCAATATAAAGTTTTATAACAGCTTCACGTGTCTTATCAACAAGGTCCTTAAGCATTTCTTTATTAAGTTTTGGATTAATTGATAATTTTTTTTCTTTTTTATTTGGATCTATCCAAAAGCTAAACATTTCTTTGATAATACTTAACAAATCGTGTTCTATTTTTTGTGAATCTGTAATCATTTTCTTTAAATGTTGTGCGTATTCGTTAAATAATTTATCTCCTTGTGCTCCTTTATAAGATTTATGCCAAGGACTATCTTTATTTGTACATAACTCTTGATTATGAAAATCCTTAAGGGGTATTTCAGAAAATTTAAAGATTTCATATTTTTTAATAGTAACAGGTGTTCCTTCTATTTGTGTAATACCAAGTGTTTTTTTTTGTGCTATAGAGCCATTTTCTTTTTTCTTTTTAACGTCGTCAGATTTATCACCAAATCTCACTATAAATTCACCATTTGGTTTTTTTTCTACTTTTTCAACAAAACCATATTTAGATTTGAAATAATTGCCTATTTCTTCATCGGTAGAATTTGATAATCCACTTATAATAATAGAAACTTCATTTGGTAGAAATGGTTCTCCTGTGAATGATATAAAAAACTTTTCAACATCTTTTTCATATATATTTTTTCTGGTATCTTCAGTCATGCCTTTATATACACCTTTATCAAGATCAAAATCGTCATAATAGAGTAATTCAAGTTCAGGTATTCCTGGTTCATCATAAAGTGTTTTATCTTCAGTAGAGCTGATAGGAACCTCTATACCATCAATAGAAGTATTTATTTTTTTATTCATGTCACAATTATTGACTTTAATAACAATACCATTTTCGGTATTTTGCCTAGTCATCAAAGCAGTAATTCTTCTCGAACAAAGATTAAATTTACTATATTTAATTTGAATATGTTTTGGGATATCTTTCTTTTTACTAAGCGGAACGGTAATTTCTCTCCCTGTAGCATCAGTATAAGTATATCGTGGGTTAATAGTCATAGAAATACAAGCAAACAAATGTGCTATTTTAACATAAAATTTTGCTATAGCATTACACATGTGTTGTTTTTTAAATTTATTAGGAACATCAACGGATTCAAGTTTATTTTTGGCTAAATAAATTATATTAGCATCAGAAGTTTTATTAACGGTAACCCCATTTTCAGTTCTTTGTTCTAGGAATTTAATATCCATATTGTTCAAATGTTTTTCAATAACTTTTGCGGTTAATATAACTAATTTATCACAATATTCAGGTTTATGTAGATTAATCATATCCGTAAAAGAAGAAGTTGTGATATATTTTGCGACAGTATAATCAATAACGTTTTCTATTTTCATATTTTCAGTGTCCTTATCTGTTTCGGGAGTATCTGTATTATTACTTTTAGGTTTTGAATTTTGTGCACCCATTTATGATAAATATATATATTATAAAATTGAATTAAAAACAAACTATTATATATTAAATTAATAATGTTCAGTCAACAGACAAAAAAGAAAAAGAAAGGTAAAAAGAGTTTAAAAAATCTTTGGAATGCATTTGAAAGTGTAGAAAATAAAGAGAAAAAATTAGAATTATTGTATGAATCACAGAATTTGCGTCAAAGAGAAACTTGTGATTTATGTAATAGTGCTGTATCGTATACACAGCAAAAATTATTAACGTGTACTAATAAGAGTTGTGCTGTAATATATAAAGATGTACTAGATGAAACAGCAGAATGGCGTTATTATGGTGCGGACGATAGTAGTATGAGCGACCCAACACGATGTGGTATGCCTATAAATCCGTTATTAAAAGAATCTTCATATGGTTGTAAGGTAGTGTGTGGTGGGCGTTCAAGTTATGAGATGAGAAAAATTAGACGTTATACAGAGTGGCAATCGATGCCTTACAAGGAAAAATCTCAATATGATGAATTCGAGACAATTAAATTGATGTCTAAGAATTCAGGTATTCCAAAGATAATTGTAGATGAAGCTTTACGCCAGCACAAAAAGTTATCAGAGGAAAAAACATTTAGAGGAGATAATAGAGATGGTATTATTGCTGCGGCAGTGTATATTGCTGCCCGTATTCATAAATATCCAAGAACAGCCAAGGAAATAGCAAGTATATTTCATTTGGACAATACGTCAGCAACCAGAGGTTGTAAAAATGCTGTAAATTTATTAAATAATATGGAGAAGGATGATGTATCTAGCGATAAGACACATTTCTATAAGACAACACCTACATCATTTATAGAAAGATATTGTAGTAAATTGGGATTAAATAAGGAGCTAACAAAGGTATGTTTATTTGTAGCGCACAAGATATCACAAAGGAATTTAATTCCAGAAAATACTCCACATTCTGTAGCAGCAGGTATTGTATATTTTGTAGCTCAAACATGTAATTTAAATATCAGTAAAAAAAATGTAAATAAATGTAGTGAAATTAGTGAAGTAACAATTAATAAATGTTATAAAAAACTAGACAAAATCAAGGAAGATCTTATTCCTAAGATAATACTTAAAAAATATACACAATAATTAATATATATATGAAAAATATACTAATTATTGCTAAGATGGACTTGTTTAAAGAACAACCTAGTAACAATAGAGTTGATTTATTAAATTTTTTATCTACAAAGCAAAATATTAAAATAATGAATGATAAAGAAGGACAAACATTAAAAGGTTGGATAAGTAAAACAAAAAAAAGAATAAAATGGGAGCCTGATGTAATTATTTATTATTTTTTATCACGACAGGAAAAGTGGACAGAAATATCAATAAAAGATTTTAATAAAAATCACATAAATTTACCAAGATATATGATATTTGAAGATTCACATTATTACGAAACAGCAATACCATTATATAAAAAATATAAGTTTGAATTACTTTTGAAACCACAACAAAAGATTGAACTGGACGATTATTACAAAAAATCAGGTGTAAATATTGATTATTGGGGATATTTTATAGATAGTGAAAATTTTAAAATGAGAAAACTGGAAAGTGGTTTTAAATATGATATTTTATTGTATGGTTTTATTAATAAAATGGCTTATCCACTGAGAGTAAAATTTTTTGAAGTATTAAAGTTTTTAAATGAAAAAAGTAACTTACGGATTAAACACATACCTCATCCAGGATATTATAAAGGTGCTTTGGATAAAATGCCCAAAAATGAAGAATTATCAAACATAATTAATAAAAGTAGATTTACCTTTGTGTCTTCATCGTCATATCGAATTTTATTAAAAAAATATATGGAAGTTCCTATGAGTGGTTCTACTATGATTGGTGATATTCCACCAGATTATCCAGAATTAAAGGACAAGATGATAGAAATAAATCACGATGCGGATCATGATACTATTGTTCAAACTATAAAAAAATGTTTTGAAAATGAATATATAGAAGTAGAAAATGAATCAAGAAAATATGGATTATTATTATCTAGAACAAAAAATTTTGAGTGTGGATATAACTTATTGAATAAAATTACAGAACAAAATTATTGATTTTTAAATACATTATTAATATGATAAATTATATTATCAATATTTTTATATTTTAAACCATATTTACTAATATTATGAACAACTGGAACATTCATAGCTTCACATTCTTGAACAGTATTAGCATTACCATCTTGTGATGTTAGTCTTAAAACAATAAATACAGAATTATACAATTTAGGCATATCTTCATATTTATAATTTACATCAGAGCTAAAAATAAATTTAAATTGTGGCAATTTTTGTTTTAATTGTATTAATATATTTCCCCCATATGTGTCGGGTCTTGGTTTTTTATAAGTGCCGTTGTAACAATAAATTTTATTTGTTTTTTTTTTATTTTTATTTGGGAAAAATAATGTTTTATTAACAAGATTCATATCAAAAAATATAGATGCAATATTTAATCTTCGTAGATTATTTTGTGCTTTTTCAGATAAAACTAAAATATTTGTTATTTTATTGATTATAATTAATTTAATATTATACTTACCTAACACATGAAAAGGATTAATATCTGTTCCTCCGAACAAAATAAATTTTGGACCTCTGTATTTAAAATAAGTATTCCATTCGTTAGTATTATAAATACCAAAAAAAATACAGGGTTTTATAGAATTAATATTAATTTCAGATAATTTATATTTATTATTAAATCTAGACTTAAAATGATTTAGACTATAACTGATGCAGGAATTATTTATATTGTTATCTTTTAAAAATTTGAAATCCATATAATAATTAAAATACTTTATTTTTAAATAATAATTATTATTCTTCTTCTGGATTTTCAAGATTTCTACCAACCATTGTACTATTAGCAATCTCATTAAATCTCATTCCCCCTGGTTTATATAAGTAATGCATTATATATGGTGTGAATTCTCTTTTTAATATTAAAATAGAATAACGCATCCTTACTTTACCAATAACTATTTTTGCTATCTCTGTTTTTACACCAAATGTAGAATAACCTCTCCATGAACCAAAATCATTTCTACTATCTGGTATAACCTCCATTATAACATCTTGAATAATTTTGTCTTTTTCTTTTTTATAGAGATCTACTCCTACTTGAACAATATTTATATGATTTAATACGTCTTTTCTAACTTCACCGGCACAAGGGCCTACACATTCATACCATGGTCCATCCATCATATTTATAGTATATATACTAATTTAACTATATACTATAATTAAATCAATTTTCTAAAAGTCTACTTCATCAGCACCAAAGCAATCTTCACTTTTATCATTATTGCTAAGACTATAATCACCTACACGTTTTTCGAAAAAATTCGTTTTTCCTTCCAATGAAATCATTTCCATAAAATCAAATGGATTAGTACTGTTATAAATCTTTGAATAACCAAGTTGAACGATAAGTCTATCAGCAACAAATTCGATATATTGTTTCATTAGTTTAGCATTCATGCCTATTAATTTGCAAGGTAACGCCTCAGTAATAAACTCTTGTTCTATTTCAACCGCTTCTTTAATTAATTCAACTATTTTTGCCTTTTTGGGTTTTTTCTGTAATTTTGAAAATAACAATACGGCGAAATCAGTATGCATTCCTTCATCGCGAGAAATCAGTTCATTACTGAAGGTCAATCCGGGCATTATACCTCTTTTCTTGAGCCAATAAATAGAGCAAAATGAACCACTAAAAAATATTCCTTCTACGCAAGCAAACGCAATAAGTCGAGTAGCAAAAGACGAACGTTTATCATTAATCCATTTAATAGCCCAATCTGCCTTCTTTTTAATACAAGGGAAATTGTTAATTGCTTCAAAAAGATTTGTCTTTTCTCGTTCTTCTTTAACAAGTGTATCAATTAAAAGTGAGTACGTCTCTGAGTGAACATTTTCCATCATAAGTTGAAATCCGTATGCAGCACGGGCTTCGGCAATTTGAACCTCATTCATAAATCGTTGGCCAAGATTTTCCAATACAATACCATCGCTAGCAGCAAAGAAGGCTAATATATGCTTAATAAAATGTTGTTCATCGTTGCTAAGTGTAAGCCAATGTTTTGTATCTTTCGATAAATCGATTTCTTCGGCGCGCCAAAAGCAATCCATTTGTTTTTTGTACATCTTCCAAATGTCCTCATCAACGATGGGAAACATTACGTAGCGATTTTCGTTTTCAGTAAGCAGAAATTCTTTTTGGGATTTGGACATCCTAAATAATATTCGCTTAGATTTAAATTCTTTTCAATAATATTATTTCTTTACTACACTATGGAGTTATTACAAAAAAATAATTTCAAAAACTTACCTATATACTCGTAGATATCTCAAAAAAATAATATCATATAATTATATATAATAAATAATGGACCATTTACAAAATGAATTGGTTTTAAAGCAAATAGCGTGTGAGATTAAAAAGAATAGAAATAATTTACATAGCAATTTACGTAATTTAAGAACTTTTCAAAAGGATAATAAATTTTTAAGGCAAATATATGATGATTATGAAGATTATCATAATTTTATAATAAATCAAAAAAAGGAACAAGAATTAACTATATTAAGATTGTTGCATTATTTAGAAAAAAATATGTTAGACTCAAATTTAACAGAAAGAATGTTACAGGAATCTAAACATGAACAGAGTGTATTGTTGGAGAAATTATATGAAGTGCGTAATGATTTAGAAAAGGTTGTAAATGAAGCAGATGACACTGTAACTACAATTGAAGCAGACATAAATTCAGATTTAGAATAAATATATAATTATATTATATACTATGAGCGATGTTGATTATGTGGGACAAATCCAAGGATTAATTGATACAACAATGAAAAGATTTAATAAATATAAAAGTGATGTTTCTGGAGTCAATACGGAACTAAATACATTACTACTTAATTTACAACAATGCATTGAAAGGTTAAATGAGTTATTAACAAGATATGATGATATTTTAAGTCAATCACGTGGATTACGAGAACGTTTACAAATGGCAATGGAGGATGTTGAAGGTCAAAAAAGAGAGTGTAAAGCTAAACTTAAACAAATATACGATTTGTTTAATAACGCAGTTGAGGAACTGGGGGAAGAGGATGCTGAGCTCCAAGAATTAGGGAGATTATCAAATAACTTAAAAAAAGAAATTGATAAGATATGTGCCGATATTGATAGGAGAATAACAGAAGCAGAAAGATCAAGAACAGAAGAAAAGGTAGAATCACGATCTGATGAAACCAAAAGTCCAAGTCCAAGTACAAGTGTGCAAGATCGTATTGATCAGTTCAATAGTGGTAATTTTAGTGGAGGCTGGCGGTCACCAAATGAATTAAAATCTATACCTTATGGTACTCCAGTTAGAAGTGTAAATATAAAATATAATAAAACAAAAAATAAGAATAAGAAAAAGAAAAAGAAAAAAGGCACACGAAAAAAGAAAAAAAAACAATCAAGAAGAAAGAGAAGGAAAGGAAGGAAAGGAAAAAGAAATTAATTTAGGAAAATAATAATATAATTATATTAACTTTCAATACATTAATATAATTTTTTTTTATACATATTTATTATAATGAAAGTTCCTGCTGTATTAAAGAACAAATATTTATTCTATGCCTTAGCTGTTTTAGCAGCTCTTAATGTTATTGGTTACGCATCTGTAAAAGCGTATGAATGCCTAGCTTTATTCTTACTTGCTGGATATGGTATGCATTGCTACTGTAGTAACAAAAGTCTTTCAATCCTTGCTGCTCTTTTCGTTGCTAACTTTGTTTTTGGTTGCGGACGTGTTAAGGAAGGTTTCGAAGAAGCAATGAAAGAACCCGCTGATCTTCTTGCTGATGCCGCTAATGCTGCTGCTGAGGCTGGAGGACAGCTAGCAAGGGAAGGCAACGCTCCTTCTTCAATTGAAGCGTGCAACAAGGTTGCTTTAGATGCTGCTGGTGCTAAAGAAATGTGTGAAGACAAGTCAAAATACTCTCCTGATGGTGGAGAAAATGCTTGCGCCTTCACCGCAGAAATCAAAGGTAAATGCATGAAAAATAATGAAGAAGCTGATGCTGCAACGAAAGAGGACTGTGACAAGGCGGAGGGAGAATGGACCGACGGTACACCAGCATCATGCGCATAAAATGCTAGCTTCACAATTTTATAATTAACTAATGATTATTTTATATATAATTAATATATAAAATGAAATTACAAGCACCAGCCGTTTTAAAAAACAAATATGTTTTATACGTTCTCCTTGTTTTAGCGATTATCAATGTATTAGGATACGTAGGTCTTCAAGATTACGATTCTTTAGCCTTATTTGTAGCAGTAGGTGTATTATCCACATATTTTAGCAAAAATATGGCTGTAAATCTTCTTTTAGCTATTGTTGTAACAAGTTTAATAGCAGTCAATAAAAGAGTGATGGAAGGAATGAAAAATAAAGAAGATGAAGAAAAACCAAAGAAGAAAAAGAAAAAGGAAGGAATGAAAGATTCATTTACAGGTTGTGAGGACGGAACAGAATGCAAGGTTAAAGGCGGATGTAGTAATCAGGGTGAATGCGTGACTAAAACTGGTTTTCAAAACAATGTTCCTCCTTCTTCGCCAGCATCTGTGGATGAAGATGACGATGATGCTGTAGGCGACCGTATTGATTATGCTGCTACGATGGAACAAGCGTATGATAATTTACAAACGATGCTTGGTGACGACGGTATTAAAAGTATTACTACCGAAACCAAGAAACTTGTAAGCCAACAAAAAGATTTAATGCAAACCCTTAATTCTATGGCTCCTGTGTTAAATACAGCAAAGGAGACTTTATCTGGAATGGATTTACCAAGTATGGGAGAAATGGGAAATATTCTTAAAAAACTTAATGGTGGTGCCCCAGATTTAAAATCATTAGGTAAAAAGCCTTCCAAGAAGGATGCTTAAATAATAAATTGATTATATATATATGGCCAAGATGTGTCCTCCAGGATTTATTTGTATTGAAAATATGACTATCATATTTTTAATTTTAGTTTTAATTTTAGCAGTTGTTGTTTATTCTTATATAATTAATAAGGAACCTTCAGCTAATAAAGAAGTAGTAGTAATTAAGGAAAATAATAATAGTTCTTTTTTTCCGAAAATGAATAGTATATTTTCAATGAATACACGTAATACGTTAATGAACCCTTTTTCCCCACCGTTAAAAGATGGTCGTTTTTTTCCAAGAAATATGAGTGACCCTCGTGGAGTTCCCATTAATATTAACACTCGTGGTTTTGATTCTAATTATAATCAAGTAGGTATATTAACACGATTAAACGGTGATGAAACCATATTACCTGTAATGGGTCGTCCATTATATAGTAATAGAAGTAAATGGCAATATTATACAATGAGTGATAAAACAAATGCTATAAAATTACCAATGAGTAAAAACGGTAGAAGTTGCACAAGTGAATATGGATGTGATGAATTGATGAATGGTGACACTGTATATGTAGAGGGATATAAAGATGCTTTTAAAGTTACTATATATGAAAATTCTAGTCCACAATATATACCTTATTTGTAAATGAATTAAAAATTATTTTATATGTCTTATGTATAATGTTATCAGGAGCAAATGGTTTATCTACATTAGTACCTCATCCATTAATTTTAACACCTACACGATTGAAGAATACTTTAGAAGAAAATAAAAAAAGATTAACTATTTTTATAGATTTAAAAGAAGGAGAGAAATTAGGCAGAGTAGAAGAAAATATTGAAGATGAAAAGACATATACTTATTATAAAGAACAGGCTTATAGGGGGCAATGGGTCGCAAGATGGTGGTATGGAGAAGGTCGTGGAAAAACTATTAAATATTTAGATGAAGATTTTACAGAATTTTGTAAATTTTTAGATGAAATGATTGATAAATCATCTGTAGACCCTTTCTGTAATTATGTAAAAATAACAAAAGATACCAGAGATTTTATAAATAATATATTACCAGGATTAAACAATCTTAAAAAAACGTATAATGATTGTGTTGAAATGGTAGCAAAAGTAGATAGTATAATATTAACTTTATTGGATTTTAAGGAAAAGACAAATGAGAGTATAAAGCAAAAACAAGTTAAGTTAATGGTTGGTAAAGTTGGTTCTTCATTTGAAGTTTAAATAATAATTTAAATATTTTAGTTATTATTTAATGTTTTTTATTTGTTTTGTTTTTCCTTTTCCTTGATTTCTTTTTTTTTCTTTTCCTTTTTTTAATAGTTTTTCTTCTCTTTTTTCGTCGTCTTTTGGTTTTTTTTCTACCGCCACCAGCGGCACCACCAGTATTAAATTGCGGTAAAGGATTTCTACTTCCTAACATTGATATCCATTCCTCTATGTTATTATCATTATTTCCAGAATATCTAATACCAGGTTGATACGGTCCTGGATATACCTGCCATTTTGCTTCAAGATACGGCATTGTATAATTATACGGATTCTCAGCTAAATTAGCTCCTGTTCCTCCTGTTCCTCCTGATGGTCCAGCTCCTCCTGGTCCTTGAGCTCCTCCTGGTCCTTGAGCTCCTCCTGGTCCTTGGGCTCCCCCTGGTCCTTGAGCTCCTCCTGGTCCTTGAGCTCCCCCTGGTCCTTGAGCTCCTCCTGGTCCTTGAGCTCCCCCTGGTCCTTGAGCTCCCCCTGGTCCTTGAGCTCCCCCTGGTCCTTGAGCTCCTCCTGGTCCTTGAGCTCCTCCTGGTCCTTGAGCTCCCCCTGGTCCTTGGGCTCCTCCCGGTCCTTGAGCTCCTCCTGGTCCTTGAGATCCTCCTGGTCCTTGGGCTCCTCCCGGTCCTTGAGCTCCTCCTGGTCCTTGAGCTCCTCCTGGTCCTTGAGCTCCTCCTGGTCCTTGAGCTCCTCCTGGTCCTTGAGCTCCCCCTGGTCCTTGAGCTCCTCCTGGTCCTTGAGCTCCTCCTGGTCCTTGAGCTCCTCCTGGTCCTTGAGCTCCTCCTGCTGGTGGTAATGGTGGAAAAAAATGATTAATAGTACGCTGTGGGACAGGTATTTGGCACATCGGGCATAATGCAGAAAGAGGATTCCCGTCGCGAGGGGGTCCTGGCGATGTCCTCTGGAGCCACCCACCTACCCAGTCCCTATAACTAGTTCTTGAATCAATAAAATTACGGAAGCCCTCCCCCCCTTCACAATTTGTTAAAAACTGATTCTTACACCTACTACAAACCCAAACTTCGGCACCATTTTCGAATGCTATATAGCATACTGGATCAACATCGGTGGCATTATTCGGTCTACAAGTGGGTAAATTCAAATAAGGTTCCGTATCCATACGAACAGGGATATTAGCTATACCAGCACGATTGGGTCGATTACCAGTAGTACACGGTCCAGTTCCTGTTCCAGTTCCTGTTGTATCTGTTCCTGTTCCAGTTCCTGTTGTATCTGTTCCTGTTGTTGGTACTGGTGGTGGTACTGTTGTTGGTTCTCTTGTTGATCCTGTTCCTCCTGTTGGTGTTGTTGGTGTTGTTGGTCCTTGAGCTCCTCCTGGTCCTTGAGCTCCTCCTGGTCCTTGAGCTCCTCCTGGTCCTTGAGCTCCTCCTGGTCCTTGGGCTCCTCCTGGTCCTTGGGCTCCTCCCGGTCCTTGAGCTCCCCCTGGTCCTTGAGCTCCCCCTGGTCCTTGAGCTCCTCCAGTTGGTGTTGTTGGTGTTGTTGATATCCCCGCTCGTGCAAGCGCCAAATCCACAGATCTTTCAGTAAGAAAAGTAAGTAACTCGTTTAATAATAGAGGCTCATGTTGTTGCATCCATGTAATATATGGTCCCACCGAGGGAGAAAGGCGAGGAACCACATTGTTATTAGTCCAATCTACTGGGGCACCAGTAGATAAAAAACCTCGTGTTAGGTCAAAATTTAAAAGTCCGAGCCCCTGATTTGATAATTGATTTGCGACCAAGTATAGAAAGGGAACATTTGCGGCTGAATGTGTAGCCCAGGAACTAGCTCCAGATATTTGTTGTGAAACCCTTCTGTATTGAGCGTAACCAGACCCACCGTCGTCATTTTGTCCAGTCAGCACCGGAACGTTAGCAGGACCTGACGTTGGAATTAACGTATCTTCCCAACTTTGCAAGAATCTCACTTGGTCATCAGCCCCAAAATAGGGAGTAGGTAATAAGCCTGTTCCAGTTCCTGTTCCAGTTCCTGTTCCAGTTCCTGTTCCAGTTCCTGTTCCAGTTCCTGTTGTATCTGTTCCTGTTGTTGGTACTGGTGGTGGTACTGTTGTTGGTTCTCTTGTTGATCCTGTTCCTCCAGTTGGTGTTGTTGGTGTTGTTGGTACTGGTGGTGGTACTGTTGTTGGTTCTCTTGTTGATCCTGTTCCTCCTGTTGGTGTTGTTGGTGTTGTTGATGCACGTAATTGGTAAGCTGCAACTCCTCTTGATCTTTCAGTAAGAAAAGTAAGTAACTCGTCTAATAAAAAAGGATCCCGATACCGCCCCCAACTAATATATCGTCTCACCGAGGGAGAAAGGAGAGTAGTAATCTCATTGTTATTAGTCCAATTTACTCGATCAAGTTGTATCTCACCGTCGCGGACCCTGAAACGTATACCTTGTGTTAGGTCAAAATTTAAATTGAGCCCCAGATGTCTTGATACTTGATTTGCGACCAAGTATAGAAAGGGAACATTTGCGTTTGAATGTGTAGCACTGGGACTAGATCCAGATATTCCTTGTGAAGCCCTTCTGTATTCAGCGTAACCAGACCCATCGTCATTTTCCCACCCTTCTAAGAATCTCACTTGCTGATCGGCCCCAAAATAGGGAGTAGGTAATGAGACTCTTGTTGTATCTGTTCCACTTCCTAATTCCTGAATTTGCTCAGGTGTTAAAACATCATCGACACGACAGATAGGACAACGAACATCGCGCCACCACTCTGGTCTCCGCGAATCACGTTGGGAATTAATCATCCGTCTTAAACATTGTCTATGAAACCTATGTGAAACACCTTCAGGTGTCTCATGTAAAACATAGGGATCACCTAAGTATTGGGCTCCCTCAGTTGGATCTTCAGGGTCAGGGGTTGTCTGTCTAGCATGAATAGATTCCTGACAAATTGGACAGATTGTGTCTGAATTTTGGCGGAGTCCTGATTGTTCTGTTGGTCCTTGGGCTCCCCCTGGTCCTTGAGCTCCCCCTGGTCCTTGAGCTCCTCCTGGTCCTTGAGCTCCCCCTGGTCCTTGAGCTCCTCCTGGTCCTTGAGCTCCTCCTGGTCCTTGAGCTCCTCCTGGTCCTTGAGCTCCTCCTGGTCCTTGAGCTCCCCCTGGTCCTTGAGCTCCTCCTGGTCCTTGAGCTCCTCCTGGTCCTTGAGCTCCTCCTGGTCCTTGAGCTCCTCCTGGTCCTTGAGCTCCTCCTGGTCTTGAACAAATATTTTCTCCAGCATCATTTAGCAAACATTCCAAACCATCATCGCATTGAACACTATTCATACATTGTCCCCCCTCGGCAACAGTTTGTAACATTTGGAGAAAATTTCCTATTATAGGATCATTTTGAGAACCGATCGATGAAGAACCGGTCGATGGGGTAGTAAATCTATTTCGAAGTATATCCCTAATCTGACCATTATTATATTGTGTAGGGTTTATTAATTCCGCGAGAAACAATCTCTTATTAATATCTCTTAATTTTCTTGCTACTTCGCTTATATGAAGAATTGTTGTATATTCATTATTATTTATTGAGCCCACCGGAGTATATTTGAAATTAGTAGACATATCATTAAAATTCCCGTCACTATCGTTATAATTTATAAATTGTTCATTTAACTCTACATCAACATTGGTTTCTACATAGTTTTGGTGTGATACTACTCCAATAACAGAGTTTATATAATTATTGAAATTTCTTTTAATTCGAGTATAATTATTTTCATCTTCGTTGTCTTGTTCTGAGGCATCTGTGCCATCTTCATCAAACAAATTACGCATTTCATCACCTGTTTCATCTTGTAGTTCTTCTTGTGATTTCAATCTAACAAGAACAATAATAGGATTAGTAGCGACCCCAGAGTCTGGATTTATTTTATTCATAATTGTTAAATATCGTGTCTTTTCCATATCTCTAATTGCGTTTATTTGTCTATCATTGAACTCCTCTTGTATATATTGATTAGTATTATCAGGAAGTTGATTAGCTATAACATCATCCTCAACAGCATCATCGCGTGAACATAATGACCCGATACAACCTCCGCCGCCACTTTGACTCCTTCTTTTCCTATGCTTAACACGGTGGAGTTTAGAATATTTTTTTTTTATTTTCTTACCACCATATAATTTCATGGTTCGTTTTCTCAAATTTAATGGTTTTCTTTTAGCTCGAGTTTTTCCCCCTTTTCGTTTTCTATATTTTTTTTTATTACGTTGTTTCCTTTGTTTTCTACTTTGTTTCTTGGTTTTTTTTATTCTATATAACTTTTTTCTAGATAATAACATTTGTATATAAATAAAAGTAGATTTTTTTATTATAAAGTTAATATAATAATGACGGGTTGTAAATTAACTACTGCTCCTATAAATTTAGTAAAAGGAGGAAAATACCAGGATTGTACCGAAAAATGTAAATTAATATATAAATATGGACTATCAAATTGTACCGTAGAGAACAAAGGAACATATTTAGATATAGAATGTGCTTCAGCACCTAATGTTATAAATTATGGGGGAACAGATTTAACAGTATCAAGTGTCAGGTTGTATTTAAAATCTCTAAATACATATGATGGTTTTAATGCTGATGGTGAATTAATAATAACACATACCGCAGGAGGAAAAAATGTGTATATTTGTATTCCAATAGTTAATAATGAAAAATCAGGAACTTCTTCTAAATGGTTTAGCAAAATTATCCCGTTTTCTCCTACAAAAAAAGATACAAGCATACCAATAAATGTGAATAACTTTACATTAAATGATGTAATTCCAGAATCAGCGTTTTATGTATATGATGGTGGTACATTTTCTTGGGGATGTAATAAAAAAGATGAAATGATTATTTTTCATAAAGATCAAGCAATAAATATGAAAAATCGAGAATTTAAAACATTAGCCAGTTTAATAAAAAGTGAATCGATGGTTAAAAATACCCCTAAAGCAGATGAAATGAATATTAATAAAAAAGGAACAAGTAATGGACCAGGAGAATCACCAGATGCTGAGGGAAAATCTTTAACATGTGTTCCCGTTGAAGAAGGCGAAGGCAATAGTTTATTTGATATGATTGTGCCTAGTACTAAAGGGCTAGGCAGTGTTGATAAGTCAACGGGTTTGTATTATTTAATGGTATATCTTTGGCCAATTTTAGGTGTAATAGCAGGAATAATAATAATTGTTATATTGGGATACATTCTACAAAAAATAATATCTAGTAGAGGAAATAATGTTGGTAGTGCACCTCGTACAGGAACATGATGAGAACTATAAGAATATTTGAAAAATATTTCTCAAAAAAAAAATTTGGAGAGAAAAATGAATAAACTTGATAATTTGGTTTATGTATTAAAGAATAATAATATAAAATTGTGTAAATTTATATTATTAAATTAATAAATCAGGTATAATATAAAATAATTTCTCTCCAAATAATCTTAAATAAAAAATTTACTAGAATAAAATTTTAACATTTGTTGGCATTATGAGTATCTCCTAAGACGGGTTTAAATTCAGGTTCGGAATAATCAACTTGATTATTCATTGGAAGCATTTTTGCTATAACCTCTTCTTCAACAGTTAAAGGAAATTGGTTCATAGCATTTAAGACAGATTTTTTTTTGGCCTCACTGGGTAAATAATCTTTTTCAGCCTGTGTCCCTGTTGTATCTGATGAACGTTGAATTAAAACATAAGCAGCGACTAATCCAATAACTCCTAATAAAGTATTCATAGATAACAAGCATAAGGAGAGAGCCGCAACAGAAATTTTACCAATAGGATTATCTATCATATCGGCAAGAGCTTGGGGAACATGAATATCAAAAACAATAAAAACAGATAGTAAGATAGTTAATACTAAATAGTGATTATTTTTCATGACGGATTTAAACATATTTTCCATATATCATAATAGTATATTTTTTCTTAGCCAAAATTGAAAAAAAACAATCTAAATAAAGAAGAATACAGTATATATTATGGAAGAAGAAGATGAACCGACTACATATTTGGGTTATAAAGGATATTCAATAAAAAAAAAATATTTTAGCGTGGAAGAACAAAGATTATTAAGGAAAGAATTAATGGTAAAGGCATTTGTTCCTAAAAGTTCACCAGTACAACCGGAACCTTTTCCAGTTTATAGAGAATCAAATAAAAAGATTTATATTCCACGTTATTATGGAAATGAAATGTATGGTCCTCCTGACGCATTTGAAATAGATGATGGAGACGAAATTTCATTAAAATTCAAAGGATCTCTAAGGGAAAAACAAAAACCAGTAGTAGAGAAATATTTAAAGTACGTTAAAGACAGTGGAGGTGGAGGTGGATGTCTAGCACTACACACTGGTTTTGGTAAAACGTGTTTAGCGTTGTATATTGTGGCTGCATTGAAAAAGAAAACAATTATAATAGTTCATAAAGAATTCTTGTTAAGACAATGGGTTGAACGAATCGAACAATTTTTACCAGAAGCAAAAGTGGGTAGAATTCAAGCAAAAACAATAGATGTAGAGAATAAGGATATTGTAATTTGTATGTTACAAAGTTTAAGTATGAAAGAATATAATAAAGAATTATTTAAGGGATATGGATTAACAATAGTTGATGAAGCCCACCACATAAGTGCGGAAGTATTTAGTAGAGCATTCTTTAAAATTGTAACAAAATATACACTTGGTTTATCAGCAACAATCAAACGAAAGGATGGTTTAACTAAAATTATTAAGTGGTTTTTAGGAGATATAGTATGTAAAGTGGAAAGAAAAGGAGAGGATAATGTATTGGTAAAAGCGATAACATATAAAATAGAGGATGAAAAATTCAATAAAATAGAATTAAATTTCCGTGGACAAGTGAATTATACTGGAATGATAAAAAAGATTTGTGAATTTAATAGACGGACGGAATTTATAATAAAGATAATAAAAGATACATTGGCTGAAAACAAGGATCAACAAATAATGATTTTGGGGCATCAAAAGAAACAATTAGCATATATTTATGAAGCAATAAAACATCGTGTAATAGCAACAGTAGGTTATTATATAGGTGGAATGAAAGAGCAAGATTTAAAAATAAGTGAAGGAAAAAAAGTAATTGTTGCTACATATGCTATGGCAGAGGAAGGATTAGATATTAAAACGCTAACAACTCTTGTAATGGCTACACCAAAGGTAGATGTTACTCAATCAGTCGGGCGTATTTTACGACAAAAACATAAACAAGCACTGGTAATAGATATTGTAGACACACATTCATTGTTTCAAAGACATTATTCTAAACGAAGGGCATTTTACAAGAAACAAAAGTTTAAATTAATAGAGAGCGACATTTATAAATATGAAAACAATTTATGGGAGACAATTTATGATCCAAAAAAAAACATAGATAAAAAAGTAAGAAAGAAAAAGAAAAAGGAAGAAGTAAATATGTTTCAAGGTATATGTTTGAGTAAAAGATAATATATTAATTATATATATGACGAAAAAAACGATTATTTTCCAGGGAATGTGTTATTCTGGTAAATCGACATTAGGTAAAATCACAGCAGGTATATTGGGAGTTCCATTTTTAGATTCAAGAGACTTATTTTTTAAAGTTCACGGAATGTCTGAAATAGAATATTTAAAAAAACACGGAAGAGAAGAATTCAAAGATGCGGAGAAAAAATCATTACATTATGAATTCAATGGTGTATTTTCTTGCGGTGGATCAGCAATTTATTATCCTGATGAAATGAAACAATTAAATGAAAAATATACAATAGTTTGGTTAGATGTAGATTTTGATTTGATAGTAAAAAGAAAAGAAGCAGAAGGATGGGAACGTCCTATTGTATATCCTGATGGAATTAATTCATTTCAAGAATTATACGAACAACGTAGAAATCTATATAAACAATTAGATAGTGTTGTAGTAAAGGTAACAGAAAACGAAGATATAAAAGTAACATCACAGAAGATTATCAGGGCATTAATAAGTAATTAAATATATTTTTTAATATAAAATTTATATTTAACAGTTCATTTGTCTGTTAATTCCGACAGGTCCAGTTGCCCAAGGCATAGGTCCAGGAGTATAAGGTCCAGAATAACTTGGTGTATTAGGAATATTACTTCCATATTGTTGATAGCGACCTCCTTTCATTCTTTTACGGGTTCTACGTGTGCGATTTTTGCGAGATTTAGATTTTCTACGAGATTTTCTACGAGATTTAGATTTTCTACGTGATTTTCTACGAGATTTTCTTCGTTTTCTTTTTCTTCTACCTCCTTTTGTATGTTTTCTTGATTTTCTTGATTTATTCTTTCTACGTGTTTTCTTTTTACCACCACACATATTAGTTTTATGTTTAACGGTAATGGGAGCATAACTTCCTCTCAACTCACCAGCATATGCGGCACCTGCTTTAGTATAACCATAAGTTTGTCCTACAGCATCGGCATCATAATTATGTCCAGCACCACCCTTCTGTGAATTACAATTACTATAATGACTATCGGCAGAAGGTCTTGATTTTCCTAAACCCGCTTGGACATCCGCATTCATTGAATTATTTGTAACACCATAAGGATTGCCCCCAGACATTAATTTTTTACTGGAACAAGTAACTCCAGATGTCGAAGAAGTTTTATCAGCTATAAGTTGATCGTTATATTTATTTGCTAGCATATATAATTAGTTGTTATTTTTTTTATAAAATAAAATTTCTCTTTTTTGAGAAACATTTTGATTAACTGTTTCAATGGGTTGCCATAGTTTATATTTGGGCAAATACAAACATTTCATAACATATTTTTTATCCAAATCCACAAATTTATCTAAACTAACATTTTCAAATTCATCTTCGTCGTCACTTTCTTCTAACGCATCCAAATTAATATTTTCTTTAATATTTCTAAATAATGAATTCATCATAACACTAGATTTGTAATCAGGGATAAACGCAACAGAAAATTTCTCATATATTTTATCATTCAATACATATAAATCATAAATATCATTAATAATTGTAGGTTTAACTAAAAAATACTTGTATATTTGTTTATGAATTTTAATTAATTCATTTAAAAAGGGTTTATTTTTATAAAGTAATCTATATTGAATACTAAATACATCATAATATAAATTATTAATCTTTTTGGTAATATTATAATAGTTTGTATCAATAATGGGTAACCCTAACAATATAGAATTATTATTGTAATAAGACTGTTTAATATAAGATTTCATCAAATTGTGCATTTCTTTAATAATAATATAATTATTAGAATAAACCATATTAATACCTCTCAAGTAATATATATTTTCAATATTAAAACAACGTTTTTTATTAACAAAAAACATAGTTCCATATAATATTGTTCCTTTATGACTACATAAAATTTTATCGAATGAAAGTTGATAATGAATAATATTTTCAATGCATTTATTGCGTCTATTTATTTCAAGAAAAAAACACATAGGAATGTTTTTATAGAGTTTGAACCAAGCAAAGTATTTTTTACCCTTGGGTATAGTCAAATAAATATCACTTTGAACTTTTTTATGTAATTTTTTTTCATAAGAAAGTTCTAAATTAGGAAAATCTTCTAAAATTTGATTTAATTGGTGGTCTGTGAATTTCATTTTATAAATATATTTACATATCTCTAAATAGTTTAATAATTACTATAAGCACCAATAGATGTTGATGGTTGAAATCCATTATTACCATTATACTGTGTATCTTTTTTTTTATTTTTTTTACTCAACCCTTGTATGAAATTTTTTAATTCGTGTTTCATTGCCTTATTTTGCTGTTTTGGTTTATTTATAGAACTATAGATCTTTTTATATTGTTCGGTAGGTTTTTTTACTAAATCTTTTGTCTTGGGAACGGTAAGGTTATTTTTGAAAAATATGTAAATATAATGTACAGTTACGATTAAAACTACTGATATAATTATTTGTTGAACAATCCATAATAACATATATATATGTTAAACATTAAGTGTCTTTAAAATTAAACTTACGTCATTGTTTAAAAAAACGTTATTTTGTTTAATTTTATTCTTGGTTTGAAAGTAAAAATCCCGACATCTATTATTAAAAAATTCTAATACAAATTTATTATTAGATTCTGGAATATCAAAGCATATATATTCTATATGTATATCTTTTGATTCAAATGGTATATATTCGGTATCTCCTAATTTTTTATCAAATTGGTTGCTTACTATAAGTGTATTTTTATCTATAAAATTTTCGAAAATCATTTCATTTTGTATAATTGTAACAAATTTAATAATAGTATTATCTTTAATTTCATAAAATCCATCAGGTCCACAAAGAAATTTTTTATTATAAATGATATGTGAAAAGTTGTTCTTTAATTTAGATATATTTTCACTATTTATTTTTCTAGTACTTATTTCGGGAATATAACACTTACTCATTTAAATAATATATTTGAGAAACTATTTAAACCGATTTATTTATTGATTATCATAAATGGTAAAAGTAGTGATTATTGATAAGAATTGTAATAAAAAAGAGTCTTCATTAAAACAAGATAGGGCAGAATTTTATAAAAAATGTAATTATAGAAATAATAAAAATTTTGATATGAGACATACTTGGGAATTTAAGGAAGAAGGTGAAACTTATTACATTACTATATTTGCGAAAGACAATGGGAGAGCAGGTAGTGAAAATAAATATGACTTGCCTCCACCAATAGATAGTAATTTATATTATGGAACATTGATGTTAGTAAAAACATTTAATAAGAATTCCTTTGAAAAAGACAATTTAGATGATTTATTATTAGCAGATTGGGAAAAATGTTATGAAAAATTATTTGGAGGATTTGAAAGTTTAGGAGAAGACAGTGAAGAATCTGATGAATTGGATGATATTTCAGATAGTGAAAAAACAAAAGAAGGTTATCATAAAGACGGATTTGTAGTAGGGGACGACGAAGAAGACGATGATTATATTCCTGAAGACGAAGACGAAGAAGAAACCGAAGCAGAAGAGACAGAAGAGACCGATGAAGAAGTAATGGGTAAGGATAGTGAAATAGAAGATGAAGAGGAAGAGGAAGATGAAGACGAGTATGATACAGAAGACGAAGAGGTAGAAATTTTGGATTCAGAATTATCGGAAGAAAGTTATATCAGTGATGAAGATTGATAAAATTGAAAACAACTTAAACATTTAAATAGTATGTTATTAATCATGAAAGTAGAAGACCCATCGACATTTCGAAAAAATTTAATAGTAAAATTAAACAATATAATAAAAAATGATAAATTATCATTCAATGTTGAAAAAGGTATATTCAATTATACCATTAAAACTTGTAAAGAAAGAAATATTGTTAGAAAATGGGAAAATAAGTATTTTGTTCAAATCTATATAGACAGATTTAAAAGTATTTATATGAATATAAATCCTAAATCAACAGCAGGTAGTAGAAAATTATTAAATAAAATTAAGAAAAAAAAAATAAAATCAAGAGAATTGGCATTTATGAACCATCAAGAATTAAATCCTAAAATGTGGAAAGAATTAATTGAAGCAAAAATTAAAAGGGATAAAAATTTAACAGAAATTGATATGTCTGCGGCAACTGATGAGTTCCATTGTAGTAAATGTAAAAAAAATTTATGTACATACTATCAACTACAAACAAGATCAGCAGATGAACCAATGACGACATTTGTTACTTGTTTAAGTTGTGGAAATAACTGGAAATTCTAAATAAAAAATAAATATGATTATAAAATATTTATTTTTTATATAATGAGTGTTACTAACGTGAGTATAATAAATAAAGCTCTATCAAATAATATAGAATTTTCTATTTCTACCTCTAGTCAAAATGCGAAATTATATAGATATGGAAAACAAAAGGGGGGTTTTGATATTAGTGGAACATTATTATCGGGTTTGATTATAGACAATGATAAAATTACGTACAGCGATTATGATATTAGTATGAATCATAATTACAAATACCAAATAGTATTTGAAAATATTTATAATGTATATTGTTATTCATTTAAAGGACATATACAAAACGGAACAATAAATTATATATATAATGATAACAGTTTTTCTTTAACTTGGAATAATCCCCATAATCAAGATAATTTAGACAATAATACAAATTATATTTATGATATTTTTATTAAAGCAAATCCAATACCAAATTCTTGGCCAATTGATGGTATAGTTCATTTTCAAACTCAACCCCCAATGGCTGGAAATAGAGTTAATGTCGGTGTATCATATAATATAAAATCAAATTATACAACAGATATTTCAAACCAAACAAGAATTTTTGAGAAAGATACAAAGTATTCATTTTATATATCACCAAGATATTCTCTACCCAACCAATCTAATAATTTCACACATGGTTACAGTAAAATAAGATTACCAAGATATATAGGAAGATATAATCTATTCCCACATAATATAAGTAATTTTAAAGAAAGTTCTTCATATAATAATCATAAAATATCGTTTTCTTGGGATAATATAGTTTTTGACGATTTGATTACTTATGAGATAGTGTTGAGAAAAAAAGACAACGACGACATCTTTAATTTAGTAGAAGGTTTTTCAGAAAATACAACGAATAATAGTTATACATTAGATAATAGTATGTTTAAATATAGCCCCGGTGATTATAGTATTAACATTTCAGCAAATTTATCGTCATATATTCAAACAACAAGTGAAACTTTATATTTTAATATTCCCAAAACACCAATAAATTTAACGGTAATTTTAGATAATGAAATTATAAAGTTAAATTGGGGTAGTTTTCAATATGCGTCATACTATAAAATAACTATTAAAAGAATAGATAAAGATGGAAATTTAGAGAATGAATTATATTTTTATACAACTGATAACAGTAAAAATTTTAATATAGATTCAAATGACCAAGTAGAATTAAAATTTTCAGTATCATATAGTGAAGAAGGTTTACTACCCACCGACAGCAATTGGCCATATGGTAATAATTTTTTGACGAATAGACAAATAGCAGGAGTACCAACATTACCAACGGAAGGAACGTATGTCGCGATGACCCCAGTGGGAACGTTGAATATATAAATATATAGTTAATATATATTGATAATGAGTGAAGGTGAAAGTAATGAATCAACTATAACAATAGGATATGATACAATTTCTAGTTTAAATGGAAATGTAAAAAAAAAATCAGATAATAATTATTATTTAAGTTTAACTTGGAATAATGTAATAAATCCATCACCCGAAAATATAACTATAAAATATATTATTTCCTATTTTGATAAAGTTTATGAAACTACAAATAATTATTTTGATGTGCCTATTAATTATGGAACTCAAGAAATACACGAAATAACAGGAAGAGTAATAACAATATTACAATGTGTATATATTGAAACAAGATTTGTTTATGATGGCGGATATTATTCAAATAATGAAAATAAGTTTTGTTTCTGTCCTCCAGTAGATCCAAAATGTAGAAAACAAGGAACAACAAAAATTATGTCTGATAAAAAACAAGTAGGTTCAACAAAAATAAGATATGCGAGTGCTATTAAAAATAAAAATGGATCAACGGGATTTAACAGTTTTTCGGGAAATAATTGTAGAACAATTCAACAATGGAATTCATTAAATCTATTTTCACATAGCAATGGATGTTATAACAAATAATTATAAGATTTGGAAATAATTGATGAAATATAATATAAATAATATATATTATATTTAAATGACTTCAGCATTAAACAATGTCCCTAAATTTACTATAAAAAATGGAAATAACACTCAACATCCAGTAGGACCTAATGGTTATAATAAATGGAGAAAAATGTGTAAAAATGTAGATAAAATTACACTTGGAACTTCAAATACACATTTACCGTGGATGTCTCTTTATAAAACTCATAAAGATTTATTAAAAATAGATTTAGTAACTACAGTGGGTTATGAAGTAAAAAATAATAGTATTGGGCCCGCACAATTTATGAGAGGATTTCCATTAATGTTACAAGGCCCAGCTAGTCAATTTAATGACGCAAGTAATATTTTACCTAACCACTGGGAATATAATTGGCCTTTTTATAAAAATAATGTAGAAAAATTTACAGAAGACTTATCCACGATTGTGCCTGTGAGTAATTGGTTAAATAATGCTAATGGAAATTCTCAGGTAATAACAGATTTTAATGATCAAAATAGAAGAAATTTATTAATATTGGATTTATCAGAATATTATTTACATAACAATACTGACCAACATATTATTGGTGATGAGGATTATGATGAAATAAATAAAAAAAAGAGGCCAAATTATTTAGTAATTAGATTAGATACGGCAATAGAAGAAAGTTGTTTTCACAAAGACTGTATACTTGGAAAAGCAAGAGATGATTTAATGGTATTTAATTATGTGTATAGCGGATATGTAATTTCTCCATATGATTTTATGGCTAATTTTACAACTGATTATTTAAGAAGTGTTAAAGACAATAAACAATATTATATAAATAGAGATATCCCTTATGAAATTTCTCCAGCACCAAAAGAAGATATAAAAGATACAATACAATTAATGAATAATAAAGGGAAATGGGAGGACGCTTTTGTTCCTCTTCCGGGACAAAGTAAGACAGTATCAAGGGGGCAAGATAAATTAATTTCACCATTTCGTTATAATTTCCATTTATTTCCCAGTCAATTAGAAGTTTTCGATTTTTTGAATGTAGAGGGTGAAATTATATTAAACGCAGATGTAAGTAATAATCCACTAGGTCCTGCTGTAGATGTATACGACAACTCTATATCCTTCAATCAATCAAGGTTTAATACAATAGAATCGACTTTATCGAATGATTTGGGACCACACAAACCAGAAAATGCCGAGTGGAATTATCACATAGAAAATCTAATATGGTGTAGTCTTTCATCTTGTAGACATACTTTATACGCCAAACGCAAAATAGAAAAACAATTATATATTGGAAATTATTTGAATATAAACGAAGTTGAATATGATGAAAATGGTAATTACTTGTCGGAAAATGAAATAGAAAAGGATTCATCTGGAAACATAACTTCAGCTCATGAAAACTCAAATTACATGCCTACATTTAAAAAAGCAAGTGGTAGTATAATAAGAGAATTTTCGGCACTAGGCGCTATGGTGGGATTAAATGAAGTAAATATGCCCCGCAAAACATTAACACCTTATTATAAAGTAAAACAACGTTATAATGATTATGCGTTTAATTGGAATGATAATAGTAAAGGGTGGTCTACATTAAATATTAGTGGAATAGACGAGTCTACAAATAAAATAGATGTTAATAATTGTACTGTGGTAGAATATAGAAATTTAGTAGAATTTAAAGATAATATGTCTATACAATACACATTTGATGAAAATAAAAAGACAACATTTGTAACAAGTATTAATCCTGAGATTAACGAATGGAAAGGAGGTATTAAATTAGATAACAATAGTATTAAAGCGTGTGATGCTAACGGAGTTCAATTATCAGGTAATGATTTACGTCTATTAGACAATGGATTAAGTAATGAACATTTTAAAGTAGAATGGAGTGGTACAGATTTAGGTGCTAATACATCAAAATATGGTTATTTAATAGATGTTGCTAGTGGTTCTCATGTGGTAGACGGTGATGATATCATTATTAATACAAATGGAGGAGATAGTTTTTTAAAAGGAACACTAGATATAGATAAAGATAAATTTAAGATAATAAGTCGCGTTTTTCAAATAAGATTAGATAAACTAAAAGAAGATAAAACATTAAATATTGAAGGAAATAAAACCATAAATTTTAATATAGATAGTAATGGAGTTGACGTAGCAATATATAGTTATCCTATTAATTATAATGATAGTTGTCCTTTATTTGGTTACTTAAATTTTATTGGTATTAGAAGTACAGAATTATTAGGAAACGCACAAAATTATTTAACCATAAGGAATGTATTTCGACAATTAGAACCAAATAACTTGAACGATTTTCGTATAGAAACTAGACAGCCATATTTTACTATTGATAATGTAGAAGGGTTTAAATCAGCGTACATATCATCTTCAAAACTAATATATAATTCTAATATATTTTACTCCCGTACAAATTTTTCTTTATCAAACGTTATATTATCAACATTGGATACTGACCCATTAAATATAGATTATAACTCTATTGATGAGATTTTATTTAAAAATACTTCTCCAAATATAAATTGGAGAAATCCATATAGCAACGGACTAGAAATAACTAACATATCTAAAAATAAAATTAATACAGTAAATAATGATAAAGGAATAAAACTAATATTATTTTCAACAAATATAAAATTATTTATTACTTCTTTGATAGGTAAATCAAGTACAAATGAAAGAACATTAGATTCTGCTAAAAATGTAATTAACAAAAGCATTGAATTAAATAATAATTTAATAATGGAGTATATTGATTCAGATAGTATATACCAAAAAAACATTAAATTTAATTTTCTGCAGTATAATAATATAAATTTTTGTTGTTCACAGGGGGATTTATTTTTGAGTGATTTTTGGAAATGGTCTCAACCATTAGTAACTTGTGAAGAACCAGAGCAAAGGTACGATGGTCCACCAAATACTATAGTAAATAGAAACTTAAATAAACGTTATAATGTTTATAATTGGGATGATACAGATGATATAGCTGTTGTTGATAATATTTATAATAATGGAGTTCATAATCCACAATTTGCATTTGAAAATCAATCTTTAATAAATTTTATAGTAGAATTATCATCTATATCAATTAATTACAGTCATGTTTTAGTAAATACGTGGTCGGGAGCGAAAATCGGAAATAAATTTCAAAGTATAGGATTAAGAAGTTTTTCAGATTCAGATGGTAATTTTATAAAAGACTCAAATCCTGTTTTTAAAATAACAATATTAGGTGGAGATCAAATAACTCCAACAATATCAGAAACACCCGCAATATTTGATATTAATGTGAATTCTAAATTTAATTTTGCTACAGATCTAAATCCAGATGATGAAGCAGGAAATTCAAAAGCACCAAGCAATATTAATGAAGAAAATGAAACATTAATTAATTTTACAAACGCACCATTTACAGAGTCTCAAGAGAAAAAGGGATGGTTTGCTGAAACAGGATTTAATGAAAATAGAAATGGTATATTTAGAAATGAAGATGGAGATATTAAACCATATAATACAATAGATTTTTCGTCAAATATTATATCACAATCACCGACAAATTTATTATTAACAAATAGTTCTGGGAATTCTATATCTGGTAGATTTTCAAATGAGGAACAAGAATTTCCATTAGAATTGTTATTTTGTTATCCTTATGATATTTCAGAACTATCCGAAATACCTAAACCGGATGGTTATATTACTATCCACAATAATTCAGATAATACAACAACATCTATATCATTTCCTGATACTTTTAAAGGACATAAAAGATTTTCAAATATATATGCGATATCTTTAACGGGTTCATCTAGTTATAATGGTAATCAAAATTTTGAAGGTAGATTAGTATTTCCAGAAAATATAATAATAAATTGTGTAGAATTACCACCACCTATTCAGGTAAATCGTTCTAGTGATATGTTGTCTTCAAATAATAACAGTGTTAAAATAGTTTGGAAAGGATATAATTTTTCAAAACCATCAGGTGACTTTAGAAGTAAATATGGAGACACAGGAGATATAATATGGAAAATAGAGAGAACACAGACACAATTGGGAATAAAAAAATCAATATTCGAGGGAAAAATTGTTCCGGATAATAACAATTATAGTTTATCAACATATACATTTATTGATGATTCAATTAGAATATATGATAAATATATTTATACAATAATAGGAACATACGAATATAAATTTAAACGTGTATATGTAAATTCAAATAGTAATGTTTTATCTTTAAATTTTGGTAGTTTTAATACAGATGAAATACTAATATGTAAGGATAATAAATTTGAATATGGTCGTTATAATACAACATCAACTAATTTAAAATTATTCCGACCGTTGCTTATAACAAAAGATGGTGGTCAAGTTGATGAGCAAGGAAACAGAACAGCTGGAGGACTATGTATCGGAAATATTTTTGGGGGTACTAGTAAAATTAGTTCTTCACAAAATATTTATGCCAATACAACAAATACATTAACAAAAAAACAAACATATGTATTATTGTCTAAACAACAATATAAACCATTTCGTTAAAAAAATTTTATATTTAAAATCTTTTTAACTATTCTAACATATTTAAATCACTTACCTTCCAATATTCACTAACACCATTTGGTAGTGGTCTTTTAATAATAAACGGAATTTTTTTTTGATTTAATTCCATTAATGCGATAGTATGTCCGTCTATAATATTTGGCGTAACTTTAACAAATATAGACGAGCCATTATTAATTTGTTTTGCTCTTTGTCCTAAGATTTTTGCCCTTTCAAATTTAGTTAAATATGGAAATGTTTTATGTAATGGATCTATAATAACTCCGTTTTTATTTCTTGTAATTTTAGACAAGGAAAGAAGTTCGGCATAATTAATTTGCTTTAGTTCGGGATGATAGCTTAATAAATAATCTCTTGAAATATCATTTTCTAACTTTTTAAATTCTTCACCATCATCACTTTCATCTCCATCATCATCGCCATCATCATCTGTGATTTCATTTAATTTTTCTTCTTCTTCTTCTTCTTCTTCTTCTTTTTCTTCTTTAATACCATCATCTACCATTTTCTGTTGTTCTGTAGATAGTTCAAATTTTAAGTTTGTTGAGTTATCAGGTTCGTCCATATTGAATTTTTGATATGGACCTTCTGGTGATTCAGGATTTACAGGTGTTAAATCATCTTCGTGGATCTCATATGGGGTATTGTCGTCTTGTCCTTCTTCTACATTCTGTTGTTCAATTAGATATTTTCCATTATCATTTATAGCCTTTACGATATAAATAGGTTGAACTTCTTTATCACTTTTAAAATTTAGCATATCAATAACAAGATCTCCTACTTTAAATTTAGAGTTTTTATCATCATCTTCAATAACTTCAGTATTTATTTTTATAACGGGACTATCTTGTCCTTCTTGATCTTCCAACTGTTGTTCAACATCAACTTCTTCTAAAACACTACTCATCTTATATTAATATATTAAAAAATATTTAATATAATTTCAATTTTAATTATTTAGTTTGTGTATTCCATACAGTATCACAAACTCCACATAAATATACAAATTTCATATTAGCATCATCGTATCTAATATAAATAATTTCCTTTTCTTGTTCAGGAACTTCTGTTCCGTCTTTTTGTTCTATCATGTGTCTTGATTTACAATTATCATTTGGACAATCTATGGTGGTAATACGAGGTAATGTTGGATCTAATTTAGTATATTTATTAATAACATCCTTATAATTCATTTGTGTATTAATTTCTGTTTTACTTACAAATAAGTTATTCAAATTATTAACTAAAGTTTTATCTTTATTGCCGCAGTTTCTACAATAGTAAATTAATTTATTCTGATCCTGGTCAAATAGAGTTAAATAATACATGTTACCACAGTTTGGACAGAAATGCATAGTTATATATTTCTATTATATTAGAATTTATTTAATTCAATTTTGAAACAATAGTTTTGAATGTATCCATTAACATTTTATAATCTGTATTACAATTAAGTCCATAAATAGAAGTACAGAAACTACCATTAAATTTTTTATTATCTATTAATTCTTGTATATATTTTACAATATTATCATTATTCTTATTAATAAATTTTTTATAAAATGGAAAAAACCAAGATAAATGAATAGGACAATCTTGAAGATTTAATCCTGATTTAATAGTATTTATAATAGAATGTTCTACATTTCTGTAAGTAATAATTTTATTATATGGTAAAAAAGAATTATGTGTTTCTTTAATTCCTGGTTCATTTAAGAGAGGTTTATTGTGGAATAAAGTTACTAAAATTAGTAGAATAGAAGTGATAGTTTGACAGGAAGTCCACCCTTCCCCTCTCCACGTATTTAATACAGACAAACATACTTTACCATTTCGATATAAATTAGGATGAAATCGTGTGCTACCATCATTAGTTAAGTACGTTAGTTTTGGAGGACTAACAGGATAATTGGTAGGAAATTTAAATTTAAACATATAAGCACCATATCTATAAATAGTATCTGCTGGACCAAATACAACAGCATATCCTTTTAACATATCCGAATCATCGTGTGTGTAATAAATCCCATGTTCAGTAAGAGGATTTTTAATTATTTGGATTATATCCTTTTGTAAGCGTTTTCTTGAATCTCTAGACATAACCTTGATTTTCTCGTTTTTATGAGACATATAACATAAAATATTTAGTAATGTTTAAATTAATCTAATATATTAATTAATTTACGACCAATTATGTAGTTACTAATAAGTATTTATAATTATATAGATATTAAAATTGATTTAGAAAATATAATCTAGATTATATCCATAAAATGAGTGGTGTTCAAAATCAAAATTACTTGGGGTTGAATGATTTCTTAATAAAACATAAAAAAAAAGATGGACAAGATTATACTCATACGAGAATAGGAAATATGGACATGGGTATTTATGCAGGTTCTTATTGTATTCCAGATGAAGAATTGGCTACATTTTGGAAAATATATTATAAAGATGTATTTGTTAATAAAAAGAAAGAATATTTAACAGAGCGCCAAGATAGGATAAACGGTGGTCCTTTATTAGTTGATATTGATATGAGATTTAAAGAAGATGTTACTACTAGAAAATTTAATATAAATCATTTATCAGATATTTTAGAATTATATGGCGATGCTATTCAAGATGTAATAAAAAGCGATGAAGAGTATAATTTTAAGGCATATGTCTTTCAAAAACCGAATGTAGTTTCTAAGAAAGGTAAGGAAACAAAAGATGGGATACATATTGTATTTGGTCTTAGTATGCATCATTCAATACAGTTAATTATCAGGGATGTAGTAATGAATTTGGAGGAGACAGAACGACAGATATTTACAGACTTGGAATGTGTAAACAGTGTAAATGATATATTTGACGAATGTATATCTATTGGACGCAATAATTGGCAAGTTTGGGGAAGTGGAAAGCCGGGTTGTGATATATATAAACTAGTAAGTATTTGGAATTATAAAATTGTTGGAGATGAAGTATATATGGAACAGGAGGTAAATGCTATTAATAAAGAAGTAAATATTGAAGAATTACTTCCAATTGTAAGTGCTAAAAATAAAAATTTCATAGTTAAAAACAAAGTTGAAGATCAATATTCAGACAGATTAAAGGAAAAATTAAAGGCAACTCAAGTAAAAAAGACAAAAAAGAAGAAAAGAACAGCTAAAAATAGTAATCAAACAACTCTTCTTAATAATGCAATGTTGAATTCTAATTTGATTATACCTTCTAATAAAGAAGAACTTGATAATATGATAAAGAGTTTACATTGTTCATTGGATATTAAAGAAGTAAAAATAGAAGAATTACATAATCTTACAATGATATTGGATGAAAGATGGTATGATCCTTATAAACAATGGTTAGAAATAGGATGGGCATTACATAATACAGACCCACAATTATTATTTTGGACATGGGTTAGCTTTTCATCTAAAAGTGAAAAATTTGACTTTAATGAAATTCCAAAAATGTGGGAAATGTGGAATTGTGATTTTAAAGATGAAGGTATTACTTTTAGAACGATTCATTATTATGTAAAAAACAACTTTCCAGATAAATATAAACAAATTCAAGGAGGTTGTTCAGATAAATTAATTACAGAATGTGGAAAAAGTAAAGGTTCAGATACTGATCTTGCTATTCTTACACATCATTTATTCAAAGAATTATTTGCGTGTGTAGGTATTAAAAGTCAAAAATGGTATAGATTTCAAAATCACAGATGGGTAGAAGATGATAATGGAACATCTTTAAGAAGAAATTTAAGTGATAAGATTAACCATCTATTTACAGCAAGATCATTGGAAGAAAAAGTAAAGGCAGCAGAGGATGATGTTAATGAAGCAGAAAAAGCAAAACATATAGATAATAGTGCTGAATTTGTTCGAATTGCTATAAAATTAAAAATGGCTGCCCAAAAAAATAATATTATGAAAGAATGTTCAGAGCGCTTCTGGGACGAAGAACTTGAAGAGAAGTTGGATAGTAATCAATATCTTCTTGGATTTAAAAATGGAGTTTATGATTTTAAGCAGAAAAAATTTAGAGACGGTCTAGCCGAGGATTATATATCTCTTAGCACAGGAACATCATATAAACCTTATGATTCCAGTGATGAAAAACAAAAAAAAATTAAAGAAGAAATAGATGACTTCTTCTTTAAAATATTTCCTAATGAAGATTTAAGGAGATATATGTGGGATCATGCTGCGTGTTCTTTACTTGGAATTAACAAACACCAGTCATTTAATGTTTATACAGGAGGTGGTGGTAATGGAAAATCAAAATTTGTTGATTTAATGAATTTAACTTTGGGTTCTTATTCTGATAAATGTAGTATTAGTCTCATCACACAAAAAAGAAAAGGTATTGGTGGACCTACTCCCGAGATTGCTAAGTTGAAGGGAAAACGGTATGTAAGTATGGATGAGCCAAGTAAAGGTGATGAATTAAATGAAGGTATTATGAAACAACTTACAGGTGGTGATGAAATTGAAGGAAGAGGTATGTATGAAAAAAAAATGGTTAAATTCATTCCACAGTTTAATTTAGTTTGTAGCACAAATAATCCATTTGAAATTAAATCAAATGATCAAGGAACTTGGAGAAGAATAAAAAATGTCCCTTATAATGCTGAGTTTGTTGACCCAGAAGTTATGACTGAAAGAATAAATTCGGGATTGACTAATGATCCAGAAAATCCAATTTATTTAAAAGATTATGATTTAGATAATAAAATGAAAGAGTGGGTACAAGTATTTACATCTTTATTAATTGAAAGGTGTAATATAAACGAGGGGCAAGTAAAAGATTGTGATATTATATTGGCTTCTACAAAAGGATATAGACAGAAACAAGACTTTTATAGTCTATTCTGTAATGAAAATGTAGCCAAAGCAGGACCTAAAGATAAAATCAAGAAGGGTGAAATTAGAGATAGATTTAATGAATGGTATCAAAATGAATATAGTGCTAAGCCTCCAAAGGCTCAAGAATTGTATGATTATTTGGACAAGTTTTGTGGTAAATATAAAAAGAATGGGTGGTATCATTATAAAATTGTATACGATACTTATGATAGTGAGAGTGATGAAGAGGAAGAGTTTTCATAATTGAATATCAATAATTATTAAACATTTTTTTTTATTTAAACACAAAATTAATTATATATTTACATGTTTAATTCAAAAAATTATTGGAATGCTAGATATTTAAAGGGTGGTAATTCTGGAAAAGGTAGTTATAATAATAATGCTTTATTTAAAGCAGAAATTTTAAATAAATTTATTAAAAATAATAATATTAAAACATTAATAGATTTTGGAGTTGGTGATGGAAATCAATTAAAATATATAGATACGCAAAATTTAAAATATATAGGTATTGATATTTCTGAATTTATTATTTCAAAATGTAAAATTTTATTTGAACATGACCCATCAAAAACTTTTTTATTAGACACAGAGTTTGATAAAAAAACTAAATCTGATTTAGTTATTAGTTGTGATGTTATATATCATTTAATCGAAGATGATGTTTATAAAAAATATATGACAGACTTGTTTTCTATGAGTAAAAAATATGTTTTGGTATACTCTAGAGACCAAGATTTAAATTTAGCTACACATGTAAAATTTAGAAAATTTTCTAGGTATATTAAAAATAATTTTCCAAATTGGGAATTAATACAACATATACCTAATAAGTATCCTCAAATAAATCTATATGGAAATAATAATAATTGTTCTCCTTGTGATTTTTATATTTATGAAAAAAATACTAAATTTGTACAATTAATACAAAATTGGAAAAAATATATAGAATCTAATCTTATACCTATTATAAAAAATTTAAATGTAAGATTAGAAGGAAATATTTATTCTTCGCACCATTCTTTAAAGGATACTAGCATACATCTTTCAAACAAAAGATCTAATATTTATAATTTATTAAAACAAGTTAATCCTAGTAATATTCTTGAAATTGGTTTTAATGCTGGATTTAGTACATTACTAATGAAGATGATAAGTCCAAATAGTAATATTACTTGTGTTGATCTAAATTATCATAAATATGTAATACCTTGTTGGAATAAAATTAATAAAGATTATGATAATTTAAGATTTATTCCAGGAAGTTCATATGATGTAGGTCTTCCATTATTAATTAAAGAAAATAAAAAATATGACGTGATCCACATAGATGGAGATCATAGTATACAAGGAGCAATTAAAGATTTTGATTTATGTCTACAATTGTGTCATGATAAGACAATTATAATATTTGATGATACAAATCTTAGTCATTTAAATAATCTATGCAACGAGTATATAAAAAGAAATTTGGTTTCTCCATACAAATTAAATAATTTTAAAAATACACAAATTTATAAACATACATTTTTACAAGTAGTTAAAAAAATACCTATATACGTTTCATTAACTAGTATATTTCAAAATCAAGATTTATTGATTAAAACATTAAAATCAATAAAAAATCAAACATTAAAACCTGATAAAATATTATGCTATTTATCAGAAGAGCCGTTTTTACTTGATGAAGGCTTTACTAATAAAAATATAACAAATTTAGAGCTTAAAAATTTTATAAATGAAAATAAAGAATTTGAAATAGTTTGGGTAAAAAATAACGGTTCATATAGAAAATTATTACCACTATTAAAAGAAAAATGGAATGAAGACTGTATAATAATATCAATTGATGATGATGCCGTATATAATGAAAATCTAGTAAAAAATTTAGTAAAAGCTCACAATAAATATAATTGTGTTGTTGGTTTTAGAGGATTTACACCAAAACTTGATGAAATCAAAGATTTTGACTATCTGAAAAGAGATAATATAAAACAGAAACATTTATATAATTTTCTAACAGGTCTTGGAAGTATATTGTATAAACCTAATTTTTTTCACAAAACAGGAAATATAATTTTTAATGAATCTATATATTTAAAATATTGTAATAAACAAGATGATATATGGTTTTATATATTAAGAATAATGAATAAAATAGATGCTGTTATAATTTCTGATAATTGGTGTATTAAAAATTTAAACCAAGAAATGAATAGACCAAGTTTATACAAAAACTTTAATAGTAAAAATAACAATAATACTACTTCTTTTAAAACAGTTTGGAACTTACTAAATTAAATATTTTTCTCTCCAAAAAATGAAAAATGAAAAATATTTATTTATATTATAAATATGTTTTGTAAAAAATCATGTCTTATTGCCGGAGCATTTATAGTAGCATCCATATTTGTATGCTTGCGTGTTGATAAACAAGCCTTAAATCAACCTTTAATGGAATTATTAGACGATGAAAATAAACAACGTTATAGAATGATAGCAAATGAACGTAAAACTATATATTTCAAAGGGTTCGCTCTTGGATTTATTTTATCATTATTAGCACTTTATATTTTAAACAATAATAATTTTTTTAAGGTAACTAAATTAACTAACACTTGTTTTGTTTTAGCAACATCATTTATTGTTAATTATTTCTTTTATATTTTACATCCAAAAAGTGATTACATGGTTCTCCATTTAGATGATGAAGACCAAAGAAAAGCGTGGTTAGAAATATATAGAACTATGCAGTATAATTATCACTTAGGTTTTGGTCTCGGTTTGATTGGAATGATGTTCGTTGGTCGTTCTTATTGTCGTTAACTTTTTTTTTCTTCTCCTTCTTGTTCTTTTATTTTTTCGCCTTCGAGTTTTTCTAAATTTTTTATTTCGTGTTTTTCTTCTTTTAATATGAATACGTCCACCACTCCTTGGTGTTTTTTTAGGACTTCCCGATAAAAAATATTTGTCTAAACGTTTGCATTTATTATTATAATCAACTAATTCAGGTATATTCATTGCCCAAAAAGGTTTAGGTGGTTTATATGCTTTTTGAAAATTCATTAATATAATTAAAGTAAAAATTATATTAATATAAACTTATTCAGGTTGTAAAACTTTCTTAAAAGGTAAGTTGGAGAGAAAATTAAAAACAAAAAATAAAGAAACAATAACAATAAAAAAAATGAAAAACAAATTATTAATACTTGCGTGTTTAATTTTAGAAAAAGCAAGTTCATAAATTTTATGAGTAAGAAATGGAGCAACAATAATTAGTATAATAAACGGATAATACGAAGCATTATGAAATTGTTTTTTGTATAAGAATAAGAAAATGGAAATGCCTGTTAAAATCCAATAAAAGTAAAACATTGTATTATTAAATCCATCTACAACACTACTATTATAATCATAATAATATGCTAATCTATCATTGGTATATTTTTTAGCATTTGTATTTTCTTTTTTTTGTTTTAAGTCTTCAATATTTGTTGAATGATAATCATATAGGTCATTAATATTATTACTGTAATACTCTTGAGTTTTATAATAACTTATTTTTGCCTTAATTCCTTGTACAAGAGGATTAATAAGTGTTTTATTCCAATCATCTACTTCATTTTGTGCTTTAGCCTTATATTCAGTTTCTATATAATTATTGTAATATTGAGAGCCCTTGGTTGGATCTTCTAAATAATAGGATTTTTTAAGCTCCTTAATCTGGTCAGGTCCATGATTATATGTATTTTGAGCGTTATTTAATTGTGTTCTTAACCTATCTACCTTTTTTTTCTTTTGACAGTCAGCATCACAAATATTCATATTATTCATATTATTAATAATCGCATCTACTTGTTTTAATTGGTCTGTTGGCATTTTTGATATATAATTATTAGATTTTAAATTAAAGAATGAAATTGTTCAATTCCAATTGGCTGACTAGGATTAACAACTGAGAAACTTTCAGCGCCTTCGCCAGAACTTTCACCTGAACCTTCTTCTACTTGTAAAGCAGCTCTAAGTTTACCAGTATTTTCCACTTTATCCTTAATACCTAGTAATGCGTCTTTGCTTTTTTGTACTGAGCTTGAAATATCATCACACGCGTTAGAAAACATTTTACCCCAACTCCATTCTTCTGTATCTTTTCCACTATTACCACAATCTCCATTAGGACAACCTTTCTTCCCCCAACGATATTTATTATAGTTATAATTTGTTTTTCCCCAATTATCCAATAGTCTTCCAGCAATGGTAACTATAGTTGCTACAATTACAAGACATATTAAACCAACACCAACAGTGGCTGGAAACCAAGGTTGTTTCATTAATATAACAATTAATAAAGTAGCTAAAGCACCATAAGCAATAATTTTAAGTATATTTTTATGAGATTTATATCTATCATATTCATAATCTGTAAGTTCAACAAGGCGTTTTTTATTTTTTCTTTCATCTTCTAATGCTCGTAATTCAGTTTTAGCATTTGTAAGTTCATTATCTATAACCTTAACCATAGTAATTTGGTCTGCTAAGTTATTTCGACTATTAGATGTTTCGGATTGTCCATCTTGATACATATTTTTTAATTGATTAAATAATCCAAGTCTCATAGTACTAAGTTCATCTAACCTTGTTTTAATAACAGCAGATTTCTGTAAATCTCCACTAGAAGACTTATTTAAACTTTGTAGATTATTAAACATATATTTTTCTATTTCTTGAAGTTTTTGAATATCCTTAATAGTATTTTGATGTTTTGTATTTAGTTTACCTGGTTGTTCTTCTAAAAACTGATTTTTTGCCGATTGAGATAAATCAGCACTATCCGGATTTTGTTGGATATTTGACGATTGAAATTGAACCATTATATATATATATAATCATCTATAAAATTATTTTTTCAATCTATCAAGAGTAACTAATACTAGCAAAATTGCTAAAGAGCCCCAAATACCCATTTGAAACATTTGATTTTTTTCTTTCAAATAAATATCTTCAACTTGCGCATCCATGGTAACATTACCATACTTTTTAGTATCTTGTAGTTGTGAATAAATAGTACTATATTCATCAAGAGAATTTTGCAGATCCGTTCTTTTAGAAATCATTTCCATATCTAACTTACCATTTATTGTATTAAATTTATTAATTTTTTTGAAAATATCATCGGCTTTTTCTATCAATTTTTTATTTTTGAGAGAAAGTTGCTCATATTGTTTATATAAATTAGAATTGGTTGATTCACCGGCATTAGGAGCTGTTTTACACGCACTAGTAAAAAATGTAGCATTTGACCCACTTGATCCAAAAGCAGAAGCAATTTCATCGCAACTTTTAATATTTTTACCTCTTACTTTTGCGGAAGGAGGTCCACCCCCTCCGCCACCACATACACAACATCCCTTACGAAGAGTAACATTATTACTATCAGCTCTATTTATATCATCAACATAACTATCTTGACCTAATACAACTTTACCATCTATACACTTTCCAGCCGTTGCTATATCACAAGTTTCTCCTCCAATTCTTGATTTTGTAAACGTATTTTCACATTTACTTACATAAGGCCCTTTTATATCACATCCAGCGCTACAGGCCTGTCTCCCATCACTGTATCTACTACTATCAATAGGGTATTTAGTTAAACAATCCGACTTACATTTTTCTACTTGTTCTACAGATTTGTAATAACTTTCCATAAATAATTTATAATCCTGACCATAAGATGATAATTGTTTGTTATAATCAGTCTCCATTTTTTTTAATATATTTAATTCATCCTTTGATAAGTTTTTAAGTTTATTTTCAGAATTAGTCCATGATTTCATAGACGTAGACATTGTTTCCATTAATTTACTTCTAGATAATCTGTTAATGTCGTTTTTTCTTTTTTGGAGAAGTAACATACCTTGCTGTAATTCATTAATAGGTTTATTATTATGTTTTTTTATATTTTTTGTATTACTATTATCTAAAGCAGATGTTATTGATTGTAATAGTTTGCTAAAAACCATATTATCTAATATATATAGATAAAAAAGTTATAATTTATTTACTGACTTGAATATTTATAAATAGCAAATCCAAAAGTTCCAGTAATAACTGCCCAAATAAAATATTTAAAATTAGCGGAACCCGTATCTAGTAATAATTCATTTGTTTCAGCACTGAGAGTTAAATTTGAAGTTCTTAATTTTTTAATTTTTTGTTTTTCCTTGTCTAATTTCATATATTTATCCATTAGAGCCTTTTTTTGATTAGAAATTTCAGTATCTAATTTTTTATCTTCACCTTCTAATTTAGTTACAAGATCTTTCATACTTCTAATTGAAGACATTAACTTTCCATTTAAATTTACCAAAGTAACATAAGTTCCACCTTTCAAATTCGCAACTTCACAATTATCGCTATTTTCTAACATAGGACCTGAAGGTATAGCATTAAACTGTTCACTAGTTAAATCCTTAACGGCATCTGGACAAGAAGAATGTTTATTTCTAAAATCTCTATAAATATGTTTATATCCTAAATTGTCTAACCAAGCTACACTTCCCCCTGCGTCATTAATATTTATACCCCCATTCATACACATTTCACCAATACCCATATTTGGACCTCTTGATAGCTTACTAAAAACATCTGCACCTACTGTTTTAACAGGGTCAGAACAACTGTTTTTATTTCTACCTTCCCAAGAATCCGCTTCAAATTTTCTAACCACTCCTTGAGAATTTACATAAAATTTATTTATTGTATTACCGTCATTATAATTAATAACTTTATTTTTGATATCACTTGCTATATCATTTTGTCTTGTTACCAATTCTTCTAAATACTTCTTATATGTTTGTGTATATTTGGTCATATCTGTATTAAATTGTGCTTCTAAAGCACTTAATTGATTTAATTCAGATAAATTTTTAGCCTCTAATGGATTATCTACAGGAATCTGTGTTGAGAATGTTTCTTGAACAGTCGAATAATTAAATTGTTTTTTTAAATTATTAACAATATTTAACTTTCCACTAGATATTAATGCTAAATTTTTTGTTTTTGTTTTTTTTCTATGATTTTTTATATATTTTTTAAACATTTTTCCTTGATTTAAATCAGCCATATATATAAACTATTAATAGAAAACAAATTTAATTATTGTTTTAATTGTTTATATATAAAAAAAGTTAGTGTAGATATGGATAATACATAAAAAGAAGCTTGTATATAAGTTTCACTATTATAATTATATTTGTCTGTTCTTAATCTATCTGAAGCAATATTAATATTCATTTCATTTATTAGCTCTTGTTTATTATTTCCTATCTTAGACTTTAAATTTTTTATTTTATTATCTACATTACTTAAATCTGTATTCAATCCGTCTGTAGCGCCTGTTAATTTAGCATCTAAAGCTTTATATTTACCATATGTATTTGCTAAATTAGACATAGCTTGTGAATTAACATTACTTGTTTTGTCTAATTCACTTTCTGCTTTTGTATTTATATATGTGGTGCTAAACGAATTCCAAATTAAGTTTAACGAATCTAATTCTTCTTGAAATGCTTTACTCATATATATAATTATAACAATTTAATTACATAATCTATAATATTTTGTTGTTAAAGAGGTTGGACTGGACCTAGTTATTTCTGCTACTTGCCCAGGTCTTAACCCAATAGCATTTGCTACTGGGTCAAATCTGGATATTTCTGGCCATTGGTTATCTTTTGTTATATTATAGAACTTTTCAACCTCTGTTTTTTCTGTTTCAGATATAATTCTGTGTTCAGGAACCAAAGAATGATCTAAAATATTATACAAATAATTGTGAATATTATAAATATTAACAAAATATTTGTCATTTTTATATGTCATGTCTAATAGATTAATTAATGTATCATTTGGCTTGTCTTTACCTACTATAATTAAACTATCAGTTGGTTTAATTAATTCATCAACATTATAAATATCTTCAATATAATCTTGTGTATGTGTTTTACTGATTTTAGTTTTCAAATGATATTTAAAATACAACTTTTCATCTGTTTCTGGATTGGTTAAAATCATATCTAAATTACAAGTTCCGTATAATGTGGAAATTTCAGGAATATTAAAATCTTTATAATCATCTGTATTAAATCCTCTTCTTTCTGCTAAGTCTAATAGAACTTTTCTAGATCTAAAAATTTTAGATATAGTTTGAGAGTTAGTTGCTTTTGATATCTTAACCATTATATAATATATTATTAATAGTTTTATATTTATTTCAATTTTAAAATATAAAACTTAAACTATTTTTTTTTTGTCTCCACTTCCTTGTCCATCTTCCTCATCTTCACCTTCATCTTTATCATTTTCAATTGAAGATAACCTTTCTAATCCCTTATTATCGACTTCTCTTTTATCAAGAGAACTAATCCTATTTAATATTTTTTCACCTTTACTATTTTCACCTTCATCTGTAGTTTCACGTTCATAAATTAAATCAGGACTTGGTGTATTAGATAATGGTGGTCTCTCTAAATAATTAGGAGCATTTCTATCATCTTCATATGTTTTTGAATCACTATCATAATCTTCTTCTTCTAATTCATCACCAAAATCTCTAAATCCAGTATTATAATCTCTAAAACCGGTATTTTCTGGAATATTATCATCAATAGGAGTTAATGATAATGGAGACATTGATACAGGTTCTGGAGTAAATGGATTATAATCCGGTGATTTTGGACCATAGCTGGGTGATTTTGGAGGTGTTTCTAATTCATCCATATCCGAATCTCTATACTTACCAGAATATTCACCATCTATAGCCATAGTAATATATTTCATTTCTTCATCGTCAAATTCAATAATCTTATAAGTTGTTCTGGGTTCAGGGTCACCTTCAAACATTACTAAATCGCCAGGATTAAACCTATATTGACTTTTACGTGGATCTATTACTTCCTCTTGATCAAAAGGACGTAAATTTTGATTCATTTCATCATCATAAGGTTTATTATATAAATTACTTTCATCTGGAAAATAATTATTATCATTAGAAAGAGGTTGAGCAGAAGGGGTTTTTTCTAATAGTTTATCTAACATATCCAGATGATTAGCATTTATAAATGTTTGTCTTTTTGATTCTATATCATTATCTTTCGTTTTCTCTGCTACTTCTTCAAGATTATTAAATCCTAATATTTTAATATCATCTCCCGCTGTTAAACTTGTTAACTGTTCAACATTATCTTCCGTTATAATTCTCATTTGACAGTTCATAGCTTGTAATTCTTGAATAAGCAATTTAAACGCATAAGGTACCTTAACAATACTAAAATCTCTACCATATTTACTTACATTTACAATATTCATATTATCGTCTATGTTTGAAACAAATTTTAATGGTCCATCTGCCATAGGACTTAAGAAAATATTTTTACTTTCATTATAAATTGATACACATCCTGTTTTATTACAAACAGCCATTTCATATTGGTCACCCCTTACCATCATTGATTCTTTAATAAAATTACTCATACCGTGTGCGATTAAACAATCACGGTCCATTTCGCCTATTCTTAGACCACCATCATTTGCCCTACCTTGAACAGTTTGCCTGGTTAATACGGTTCTTGGTCCTCTAGCCCTATAATTTATTTTGTCTTTGGGCATATGTTTAAGTCGTAAATAAAATGTAGGACCAAAATAAATTTCGGTTTCTAATTGTTCACCCGTCATACCATTATATAATATTTCACATCCTGAGGAATGATATCCAAATTTTGTTAATGATTTTCCAAGTTCTTTATGTTTTGAACCTTTATTAACAAATGCGGTACAATCTCCAAAAGCACCTATATTTACACCTACTTTACTTGTAATACATTCAACTAAATGTCCTATAGTCATACGTGAAGGCATAGCGTGTGGATTAACTATAATATCAGGTTTTATTCCTTCGGCTGTTGTTGGCATATCTGCTTCGTCAAGTATAATACCGATTGTTCCTTTTTGCCCTGCTCTTGAACAAAATTTATCACCAATCTGTGGTATGCGCTCAGAACGTATTTTTACCTTAGCAATTCTTTTACCCTCTTCACCTGTAGTCATAAAAGAATGATCTACAACACCTACCTGTCCTTTTTTTGTTTTAATTGAATTATCAACATAAATTCCTGGATTTAAAATACTGTTTGTTCCCATTCCTATAACAACCGTTTTTTCACCAACTTTTGTTCCTTCTTTTATTAAACCAGATTTAGGATCTAAATGACTATAATCATATCCTTCCTTCGTTTCTAATACATTATCATTATTTGTATCCATAAATTTTGTTTCTATTTTCATTCCCATCATACTATCAGTTTCTTCATGGGCTTTATATGTATTATAGTAAGTTGTTCTAAAAATACCACGTTCTAATGCTCCTCTATTAACTATAACAGCATCTTCTACATTATATCCTGTATGACACATAATAGCAACGATAGCATTTTCCCCATAATTATGTTCTTCATTTGTTATATATTTTAAGTATCTACTTTTTGTTAATGGAGTTTGTCCGTTATTTAAAACATATGAAGTTTTATCTAATCTTACCTGGTAATTTGTACTGTAATTAGATACACCTTGTTTTGCTTGTCCACAAGAAAAAGCATCTCGAGGATATGGATTGTTTTCAGGAAAAATAACCTGATTAGCCATAATACTCAAAATAAGAGAAGGATGTATTTCCATATGTGTAACCCGATTAGAAAAATAATCTTCCGGTTTTAAACTACTATGAGCAAGTATCATTGTTTCTGCTTCAGACGTATCAATATATTCAAGAACAGAGGCATTTACCAACATAGATTCTTGTGTGGCCTTGTTTAAACTAATATTACAATCTGTTTCAAGTAAATTCTTTTTTTTAGAAAATCCCTTTGTAAGATTATCCCAATTAATAGAATTATCTGTAATTTTTTCTTTTAAAATGTCTCTATTCCAACTTTCTATACCATTCATAATGTAATATAATGGTCTAACAGGTCTTCCCGAATCTGTTCGTATAATAATTTCATTTTTTTTTATATTAAATCCTATACTTGTAAAAATATCTATCATATTGTTTCTACGATGTAATCTCATTAACTTAATTATATCAATTGGTTCATTTGTAGCACCTATCCATGCCCCATTGATAAAAATTTTAGTAGTATTTTTTAAATATTCTATTGAACACTCATCTAATAACTTAACTCCTCTATTTGGTAGCTTACGGAAATATTCTATATATGGTAGCCCTGAACATCCCTTGGTAATAATAGTAGAAATAGATAAATGTTTATGTAATCCAACATTACCACCATCAGGTGAGTGTAAAGGACATAGATAACCGTATTGTGTTCCGTTAAGAAGTCTAGGTGCTATCATTTTTCCACCTGTTCCCATATTTAGATTAGTCTTTCTTAACTGACATATAAATCCAAAATAAGTTAATCTATTTAATTCTTGAGAAACTCCAGGCATTTTTGTATGGGGATGAGCCCCCCAATTTCCCTTAAAAGCTTTTTTAAATCCTGTTTCAACTATTCTATCCTTAAAATAATGGTTCCTATTTGATGTTACAAATTGGATAAAATCTTCATTTTGATATTTATCCAACGTATTGTTATACAAATATTCCTTATCCATCTTTAAATAAATATTATCTTGTTGAAGTTTAAAATATTCCTTAAATAAATCTTTTATTAAAGCACCTGATGTTACAAATCTTTTATATCTATAATTATCTCTACTTGTTGGTTTTTGTGCTCCAACAGAAACAGCCAATAAGTTTTTAACCATATAACCCAAATACAATGCTTTTGACTTGAAATTTAATTCACCTATATGGGGCAAAAAGAAATTCATCAAAATGTGAAGAACATGATTTACAGTATATCCTTTTGTAAATTGTTTTATATATTCCAAAGCAGCATTTTGTGTAAATATAGTACTAGCATCATGGACACACGGAATAAAAAGGTCAATATAACTTTCATATTTTTCTAGGTCCAATAAACAATGTCTAATAATTTCTTTGTCTGATATAACCCCCAAAGCTCTAAACACCAAAAATAAAGGTATAGCTTTTCTAACTTGAGGTATATTAACAACTATTTGTTTATTTGTAATAGAAGGTTGTTCTCTAATCATTCTTACTGAAAGAGTTCGAGCTGGCTTACTTACATCTTCTGAAACAGATCGAATTTCTGAAGCAAATGAATATTTGTCTCCCGGATCTTTTAATACATATAACATATTATCAGCACGTGTTTCCTGTGTTACTATTGCCTTTTCACTACCATCAATTATAAAGTAACCTCCTCTATCATTTTTACATTCACCCATATTAAAACGGGCTTCCCGATTTAACCCATTTAATAAACATAATTTTGATTGTAACATTATTGGAAAACGTCCTAAATAAATTTTTTCTAACGTTTCTGTATGCTCCAAAACTCGAAATTTATTTTTTTTACTTGAACCATCTTCCTTATCAATTAATATTTTAAATTTAATATCAACGTCATAATGTATTGTAAATCCATAAGTCATATTTCTTAAACGTGCTTCATTTGGATACATGTAATGTTCTCTTGTTTCATCTTCATTTTCATCATAAATAATTGGCTTACCATAATATATTTTATCTGTATTTATTCCTCCAAAATAAATTTCACATTCAAGTTTATAATCATCAACGTCTTTATCGTATTCTTTAAAAAATCTTAAAGGACTATTATTCTTAAATACTTCATGTAATCCTGAAGAGAAAAATTGATTATATGAGTCAATATGATGCTTTACAATCATATTTGGATTATCTTTAAACATCGTGTCTATTATTTTCCATGATATATCATTCGAATTCATATATATATATAATCATTAGCATATTTTTTTAAAATATTAATCAATTAATATTATTAATCAATTAATATACAAGTATATACAATTTACATATGCTTTAAACTAATAATTAAAAGCCCAATTAAAACAAACATAGCAATAAATGGTAATAAAACAAATAACCAACTTATTTTACTATATCCCTTTTTACATAATAAATTAAGTAGATAAGTCCATATCAAAACATATGAAACTTCAAACATAATATAAACCGCATTGTTTACTGGGGATTCTGCTTTCATTAATCCACAAGCAAAGGAATTGGGGTTTCCAATATTTTGATAACAACTTGATAACACGGCTAATGTAGATAATCCTAAATATAACTGAGCTGGTGAGCATAATGAATTAAATAATTTATAAGCGTTCATATATTATTTAATAATATTTTAATTAGTTATCCAAATTAAAACCTGCTGCTTGTGTTGTTGCCGAGTCATAAAAATCAGGAACATTACTTGAATTATGAGACGAAGGAACTGGTTTTAATAATTCGGGTTGGTGTGTTGGATCTGCCTTCATTTCAGGTTTATTTCCAGCATATAAATGTTTCGTATTTAATGCGGCGTTCGTTCCTTTATAATATGATAATAATCCATCGCCTAAACCCCAATTATCCAAGAAAAAACCCCCTTTCATTCCTTTACGACCTTTTTTACGACTTTTACGACCTCCTTTTTTATTGTAGTTCATAGGAACAGGTTTGTAAGGATGTTTTACATTTCTATTTAAACTCATTGGATCCGGTAACGTTTTATTAGAAATACCGTAACCAGTCATTAACTTACCTATATTCGTAGGCATATCACATCCAAATCCACTACACGCAGGATTAACTAATAAACCTTTTCCAGAACCACCTTTCATATTTCTTCTTTTTGTTTTCTTCTTTTTTCTACGTTTTCGTTTTGTTTTTCTTTTTTGTTTTCTACGACCACCTTTACGAGGAATACATTTTCTTTCTTTCATTTTTTTCTTCTTTCCTTTTGTTACATTACACTTCGGATCTTTTCTGCATAATTTTCCAGTTGATTTAATAAATTTTCCGTTATTATAAAAATTATGTACATCACAACCTTCGGTTCCTTTAATTACTACATCCAAAGGTTTGTTCTGAGTATTTTTCAAATTCAATCTACTTTCTAAAACATTTTGCGTAACCTTAAATTTTTTCTTAAGAATTTTTTTATTGTCCTCACAAGTTTTTTTACAATGTTCACCGGCTTCCCTCTCACACCTCTTTTTGACTTCATAATGACGTTTTGCTGCTGATTTTTCTCGTAAATGTTTGCAACTACCACGATTTCTCGGACCATATGAAGCAGTATCATCATCTACAAATGTTTGTTGTACTACTGGAGCAACTACAGGGGCAACTACTGGTTTTGGCTGTACTACTGGTTTTGGCTGTACTACTGATGGGAGGTTTTCTTTAATGATTTTTGCGCGTTTATTTGGATCGAAACATTGACTATTTACTTTAACTGTACTAATACCAGGGTTTTGCGCTCTCACAAGTTCACTGCATTGCTTCACAGCATCACCTCCCCTTTTCCTTCTAGTTTTCCTTTTATTTTTCCTACTGCGTTTTTTACCGCCATTCATTCTTGAATATTTATATCGTTTTGTAAAGCGAACCATATAAATATTGTTAAGATTTAAAAAAAATTTTATAAATTAATTATTTATTCTATATCAACATGAGTTAGCATATGTCTTCTACAACACATTTTGGTTAAATGTAATTTGTCTAAAACTTCTCCTTCTGGTGTCTTTTTGATATTATTTTCATCTAAATAAATATTTTCATCTAGAGACATTTCATTTTGTAGTTTAATTTTACGAACTTCTTTTACGTAAAATAAATATTTATCAGCAAGAACCATTCCGCATGTAAAACACTTAACTGGTATAATCATTATTATTTATACATATTTAAAATATAATATCTATAAATCAATTTTCATTAACAACTATTATTAAGTTTTTTTCCTGACGCAGGGCCATTTTGATAATAAAATTCTTCCCATGGAGACAACTTACCATCTTTTTTTTTAAAACATTTATCTTCTGGTCCTAAACTGCCTGAAACAATTCCTTTAGCATTTCCTTTTTGTGCTGCTATACATTTACTAATCTTTTCTGTTCCATCTTTTCCAGATGCCCAAACACAACTTCCTAATGCTATACATGTTGATTTTTTAATATTGGGATCGCTAAAATCCTTAACAGTATCTCCACAATATTTGTTATCATGCATTTGATTATTTGCGAGAGACTGTAAATCTCCCATTTTTTCTAAAACAACTACTTTTTCGGTTTTTAACTTGGGTTCTTCTAAATGAATGTTATTTATAGCATAAAATATTGTAATAGCAAAAAACATTATGGTCACTAATAATATTGGTAATAAGTTATTATATATAAATAATCCTGATGCTGTTAATAGGTCTACTGCCATATATAAAAACCCAATATTAAATATATAAGTTATTAATTTAAATTATATATTTACTTAACGGCGGCGCTTGCGGGAACGACGGCGTTTGCTCTTGCGGCGGCGCTTGGATTTACGGGACTTTCTACGGGATTTCTTGCTTTTGCGTTTCTTGCGCTTGCGTTTAGTCATGCGCTTGCGTTTACCACCCTTAGTAGCTTTAAGAGCGTGAATTCCACGAACTGGACCAGCAGCGTCCTTTTTAGCTGCGGCAATAGCTGCCTTAGCATCTGCGGCTCCTTTGCTAGCAATATCCTTTTGTTTCATAGCGGCTTTTTTGTATTTTTCCAAAGCAGACACTTGATTTGCGAGTGGTTTGGCGGCAAGACCTTTTACTTCCTTTTTCATAACATCAGCCCCTTTGCTCAACTTTTGTGCATCATTACGGCATTTTTTCATGCAACTAACTAAACCACCTCTGCGTTTGCGACTTCTTTTACGACTTCTATGTCTTCTTGATTTTACCATTATAAAATATAATAAGATAAAAATTATATTTTAATTGTTGCTAAAAATAACGCATTATTGTTCCATCAACTTATATCCTTCGGTTGTTTTCGTTTTTCTATGAATAATTTTATTTTTTGTTACTTTTTCGTGACACGGTTTACATATATTTGCTAAATTAGCTTCATGGTTTTTATGAAAATTTCCAATATAATTATTAACATCTGCTAATTCCTGGGGACTTAAATGATGAATATCAACACCATCATCACCACACATAAAACAAGCACCCTTTAATTTTTTACTATTATATTTGGATTTTTTACTTTTCAACTTATTGCGACTTTTTTTATGATAATGTTTATTGCGAAGAGCAAAAGCACCTTTTATAAATTCTTCAGGAAAATCAAAAGATTTACAAACTTCCAATCCATATTCAGTCATGCCATTTCCATCTTCAAGTTTTCTTGTATAAACTAATGTTCCATTAGGCAAACATTCTACAGACATATGTTTAACAGTCAAGTTCTTCATTTTTTTTATAGATGGCCAATTTAAGATATCGTGAAAGTGTGTAGCAAAAATATAAGTGCTTTTAGTTTTTTCAAGCCATAATAATGTTTTAGCAAATATACTATTAGCACTTCTATTTTCCGTTCCACTACAAACTTCATCGCCTAAAATTAAACTATTTTCATTGCTCATATTGATAATACTAGAACATTCACTCATTTCTACAGCAAAAGTAGATAAATTTTTAAAGAGATTATCATTTCCAATGATTCTAGTAAAAATAGCATCATATGGATAATATGTAAATGATCGTGCCGGAACAAACATTCCAGATTGTGCCAAAATAATAGCGATTCCTATACTTTTATTAATACTAGATTTTCCCACACCATTCGTCCCATAAATTAACATTCCGTGTTTTGTATCACCCAAAGACACATCATTAGGAATATACGTTTCGTTAGCGATGTGATTCAATATAGGATGGACTAAATCCTCGGCATCAAAATATGGTTTAGATTTTTTCCGTATAGTAGGTTTACAATAGTTTTCATTTTTAGACACAAATGATTTTGCTGTGATTACATCTAATAAACTAACATAATCAACAAAATTAAACATTTCTTTATCAAAATTCTTTAATTCTTCTACAAATATTTGATATACTCTTTTTAATATTTGCGATAAATCAGATTTTTTCTGCATATAAGTTTGACAAAATGATTTCATAACATTTCCTCCTAACATTTTATTAGTGCCCTTACATTTTTCATATTTAATATCATATTTTGTAATATTCTCTTTTTCTAATCCTACTTTTAAATGTGATGCACGAACAGCAGTTAAATATATATACATAGAACCACCCTCTGTTACATGAATTTTAGTCATATTTTCATTTATTTTACCTTTTCCTTCTCCTATATTTACATATTTATCAAATAATTTACATAAATCAAGTTTTTCTTTCTCAATAGCTTCAAATTTTTCAACAACTTCATCTAATACATCATTAACACCAATATTCATAAAATTAACTTCATATTTATTATTATTTAAGTCTTTACAGATATTCATATTAAGATTATCAGTTAATGTCTTCTTTAATTTTTCACATACGGTTAAAATATCAATATTAATATTATTTGTAATATAGGTATTAATAGTCTCGTCTTTTTCCAATTCTTGATGAATATTATAAATAGAATTTAAATTGTTAAAAAATTGATATAGTTCGATGGGTTCTACTTTTTGAAAAATAATTTTTCGATATAAATATTCAATATCCTTAATTTTACTTAATGTTTTTCGCAAATAACTATATGTATCCCAATTGGTTATAAAATATTCCATAATATCATATTGCTCTTGTAAATACTCTACGTTTGTAACTGGATGTAAAATTTTCTCTTTAAAAGACCTTCTCCCCATCGGGGTTTGGCACTTATTTACTAGTTTTTCAACGCTACTATATGGACCTTTAGATAAGTGGGTATCGACAATATTGAGCTGATTCAATGAATGATTAGCAAGATGTAAGTGTCCAACCCTGTTATCAAAAGTAGGCATATGTATTTTATCTGTTAATTTTGAATTATGATCATTAATAAAATTAAGTAAAAAACAAAGACTTTTAAGTGCTATAGGTCTTTCACCTAATGTGGAAGACTGTAAATAACTATCATAATCGGGTATATTAAAAAATTTACACATAATTTCTTCTTGATAAGTTTGATTTTCAGCATTAATTGCTTGTTGTGTAAATTCAGAATCTTCGTGTTGATTAATAAAATGTATTTTATTACAGTTAATACCTGAAAATTTTATTATTTCGTTCAATTTATTTTTATCTTTATAGTTATGAATAAATATAATTTCTTGTGGATTGTAAATGGAATTAAACCTTTCTAATTCATCAAAAACTACAGGATTATGAATATTTTGTTTTTTTTCTTCGTGATTAAATAACGTCAAATTTCCTGTATAAATATTTAAATTAGCACAACCAAATAGTAAAGAAGGAGTTCTGTTAAGGAAAGAACTATTACTTTGTAAAATACTATAACAGGCTATATTATTACAATCTTCACTTTCTAATTTATTATTTTTGAAGAAACAGCCAGGAGAAAAAATTTGTAATAATTTTCTGTCTTTTTTTTTTCCAACAGATTTATATTCATACCATACCGGAACAGTAAATCCACCATCAGTTAAAACACGAACCCATTTTTCAAGTAAATAATCAAAATTATTAAACCCAGCCATATAGACACCGCATTTTTTACCATTATATTCATATTGGATATGTTTATTAGCAACATTCATGTGTGTAAGTTTAATATATTCATCGAATTCAGATAATAAAAATTCATCTGTATCTGGGTCTTTAATGGTATAAATTTCATAAAAAGTTCCACTTTGCCAAAGTAATATAGTTTTTTTTCCATATTTTCCTACGTATTTTATCATTTCCTTGAAATATTGTGCTATCATACGAGTGTCTTCCTTTTTATTTTTATCCTTCATTTTTTCACCGATTGTTTTATTTGATACTTTTTTTTTTCTAGGCATCTTGTATATTTAATAAAGACACTTGATTTTTAAATACATTTTATTAATATATTAAACACCTCCATAATGTGGTGTATTTTCAAGATCAAAATACTTTTTATTGGTTTTACAAAAACATCGTGTAATAAGAGAAACTAAAAAAAAATAAGCACACGAAAAAATAAATTTAATAGAATTTACATTTGGTGTATAATCTATTCCAATCGGATTAACCCATACAATATATCCTAGAAAGGCGTTAGACAATACAAAGAAAATCCAGGCCATTATATAATCTAAATTACATTCACAACACGGTTTATGGAAAAAATCACTCATAATATATTTCATTAAGCTGGTATTTCTTTAGACCAATTATGTAATAATATTTCATCATTTTTATTATTTATATCTCCACTTAGATAAGCATTTTCATACATAGTTCTAAAAATATAATCAGGAGCAGTACTTCCTATTTTAATTAAATTATGTTTTTTTAAATAACTTTTAATTTCTTGAATAGGTTTCTTCTTTAAAACACTTACCTCTGTTTTAATAATTTTTCTAGTTTGTTTACTTTTTACTAATACACCTACTTTATTTCTTACTTTTCCAAGTGTAATTTTTCTTCGAATTCTTCTAGTTTTGATTTTTCTTGTTTTAGGTTTTTCTTTTTTCATCATATGTTTTAGATTTTCTAATTTTTCCTTACGATTATCAAAATCTATATTTTTATCAAAAGAAATACTAGCTAAATTAATAACAGGTTCACTCATAAACGAAGTGTCTTTTTGGTCAAAATTATTTGACGTATGAATTGGTATTGTTGATTTTTCAGGTTTCTCTCTTTTTAATGTTTTATTATATTGTCTAAATGTTGGTTTTGTTCCATTTTTTAAACAACCATATGGAGGAGGAGCTGGTTGTCGAAAACTACTTGGAGTATTTTCCAAAGACGATGATGTATTTATTGGAATAGAATTTCTTCTTTTCATAGTTTTATCTCGTTTCTTTTTCTTTTTTTTCTTTATATTTTTATCCAATTCTTGTAAATAATTCAATGTATCCTTAAAACTATCTCGAAATTCACTGTCTTGTTTTTCATCTTCTATTATTTCTTTTTCTTTTTCTTTTTTTTGATGGGCCTTAATTTTTTCGATAAGTTTTTTTTTTACATTATTGGGTTTCAGAGTATTAAGTGGTCGTTCTTTTCTTCTTTTCTTCTCTTTTTTTTTTGAGCTTTTTCCAATTTTTAAAAAATTTGGATTGATCGAAATAGATTTCTTACTCATATTATATTTTACAGAAAATTTAATATGGATTTTAAATGTAAATATGTTGTAATAAATTTTTGGTTGTATCATCCTTTCTATTTTTAACTTCGTTATTGTCCAAGAACATAGCAAAGCCCTTTTTCATATCTTTTAAATTAATATTTTTCTTTTTATCAGAAGATAAACAAAAAACTCTACGTCCGTGTGCTATTTTAATTTTTGCTAAAAGTGTTTCAATATCTCTACCATAAAATTTGAAATAATCCATTTTATCTTCAAACCAATTATCTTTTACCTTTTTATTTAAAGACCATCCAATATCATTGACTTTTTTTTTGAAAATTAAAAATAATTCTTTATAACTATAGTCATCTGTACTAAATCTCCAAGTAAATCTAGAATCTAACCCTTGATTATAAGAGAAAAAACAATTTTTTAATTCTTCTTCATATCCTGCTATAATTACCATAATTTCTTCTTTATGGTCACTTAACCCTTCACATAATGTATCAATGCATTCTTTAGCAAAAGAATCTCTTTTTTCAGGATTTCCTAAAGCATATGCCTCATCTATAAATAATACACCACCTATACATTCTTTAATCATATCTCTTGTTTTAATTGCGGTTTGTCCCAAGTATCCAGCTATTAAATCCGCACGTGTTGCCTTTTTAAATGTCTTTTTCTTTAATATACCTAAATTGGAAAAGATTGATCCCATTATCTTAGCAGTTTCAGTTTTACCTGTTCCCGGTGGTCCATAAATAACGGTATGCATAAAATCATGATGGCTTTTATCGGTTCCTTTGTGTAAATTCTGGACAAAATACAAAATTTGGTCTACAATGTTATTTTTAAGTTTATTCATTCCAATCATGTTTTTTAAATCTGTTAAAGGTTCTTTAATATCATGAATTGCTTTCATATTAATATTATATTCTACGTCATATTTCAATGGATAATCGTTAATTAATTTTAATAAATCTTCTAAACTCTCAATTTCAACTTCAATATTTACCTTTGTCTTTTTAATTTCAATAGGTCTTTCAGGATTAACTATATTTGAAGAAGGAATATATATACTATTTCTTCGTCTATGTCTGCCTATAGGAAATAAATCTATATCATCTTTACTATTAAATAATGAATTATGCTTTTCCAATTCTCCAACTTTTTTATTTAATATTTCTAAAATATCATTTAATTTTTCTTTATTTCTATCTTCTTTATTTTTATCTTCCAATAATAACATTTTTTCTTTTTTTGCCTTCTCATCCAATTCTTTAATAAAATTTCTATAATTATTTATTTTTTCCCTGTTGTTTTTGTCGCGTCTTTGTTTTATATTATTAATTACTTTATCAATCGTCATATTATAATTAACATTAGTATTTGTATTTAACTTTTTTTTATTTATTATTTCTTTGCTTGTTTTTGATAGTTTAAAATTTTTCTCTTTACAAGTATCTAGTAATAATAAATTACGGTTTAATACAGGATTAATTTTCCAAGTTCTGAAAAGTCTATTATTCGAACAATCTATAGGAGGTAAAAAAAATTTATTTAGGCTTATATCGGTTATTTTTCTTGTAATTAAAGGATTTTTATTATTTATAGTCTCATCATTCTTGTTATTATTATTGTTTTCATCATCAGACATTATATATATATATATTAATTAATATTTAAAAACTACTTAGACATAAAATTGATATTATTAATTTAATAGATAATGGAAGTAAATAGAAAGATGTCTCAAAAAGGAATAACTGTCGATAATGATACTCAAATGGATTGGAAAGTAATTGAATCTTATTTTAAGAATAAACATTTGGAGCGCATGGTTAGACACCAAATAGAATCTTATGATCATTTAGTTAATAATCAAATTAAAAAGACTATTGAAATGTTTAATCCTGTTACTATACATTCTGAACATGATAAAGATGAAGAGACAGGATTATATTCCCTTGAAATTATCATTACATTTTCAAACTTCCAAATTTATCGACCACAAATTCATGAAAATAATGGAGCAACTAAAATTATGTTTCCACAAGAAGCACGATTGAGAAATTTTACATATTCTTCTGCAATGACGTTGGATATTAATATACAAATTATAAAAAGAAGTGGTAATAAGCTAGAAAATATTGAAACTTTATATGAGAAACTTCCGAAAATTCATATTGGAAAAATTCCTATTATGTTGAAGTCTTCTATTTGTGTATTAAAACAATACAATCATTTAGACCCAAAGATAACAGGAGAATGTAGTTTTGATGGTGGAGGATACTTTATTATTAACGGATCTGAAAAAACTTGTCTAGGTCAAGAAAGAGCAGCTGAAAATAATATAATGTGTTTTAACGTTAAGAAAAATAATAATAAATGGTCGTGGTTAGCTGAAATTAAATCAATCCCGGATGATAAATGTATTTCTCCCAAACAAATTAATATTACTATTGCTACAAGAAATAATGGTTCTGGACATTCTATATACATTCAAATTCCAAGAATTAAAAATCCTATCCCCTTATTTATAGCATTTAGAGCATTGGGGATTATTTCAGATAAAGATATATGTAGATATATTATTTTAGATATCAAAAAAGAAAATATGGAACAAATGTTATTTGCTTTAAAAGCAAGTATTGTTGATGCTGAAAAATATAATACACAAGAAACTGCATTGCAATTTATTGTAAATAATGCTATGTTTACACCAATTAATATGGGCGAAGAAGAAGGTAAACAGAAAAAGAAAGAATTTACCCAAAATGTTTTAAATAAAGACTTGTATCCACATTGTCGTAATATTAAGGAGAAAATATATTTTATGGGATATATGACCAATAAACTACTTAGAACAAAATTTAACTGGAGAAATGTTGACGACAGGGATTCGTATAAAAACAAACGAATTGATTTGACCGGAACATTATTAAATAATTTGTTTAGAAATTATTTCAATAAATTGGTAAAAGATATGCAAAAGCAGACCATCCGAGAAATTAATAGTGGTTCTTGGAAATCTACAGAAAATTACAAGGGTATTATTAATCATACAAATATTTATAAAATTGTAAAATCTACTACTATTGAGAATGGTATTAAAAGAGCATTGGCTACTGGTGATTTTGGTATTAAAAATACCAATTCTAATAAAGTGGGTGTAGCACAAGTATTAAGTAGACTTACTTACATTTCTAGTCTAAGTCATTTAAGACGTATTAACACACCCATTGATAAAAGTGGTAAATTAATTCCACCCAGAAAATTACATAATACACAATGGGGATTTGTATGTGCTGCTGAAACACCTGAGGGCCAAAGTGTTGGAGTGGTAAAAAATATATGTTATATGGCTCATATTACTATAGCAAGTTTAAGTTCTCCCATATACGATGTTAGTAAGAAATTTATTAAAACTATTGACCAATTTGAACCTGAAGAACTATTTAACCGTGTTAAAATTATTATTAATGGTGCATGGGTAGGGGTTGTCGATGATCCAATTGAATATTTTAATTATATGAAAAATATGAAATATAAGGGTATTATTAATATTTACACAAGTATTGTATTTGACTACAAAGAAGGTAATATTTATGTTAATAATTCTGCCGGTCGTGTTACAAGACCAGTATATAAAATTAAAGATAAAAAGTTATTAATTACTCCAAAAATTAGAGATAGAATTGTTAAAAAAGAAATCAACTGGGATGATTTGTTAGTTGACCACGAAATTAATGAATCTATTATCGAATACATTGACCCCGATGAACAAAATTATTCCCTAATTGCTATTAATAATAAAGATTTCCATAACGAAAAAAAGAAACATTATAAATATACTCATAGAGAGATTCATCCTTCAACTATATTTGGTATATTAGCTAGTTGTATTCCTTTTCCTGAACATAATCAATCTCCCAGAAACACTTATCAATGTGCTATGGGAAAACAAGCAATGGGAACATACGCAACTAATTTTCAACACAGAATGGATAAAACCGCTTACGTCCAAACTTATACTATGAGACCACTTGTTGATACACGTATTATGAATATTTTAAAACTTCACAAAATTCCTTCAGGATGCATGGTAAAAGTTGCTATTATGACTTATTCTGGATTTAATCAGGAAGATAGTATATTATTTAATAAAAATTCATTAGATAGGGGGCTTTTTAGCGCTACCATTTATCATACTGAGAAAGATGAAGATAAAAAAATTCAAGGAGATGAGGAGATTAGATGTAAAGCTGATAGAACAAAAACTAAGGGAATGAAATTCGCTAATTATAATAAATTAAATGAAAAAGGTGTTATTCCTGAAAATACTCTAGTAGAAAACGGAGATATTATTATTGGAAAAGTAGTTCCTATCAGAGAAAATAGAAACGACCATACTAAGGTTATTAAATATAGTGACCAAAGTAAAGTATTTAGAACACACGAAGATACATATATTGATAAAAATTATATGCATAGAAATGGTGATGGTTATACTTTCTGTAAAGTTAAAACAAGAACTTATAGAGTTCCTGTAATTGGTGATAAATTTAGTTCAAGACACGGACAGAAAGGAACTATAGGTCTTATTTTACCAGAAGAAAACATGCCTTTCTTAGTGGATGGGACTAAACCTGATATTATTATCAATCCTCATGCTATTCCTTCCAGAATGACTATCGCACAATTAAAAGAAACTTTACTTGGTAAAGTCCTACTTCAACTTGGTGTATTCGGTGATGGTACCAGTTTTGGCAAACAGCCTATTACAAAAATTAGAGATTTAATGTCTAGTTTAGGAATGGAAAAAAATGGTAATGAAATACTATATAATGGTATGACTGGAGAACAAGTCGAAGCAGATGTATTCTTTGGTCCAGTATTTTATCAACGACTTAAGCATATGGTTAATGATAAAGCACATAGTAGAAGTTTTGGACCTATGGTTGTATTAACAAGACAACCTGCCGAAGGTAGGGCAAGAGATGGTGGATTGAGATTTGGAGAAATGGAACGTGATTGTATGATATCTCACGGTGCTAGTAGATTTACTAAAGATAGAATTTATCATTCTTCTGATACTTTTGAAGTTCATACTTGTAAGAGTTGTGGTCTTATTGCTGTATTTAATCCAGAGAAAAAGATACACGTTTGTAAGACATGTAATAATAGAACAAAATTTAATCGTATTCAACTTCCATATGCTTGTAAATTATTGTTTCAAGAGTTAATTACAATGAATATTGCTCCCAGAATTATTGCTAAGTAATTGATAAAATTGAATAATAAATTTTTTTTTGAATTATAAATAAAACAATGATATTATTTACAATTCAAGAACTTCACAAAGGAGTTATCGTTAAAAGACCTTCCGTTCATATTAAAACTCCATATGTTGCTGATGTAACTATTCAAGATATAGAATTTCTAGCACATACACCATCATTAGGATGTTGTGGTCTAGCAGATAAAGGCGCTCAAATATTAATGGAAAAGACAGAAAAAACAAAGACTAATTTTAGAGTTCAGTTAGCAATATTTAATGAACCAGAAAAAAACAATATTCAATACATAGGTATTAATCCAAAACTTAGTGAAACATTAGTAAAAAATGCTTTGTTAAATAATTGTTTCCATAACTTAAAATTTATTAAAAAAATAGGACGTGAAAAGAAAATTTTAAATTCGCGTTTTGATTTTATAGGCGTTGATAAAGATGATAGATCGTTTATACTAGAAGTAAAGGCTGTTCCATTAGCAGACTATGATGATATTTATGCTAAGGAAAGAAAGAAAAAAAATTACACTAATAGAGCATATGATACTAAGATATCATATTTTCCAGATGGTTATAGAAAGAAGTTGAAAGATACTGTTAGTCCAAGAGCTTTAAAACACGTTCAAGAATTAGAAAAAATAAAAACACTTGAACCAAATATGAGATGTATTTTATGTTTTGTTATACAACGCACCGATGTAAAACAATTTCAACCTTCATTAATTGACCCCATTTATAGAAAAGCAGTTCAGAAGGCATGGATAAATGGAGTAGAAATATTTACACTTCAAGTTAGTTGGACTGTTGACGGAGTAGCATCATTTCATTCTTCAAAACTTCCTATTTGCCTATTTGAAACTTATGGTCCTAGAAAAAAAATTTTGTAAATTATTGTTTATAGTATTCCATACTTACATTTAAATCCTTGAATTAACTCCAATGGAATATAATTGAAATCAATTATTTTTCTATTTAATTCATATTTTTCTTTTGAACCTTCTACTGTCTCTAATTTTTTCTTAAATAACTCTCTATCGTCGAAATATTTACAAGCTGTCTTAGGTCCACACTTTTTGAATACACCTGTTATATTATCACTCTTATCTCCTGTGAGTATCTTAACAAATAAATCCTTTTCAGCATTATTAAAACTAGATTTACGTTCTGTAAGCTTTCTATATTTTAAATCATATAATTCCACATTTTCACGTGCTAGTTGTAAATAATCCATATCACTAGTTATAATTTTTACATTAGCATTAGGATATTTCTTTACTATATCTTTTGTTAAAATAGCAGCACAATCATCTGCTTCTAACTCTGGGTATTTAAACATCATATTAGCACCCCCTTTAATAAACAACTGTTCTTTATATGCCATTTTAAAGAAAGGACCTCCCATAAAGCTATCATCATATACTCTATTTGCCTTATAAGAAGGCATGTGTTTCATACGCCATATTGTTTTACGAGGACAATCTCTGCAGGCCAACACAATTGCATTTTTCATTTTAAGTTTTTTAGGTATTTCCTTCATTTTACTAATAAAAGTAGTCCTAAATTTTTCTACAAAGGTTTCGTTTTTAAAAGGGTCGTCCATTTCTTCATCTTTCTTTGCTAACTTGAACCAGCTTAGTAATGCGTAATAACGAAAGAAGACAAAATAACTTCCGTCAATAATTATAAAGTTTGGATTTTCCATAGTTTATAAGTAAATAATATAGATATAATTTAAATCAATTTTTATATAATGAGTCATGGTTGTCCTTTTAAGAAATCTACGGCAAAGATGCGATGGAAGTGGAAGAAAAAACGAACAAGAAGATTACAACGAAAAAGAAGAAAAATGAGGGCGCGCGCCAAATAATTTAGTCATAATCATCATAATCTCCCTCATAACACACTCTACCGAATAACAGTACACAGAATCCTAATCCTAAAAAGAAAATAAATAAACTCGCTACAGCAGCCATATACTTTAATATATTGAATAATATTTAATTTTGTTTAGTTAATATATATGAGTAGTTTAACAACAAGAAGAACTCCAGAAGATAGCGATTATATAGATAAATTAAATGCTGGTGTGGGTACAAGAGACGAAAAAACGGCTCACGCCGAATTAAGTAATGCTGAAAAAAATAAAGGGAAAATTCAAGATATGAGATCTCGTTTGCTAGCTAAACTAAAAGCAAAAAAAGCAGCAGCAGAAGCACCAGCAAAAAAAAAGAAAAAAAAGAAAAAAAAGAAAAAGAAGAAGAAAAAAGAGCAGGAAGACCAATTTGTCCAAGCGAGCGACAATGACGAAGAAGAACTTATAAATATGAAACCGGCACCATCTCTAGTTGGAGGAAGAAAAACTCGTCGTCGCAGAAAAAAGAAAGGTAAAAGAAAGACTAAACGTAGACGTAAAACCAAAAGAAAACGTAAAAAAAAGAAACGTAAAACAAAGAGAAGATAAATTATAATAATTTAAAAAAATCAATCGTTATATTTATATAATGACTGATTTATTGAAGAGAGCAAGCAATTATTTAAAACATAGGCAAGAAAATCAAATAGAAACAGTAACATTTCAAAGTAAACATCCTTTTCTAAAAAGGAAAGAGGAATCTGAACGTATTTTAGCAAAATATCCAGATAGAGTTCCAGTTATTTGTGAAAGGATAACTAAACGGATTAATGAATTAGACAGAAAAAAATATTTGTGTCCTGGCGATTTATCATTAGCTAATTTTATGTATGTAATACGAAAAAGAATGAAATTAGAACCAGAAAAGGCTATTTATTTATTTATTAATGATAAATTATGTCCCACATCAGCACTATTAAGTCAAATATATAATGAAAATAAAGACGAGGATGGGTTTTTATATATTAAATATGATGGAGAAAGTACTTTTGGATAATTTATTTTATTTAAGTATATTATATAATGTCTGCTTCAAATGGAATGAATGGTTATTTAAATGATTGGCGTTCAACAATGACTTTAGTACCAAATAATTTAACACAGGATTGTAAAGACCCGGGTAAAACATTTAGAGGTCCACACGCTCGTGTTGAAAATGGTTTAAATAGAAACTGTGCTGATTCAAGTACTGCTAAATCTCTAATGGCTACTGCTAAACCAGGACCAACAAATGATACATCAAGTAGAATCGCTCGTATTAAGAAATTACAACTTCGCACTAGAACAAATAAAATTGATAAAAATCAATCTATTGGCGGTACTCAAAGAGGAGCTCATGCAACTGTTGAAAATGCAACTAACGGTGCCGATCCTAGATCTCGTAGAGCACAATTATTTGGAAACTATGGTAAAGTTGTACCAGGTCAAACTTCTGGACGTGGCGGTGACTCTAGTGATGTGATTTATTTCAAAAATGTATTTGATAGAGTTTCTCTTAATCAAGCTAGTGCTAATGGAAATAATTAAATTTTCTGTTGTTTATTTATATAATGATGAATAAACTTTTAGCAGAATTTTTAGGCACAATGTTTTTTCTTTATGTTATTTTAGCAACCGGTGATGCTGTAGCAATAGGTTTAGCTCTTATGGTTGTTATCTTTCTTTTAGGAAAAGTTTCAGGTGGAAACTTTAATCCTGCTGTATCGGTTATGTTAGCAATGGCTGGAAAACTTTCAATGAAAGAATTAGCACCATATATTGTAGCACAGGTTCTTGGTGGTTTAGCCGCTTTAGAACTTTACAAACGCGTCAAACTCTAAATAACGTATAATATACAATTTTATCTAATTATATATTATAATGTCCAATCAAGCACCTTCAGCAGCACAAGCAGGAGCAGCATTAAAAATGCTCGAATCTATGAAATCAAAACTTGGTGGTGTTCTCCAACAAATTGGAGGAGCCAAGAGAAAACTTAAGAAACGTAGAAAGTCGCGCAGAAAGTCACGCAAGAAATCACACAAGAAACGTGGTTCCAAAAAGCGCAGAAAGTCACGTAGAAAGCGCAAGACTAAGCGTCATCGCCGCCGTCGTTAAACAATTATAATATAATTTTTTTATAAATTTATATTATATAGAAATGGCTAGAAAACATAGAAGAAGAACACGTAAAAGAAGCAAAAAAGGTGGTTCGAGTGTAATGGATAAAATTGGAGACGGGTTTACTGGATTAAAAGAAGGAGTGCAGCATTTGGGAAGAAAAGGACAAGAACTAGGTGATGGATTGAGTGCTGGAAAGGCACAAATAGAACACGGATTTCGAACTACTCAAGGAGGTGTTTTAGATACACCACCTACCCTGTCACATACATCAATATATCCATCCAACTCATCACTTCAATCCCCACTACCAACACAACAACATTATCAAGATCCTATGAAACCTGTAGGAAATTTAGAATCAAAAGAAAAGAAAGGTGGACTTTTAGGATTAGGAACATGGATCGGTTTGGGGGGTCGTCGTAGAGCACATACATCATTCGTTAATAAAATGCTTAGAGTAAAAAATAGTAGAAAAAGAAATAGAGCTATTCGTAAATATTTAACAGGTGGTAAAAAAAGAAAAACCCGTAAAGGTGGAAGAAGAAAAAGAAAAAGGAAAACCAAAAAGCGTAGAAGACGTTAATTAATATAATATTTTTATCTGGTCAAATATTATATGGATAAAACCTTATTTTTAAAAACGGCTGTTATTGGTGTATTATTGAATGTTGTTTTAGCATATGCTTTGTCTCCTTTAGCATCTAAGAAGGAAATTAAACCTCCTAATGGAGCATCCAATCTTTCATTTAAATCTCAAATAATGCATATGCTAGTTCATCATAAACAAGTAATTTTATCAAGTTCATTAATTATTGCTTTGTTGACAGGTATTTCTTGTTGGATTGCTTGTAGAATATAATTATTTTTAGCAGTAAATTATCTATAATAAATTCTTAATATACATTAATATGTTAAGAATTATAATAACTTCATTATTGTTAGTAAATGCTATTTTTTGGGGCATATATCCATCTGGAGAAGGTTCGCCACATTATTTAATTTTAAATTATTTTATACCAAATAGTAGACCTCCAAATAAATTTGTCCATATAGTTTTAGGTACAATTTTTTATGTATTAGCATTATTTATTAGTCAAGAATTAATTTAATTAAATCCATTTTTTTTTAATACTTGAAACATTAAATAAATAATAAAAGTACCAAAACCTAAATTGTATAAGTTAGCTAACGGATTCTTTTGTAGTTTTGGTATTTCTTTTTTAATAGAATTAACAATATCATTCATATTTTGAAATCCTGAGGCACATCCATTATAAGTTACTTTTGATACAGGATTTGTTCCTCCCCATAAACATGGATCTAAATCAGCAACATCTGAGTCTGCTACATAAAATCCCTGATTACCATCATCATCTTTTAAATTTAATTTGTTACATTTTGGAACTGAACCCTGAACAAAACCTTTAAAAATTGCTAATGGGTTTATTTCCCCTACGTTACCAATAGTTCCAGGTATCAATCCCCTAAAATCTCCAAATGCTTGTCCAGTAGCATCAGATATAATAGGTAATGACCCAGTGGGAACATTATTTATATATATGTATCTATCGTGTTTATTACCATCGGGAGATTTACATTGACCACCTGTTTTTAAAAAAAATTTATTTCCTAAAGGTTTTCCTAATTTATTAGCATCACCTTTCCCTTCTACTAAAAGTTGAGTATAAGCAATAATACCTGTAATATCTTTACCTAGGGCATCCATAGTACCTTCACCACTCATACCCATATCGTTTGGAGAAGCAATATTTTTAGCATAATTATATGTTGGTCCTAAGAATTCTGCTTGCATTTTTTCAGCACCATTAGCTATCTTATTAAAGAAATTTGCCATCTATATATATAATATAATTATAAAATATGTCTATATCTATGTCTAATAATGAAAATGAAAATGAAAATGAATGTAGAATATGTTTCGAGTTAGAAACCATCGATGACCCTTTTATTTATCCTTGTAATTGTAAAGGCACAAGCAAATACGTTCATAAATCGTGTTTAAATAGTTGGAGAACATTAAATACTGATAATGAAGCATTTAATATTTGTATGGAATGTAGAGGAGAATATGATATAATTAATGAGTTTCCAATGGAAAATATAAAATTATTTTTTTGCTGTAAAAAGATGATTCAATCATATTGTATAAATTATTTAATTAGTTCTACTTTAGGGACTTTTATTTGGATAATAGAAGACTATAATAACGACTATATTTTTTTAAAATTTATGTCTGGAAACTTTGAAAATGATACAAAATTAATCAGTATCATTAAACAAGATTCAATTGCTCCGCAAATATTTTATTTTTCTTTTGCAATTTTTATTCAAAACCTTGTCTTTTATATATTCTTTCTTTTCAAAGTTAACAAAAATATTTATAGAAAAAAAATTTATTTTAAAAAAATGCGAGAAACTTTAATTGGATGTATTTCTATTACATTTTCGTTTTTAATATTTTTTTTTATTTTAAAGGACAATTTTCCTATTCTATTATTAAATATAATATCATTTTTTAGTGTTGTAGAACCATTAAATGGATATTTATTGCTTAAAAAACATAATAATGTTGTAAAATGGTTAAATGATAATAATCCTGAAACTCTTCGAAATTACCAAGTTCATAATCCTGTTTATGAGATTGAAAATAATATAGTAATTACTGATACAGAAAATGTATTATATCAAAGTTTAACCACAGATAGTAGTGAAAGTGAAGATAATGACCGCATTGAACCATTAAATATAATAATCCAAAATTAACCCTTTAAAGACATTTTATCAAATAATTTACCTATTTTGCTAATACTACTCATATTAATATCTTTTCCAGGTTTCATCATTAATAAAGACCCTAAATTTCCAGCTACTTCTTTTTTTTGATTATTTACATCCTGCATAAATGCTTTTTGTTTATTAGACGTTCTGTCAGCAAAATCATTTCCCTTCTTAATATTTTTGTTTGTTTCGTCGAGACCGCTATCCAATATAGAAACTTCTTGGTATAATCTGTCTAAAAGTTTTTTATTTGTTTGTGCCGCTGTTTCTTTTTTTTTACATAAATATTGTGCATCTAAACCACCGTATTCACACGCTTTTTCCTTGCCTAAAAATGTCGTACCCGCACCAAAATCTCTTTTACAAGCCTCTTTACCACTTATAAACCCATAGCATTTTTTGGTCCAACTTTCTTGACCAGGACATCCAGCCATATTTTCTATTAATTTATCCCCACTATTTAATAATGTATATAAAATTAGACTTAATAACAATATATTAATTACAATAATTACCGTTTTCATATAATTATTGTATAGATATTTAAATTATACACCAGATAAGACGTTGCCTAATTTACCGTCTGGTTCTATATAACCAGAAGACCCACCACTCCCTTGCCCAGATGACGCTCTATTAATTTTATTAATTTCTTCATCTTTTTTTGAATTTAATTTTGTTGTTGATTTTCCTTGAACCAATCCACTAAATACTAAATCGGAAATAGATTTCCCGACCATATCATCCGCTTCTTTTTTCTTTTTTTTTAATCTATCCAAAATATTAAATTTATTGTCCAATTCTGCTGTTAAAGCATTGTGTTTTGCTGACTCCGATGGACTACAATTCTCTAAATTTTCTAATAATTTATCTCCTTTTGAAAGTATATTATACAATATTAAACTTAATAATAATATATTTAAAGTAATAATAAGTGTTCTCATTAATATAAATAGAGATTTTTTAACAAGCTTCCGGATATTTTTTACAAGCATCTCTTGTATCAGTATCTTTACCGTTTGCTAAATTGTTTAATTGATTTGAATTGTTTTTTATTTTATTGACTCTTGTCGATAGACTTGATGAATCTCCATACGTTTTTGTTGTCTTTGTTGTTAATTTTACTAATAAACTACCTACATCTCCTAGTCTAACACTATTTTGATGATCTGTTACCACTTCACACGCATTATTTTGTTCACTTGTATTTCTATATTTTACTGGAGCACCTGATGAACCCGAACCACTTGATATATAACTACTATTACTACATGCTCCTTCAATAACAGGAAACATTAATCCAATTGCTAAACTTAATAGTAGTATAACTAATAAAAATAATTTATCTTTCATATATATTTTAGTTAGTTATTTTTTCTTTCAATAATATAAATGCGTGATGGATTAAAAAATAGAATAAATGGAAATCAAAATTATGTTAGTACAAATACTCTTTCTCAAATTTTAGAAGAAGAAGGTATAAAGAAAAATCATTTCAATCTAAGAGTTAAACCGGAAATTAATTATTGCCCATCAAATGGTTGTTTTAATTCGGAATTCGATTTAGAAAGAAGAAATCATTATAATGCCCCATTTAGGCAACCTGTTAAAGGATACAGAAAAACCATAAATTGTGATCCTAAAAATAAAAATTGTTTATTTACTACAGAAATTTACAAGGATTCTTATAGCGATTCTTGTTTTAGATTATGTCGTCCAGATTCTTATACATCTTTGCCCACAAGTAATAAACCTGGTGCTTCTAACAAAAGAGCAAAATCTGGTATTTCTGCTAGAGCCGGAAGACCATTAATTAGAAGTGGTATGCAGCCTAATAGTGCTGGACAACAAAATAGCGGAATCAGTAATGCTAAATCTTATTCATTTTCATATAGAGAACTTCTAAATAACAGGAGAAAGGTTACGTTTGAAAAGAAACTTCCTACTATACAACCTGAAAATGGTTTCATAACTACTGGATATGGTGGTAATTGTTCTGATGATAAGTGTTACAGTCAAACTATTTATAGACTTAATAATGACAAATATAAAGTTCAAGGTGCTGTTGATTCCAGTGATAGAATTACACGGCTCAAATTAAATACTGTTAAGGCGGGAAGACGTTGTAAAACTACTACAGATAAAAGTTGTAGAGGTATTTATAGACCTGGTAACGCCCAAACTGTCGCTACTACAGTAGAGTGGCCTACATCAAAAAATGATTATGATAAGGTTAAATATAAGGCTAAATTTAATTCTAATCATAGTGAAGTAAATTATCCACAAGTTTCTGCTTTAGCTAGAGTTCGTGGTAATGTTAGTAAATCCAAAACTAATTTCTCTAAAAATAGCACTATATGCTGCGATAATCCAACAAAATCTAATAATGGTTATTAATTTAATATTTTAATATAATATTATATTAATTATGTCTAAAAATTCATGCTCCTGTGGTGATAATAGTAATAAAGTTTTTAAAAATCCCGCTCCTGATTTTTTTACTTATAATTTATTCGATAATACTTTTGTTCCCAAATTTAATAATCCATTAATAACATTGAGAGATTTGGTTAAAAATGGTGCTCCCAACTCATTAGTAGATAGGGCAAATTGTAATACTTGTAATGAATCGGTTACTACTCAAGATAAATTAAAGGTTAGAAAAAAAGATAGACCTACTCCATATCGAGTTCCATATAATCATTATAGAAAGGTTAGTTCCTGTATTACAGACTGTGTACCTAATGTAAAAGTCAATAAAGATTTATCTTGTAATACTATTGAATGTAGTCCTGTTAATTATGCTATTTCTAGACAAGTAAATAAATATGGTATTAAAAATTTAAATAATAATGGAAATTATAAAAGTTATTTACAACAAACAGGAAAAACTTATTATTTAAATACATTTGGAATTTTACCTGAAAATAGTATTAATGGAAAGGACCACACATATAAAATAGGTGCTCTCAATAATACCGTTAAAAATATAAATTCTAATACAAATATTAAAAATTGTCGGTTGGGTTATGAAATTATAACTTCACAACAAAACAAAACTTTTACTTTATCTAGATTTAATACTACAACTAAAAAATATTCCAATCCTGTTCATAGAACTTCAGGTAGCGTCTCTTCTAAATCTCATATTCATAGAAAAAAATTTAGAGCTAAATTAGCTGGACAAGGCGCAAATCGGAATATATATAATAATTGTATTAATGGCCAACTTTGTAATTTATATATGACCCCTGGACCAACAACTAAATTATTTATGGGTAAAACCGCAAAACAATCTTGTATTCCACAACGTATTAATGGTATAAAACAAGAATGTCCTGTTCCTAATTTTACACAATATTCTAATGAACCTGAACCTGAACCTGAACCTGAACCTGAACCTGAACCTGAACCTGAACCTGAACCTGAACCTGAATCTGAACCCGAATCTGAACCCGAACCTGAACCCGAACCTGAACCTGAACCTGAACCTGAACCTGAACCTGAACCTGAACCCGAATCTGAACCCGAATCTGAACCCGAAACGGAACCTGAACCTGATCCAGATTCCCTTGTGTGTCCAAATGGAGATCCTTGTGGAGGAAGAATGGGTTCTATAACAAATTCATCCCTTTCAGCTATTAATTTTGATAATAATATTGTAATAGGAGAAGATTACATACAATTAGTGACTATTGGATTTGAATCGACAAGCGCACCTCTTGTTGGTGGTGATATTATATTACTTACACTTACTGTTGATTATCAAGCTCAAAATAGTGTTAATATAATTAGTGGATTTTGGACAGACAGTAATGTGTCTCCTATTACTTTAAATTCAAATACATCGGGCAAAGCCATTTGGTTTACACAAGGAACTAGTTCTACACCAGAAACAGGTATGATTGATAGTATTTATATTTCAGAAACACAAGTTTTGGGAACTGGGGCAAATCAAACATGGTCACAAGTTATGAGTATCACTTTATCTGGAACACAACAATATGGTTCTGCTGGAACTGATTGGACAATTAATATACAAGGTGAAAATAATAATGCTACAAATAATATAACACAACTTCCAAGTGAAGGTGGTTCTATAGATTATGAATTAGACCTTAGTTGTTTTATTGGAACTGGGTCACAAAGTGGAATAACTTTCTCACCCCATCCGTGTTATGGAAGAAATGGTTCACTAACTAATTCATCCTTTTCAGCAATTAATTTTGATAATAATACTCCGGTAGGTGGAGATTTTATACAATTAGTGACTATTGGATTTGAATCGACAGACACACCTCTCGTTGGCGGTGATATTATATTACTTACACTTACTGTTGATTATCAAGATGCTAATAGTGTTAATATAGTTAGTGGATTTTGGACAGACAGTAGTGTTGCTCCTATTACTTTAAATTCAAATACAACAGGTAAAGCCCTTTGGTTTACACAAGGAACTAGTATTACTCCAGAATCAGGTATGATTGATAGTGTTTCTATTTCAGCTACACAGGTTTCAGGAACAGGGGCAAATCAAACATGGTCACAAGTAATGAGTATTACTTTATCTGGAACAGGTAATTATGGTTCTGCTGGAACTAATTGGGCAATTAATATACAAGGTGAAAATATTACTCAAACCAATAATATCACGCAACTCCCCGTTGAAGGTGGTTCTATAGATTATGAAATAGACCTCAATTGTTTTACTGGAACTGGGTCACAAAGTGGAATAACTTTCTTACCTCACCCGTGTTATGGAAGAAATGGTTCTATAACTAATTCATCCTTTTCAGCAATTAATTTTGATAATAATATTGTGGTAGGTGGGGATTTTGTACAATTAGTGACTATTGACTTTGAATCGACAAACACACCTCTCGTTGGAGGTGATATTATATTACTTACACTTACGGTTGATTATCAAGATGCTAATAGTGTTAATATAGTTAGTGGATTCTGGACAGAGAGTAATGTGTCTCCTATTACTTTAAATTCAAATACAACAGGTAATAAAGCAATTTGGTTTACACAAGGAACCAGTAATACTGTAGTACCGGGTATGATTGATAGCGTTTCTATTTCAGCTACACAGGTTTCAGGAACTGCGCCAAATCAAACGTGGATACAAGTAATGAGTATCACTTTGTCGGGAACAGGTAATTATGGTTCTGCTGGAACTAATTGGGCAATTAATATACAAGGTGAAAATATTAATGAAACCAATAATATCACGCAACTCCCCGTTGAAGGTGGTTCTATAGATTATGAATTAGACCTTAATTGTTTTACTGGAACCGGGTCACAAAGTGGAATAACTTTCTTACCACCACCACCACTCCCATCGAATATGGCTATGATACCAATTAGATTCAATGCTGTTCCTGATGTTTCATTAAATACAATTGAAGCATTACCGCTCTCTCAGCAAAATGATTGGCCGTATACATTTTTTCCAATGAGACAGCGTTATTCTCCTTCTATGAATATAGCTCCGGCAGAATTCCATGCCGCGGTTAGAGATTATATGGGTTTTGTCACTCATAATACTTTTGAGGATAATGGTGTTACAAAACATAAAATATCCAGAAGATACTATGATAATCCATATAGTTTAACAGATTTTAATACTCCAAATTTAGGTCCGGCAGCCACTTACGATGGTTCTGGGATAAGTAGATTGTTATTTTCTATTAAATTTACAATTGAAGAAGCGTTATCCGGTGTTAATGGAGATGGTATTTCTATTACATTTAAAAGAACCAATTTATATGGTCTAGGAAATGATGAGATTGTTGGGACTCAGTTCGTGGGAGGATATCGACAACAATTGGGAGCAGAATTATTTAATTCAACAGTTGGACCATATTCAAGTTACTTATCAGTAGAAAATAATGATAGTTTAAATGGTTCTAATTATTCCATTTCATTAAGAAATTTTGATAATTATTCAACCATTTACGATATATCGTCAACATCATTGGAAACTGAAGTTACAGGTAATTATAATGACCCAAATTATATCAATGAAATAGATATACCGAACATGTTCTCGTCCGGTAACACACAAACTCGTCGATTTTGGAAGTATTATAATAATACTAATCCATATTGTAATGTAAACTTGAAATTTAAACTAGATAATGATGAAACTATAGCTGCTAATACAAATTTAATATTAACATTTGAAGATATAATTCCCGGTAATGACTATAACCAATTCAATCTTAATATGAAACGAGGAACTCCAACTAATTTTGATTTAGATATATCTGGTCATCAGTTGGTTCAGGATGAAGTAGGATATTATTCTCAAGATTTAAGCTTTAATAATTTTAATAATGAATATAAATGGGTATATAACGATGCGAATTATTGGCCCGATTCATATTTACTAGTATCTCCATATTCTGGAATTTGGGGTGCAATACCCGCAGGACCAGACCCTACTCCTAGTGGAGGATTTGACTTAGATGATATTCCACAGTTTAAATATTATTACTATAATAAAATACCAAAAGATAGTATTCTTAGAATTTATTTCCAAGTAAATGGAAACGAATACTTTTTTAATAAAAATTATCAATCTAACACGCTAATAGGTCACGAAGCAATTACAGATGATATTCATGACTGGGATGGAACTTGGAATGATGTCCCAAAAACGGGAAGTGCTTCACCGCAGTTTTGTGAACCCTGTTTATGTGTTCATGTTAGTAATGGAGACAATCAAATATCTATTACAGATATTTCAGTAAATACATTTTCATCTTTTACTCAACCAGGAAGCACTAATACAGATATTTCCAACAATTGGGCTAATTCCTCCACTTTATGGCAAGGAACAAGTTTTAATTCACCAGCTCGAAAAACTTTTACAGATTATTTACAATTTAAGTTTGACGAAGAAGTTGATAGTTCAAGTAATCCATTAATTATTTATATGTTAGATACAACTACTAATAGAAACTTTGCCGAGGCCGCCGTCACAGATTATAGTAGAAACACTATACAAAGTAAATGGAACACATATGAAACACTTAACCCAAATAGAAATATTAATATCCCTGTTCTAGACGATCTACCAACTACGGTAAATTCATTATATAGTAGCACAACTTATTATAACAACCAATGGACACATCATCAAATTCATTTGGAAGTAAGACACCCCGATGGTTATATAATAGGTTCATATCTCAATAAACCTATGCTAAAAGAACTAGGTGGTAGTAATAATACGTCAAATCAAAATAATGAAGGGTAATAGGGTATAAAATTGAAGTCTTTTTTACATTAATAATCTGTAGCATAACTACAATATATTAATAATCATGTTGTCTCTCGACCAAGTAATCTCCCAGAAAAAATCGATCCCTAAAATTAGGGACCTTATGAACGAATGTGAGGCATATGAGTTTGACTCAAGCAACGACGATGCTTGTGTTCATAAAATCATGAATCAAATCAGAAACTTGGATTTCTCCAAGAAGATGAAGAGGAAGATGGTGTATACTTTATTGGATATTGACTATCTTCAAATTGTACCCCACATTCTTCGTAGAAATCAAGAAGCCCTTGAGAAGGGGATAAAAAATGTTGATGTCTATTATTTCGAGGGAAACAATAAAGAAATGTTTGAAGACAGTCTAATAAATTATTTGACTGAAAATATCAGTAAGCGTAAGATTATCTTCTTCAACTTGTCTCTACGTAACTATTGTTATGATGATGAGGAGGAGGGTAGATACGCTACTCACGGTTCGTGTGCTTTTATGATTCCACGTAAAGGCACAGGATATGATATGTATTATATTAATCATCACGGAGAAGCGATGAATACCACTCTTATATATGAGCGTGTTCTTACGCGAACTCGCAATCAAAAATACTCTTTTGAACATCCGGTTGATTTCATTGTGTTGGACCAAATCGTCCAGTATATGAATATCCAACTGAATCAAACAATTCATTATGATTTCTCAACCAGACACAACTTTCGAGGTATCAATTACCAAGAAGAGGATGTTCATGGTTTCTGTTTCATCTTTCCAATGATTATTTATTATTCATTGGGTAAATATTACAATAAAGAAAAGCATGTTAAATGTGGCGGAGAAACTATGACTATACCTCCCATTTCACAAGCACTAAAAAATGATGGGCTTAATTTCGTGGTCCATAGTTCTTTTACGGAATTTGATGGATATTATAATCAAGTCGTATTTAACCATCTAAAAAATGATAAAAATGAAGAACTTTTTATGAAGGAGTTAGACGCTGTTTTAGCAAAACTTAAATTTCGTTTCCTAAAAAAAATTACAGGTTATACTCTTCAATATTTAACTCAACCTATTATGTTAAAAAAACTTAATTTGCCTCCAAAATGTTAAAATAAAATAAATTTATAAAATATATGTCCATAAGACCAATAAAAACTGCTATATCAACTATTAGAAGTGTCTATGACGAAAATGGTAATTATCTCCCAACAGGTAATTATTTTTTTCGTATAAAAGACTACAACCAACCTGTTTTTACTGGAAACATAAGTCATAATGAAGAATCATATGGAGAATTTTGTTTTTCTCCTAAAAAATTAGTAAAAATGTTAGCCGTTGGTCAATCAAGACTTGCCCGTAGAGCAGATATGCATCATATAAAAGGAATGCCTGGATATCCAAGTCCATTAAGTTCTCCTGCAGTTGTTAGAAGATTTAATTCCAATAGTTTTATGAGTAGATATGTTGTTAATAATTATAGTAGAAATACTGTAATACATAATCATGAAGAAGTTCAATGTAGTATATGTATGGAAATGATAGAACGTGGGGCAAAAAAAACCTTAAATTGTGATCACGATTTTCATACTAGTTGTATTAATACTTGGTTAACAGATAACGATACATGTCCATTGTGTAGAGCCGTACAAGGAGAAACAGAAGAACCAAATACAGTTACTTCTCGATATAGTTTTAATGAAGACCCTTTTACAAGAGAAATAGAAAGATTACAAAGAGATTACAGAACAGGTAGAGTAAATTTTAATATTCCCAGAAGGAGCAGATTATCACATAAATAATTTTATTTTCTTTCTCAAAAAGTTTCTGTGAAAAATAAATGGAGAGAAAAATGTTGTTAGACCCTGAAATATATATTTTATTATTTATTTTTACTGAATTTATAAAAAAAGTTTTATTTATTTATTAAATAATATTTATTATATATATTTTGAACTTTTTCTCTCCAAAATTATTTTTTAACTGTTTTTTTCCTTTTAATTTTTTTCTTTTTATTTTGCAATCTACGAGTATATTTACATTTTTTTAAACAACTTCTATTTCCACCCCGACGTCGCAAACTTTTACTCCTTTTCCTTCTTCTATTATTTTTATCCATTTTTTGTTCTGTTTTTTCTGGGTTCTCCCAACTGCTTTCAGCATCTACAAAAGCGTTTATTGCTTCTATTTTCTCCCTTCCGTATAGTTCCGAAGTTTGTTGATAAGCTTTAGCATATGCTATCGTATTTTTAAAGCTGTCTTTTTCCTGTTCAGCGCTTTTCTCAGAAAGACCCTCAAGAAAGTTTTTTTTTTCCGTTATTTCTATTCCACCATCGGGTTGAACTTTAACATCGGCACTGTAGGGGGAATAATTGTTAGCGTCATCATCAGACAGAGGAGAGTATACCGTTTCATCACGGAATGCGTTTTCAATATCACCATATAAATCATTCAAATCTTTTTTTATTATATTTACTACGTCGTTATGTATTTTTATGAATGCTATGGCTAGATTTTTAGGATTGCGAGTTGGGTTTAAATTTATTATATCGAAATCATCGTTAACATTTAAATCTTTTATATCCGACATAGAATATTCAAGGTCGGCACTCTTGGTCTCCTTGTTGTGGTTCTCCACGATTTCTATAATTGATAATACAGCGTTACTATAGTTTTCGTCGAAAGAACTCCCATCATCATGTTCATACGCGTCCAAATGATAATTTAAATCTGACCACTCTTTTATTGCGGTTATAGCCTGTTTGTGTAAATCATCTTCGGTCCATATATGCTGAACAGTAGGATTTTCCGTAGGAGGATTAGACCCCTTTTTCATCATTATATCGATAGCTTCATTTACATTATTATCCGTAAGTCTCAATATATTACTTCTGTCTTCAATACTAATATTGGGAAAAACACTTAGCAATAATTTGTCGGCTCTCACTTCTTGTTTTTTTATTAATTCGTCAAGAAAATAATCATACATAATACTTTTCCACAGAATAGCATAGCTCTTATCCGTTGTGTCTTCAAAAAATGGATTTAAAAAAGCTTTGTATTCATGTTTGATTTCCGCCCCTGTTTTTTTTTCGAAATTTGTGTTGTAATAATTAATGAATGCCTTGTTTTTTTTATCTAACAAAAGCGACTCATAACCACGTGATTCCAAAATATATTGTAATTTATCACCGGGTTTTAAACGAGGAAATGAAATACTTTGTTTTTTTATTCTTTTTTCTATTTTTCTTCTTTTTATCTGTTCTTGAATTTTCTTCATGTGTTCTGTATAATTTTTATTTTCCCACCACTGGCTCTTATCATTAAAGGACGTGTTATTATCAATTAAATTTTGAACTCCTACTTTTGTCGATTGAAAACATGTATTAATACTTGATTGAAAACCAATAAAAATAAAAACAGAAATGACCATTAAAAATGAAGAAATTATTGTAAAGTCTAATTCACCTCCATTTTGTACCTTCATAGTTTTTCGTCTTCCGCCCATTTTTGATCTAAGGTTTTTAATCGTTTTTTTTGAGGTTTCCTTCTTCTTCTTCTTCTTCTTCCAATTTTCAACATGATTTTTATATTGTAATTGTATTTCTTCTAAATCTTCTGGCTTTAACATATTAACTTTTTTTATAATTTTGGATAATACTTCTTGAGGTAAATGTATAGATTTTATAGCTTCTATTATTGTTTGTTTATTAAAAATAGACATTATTAATATAATCAACTATTTTTTTTTATCAACAAATTTTCTCTCCAAATATTTTTGTACAAAACTATTCTGTATAAAAATATTTAAAATATAAACTATATAATTAATTATTATGGGTAAGAAAAATCGTAAACCAAAAAAAGAGAAAAAACCACCTGAATATAGATCTAAGGAAGAACGCCAAGAAGAAGTAAAAAATATATTAGAGCAACTTAGTCAATTTCAACTAAATCCTACTTATGAACCAGTGAAAAAACTATACTTGAAGTTCAAAGAATATATAAGTGAAGGTCAACGGTTACTGGTAAATATTCCATTTCCCGAAATTAATAGACGTATTAAAGGGGTATTAGCAATTAACAAACGTGAAGATGTTTCTATAGCATTAATGAATGAGAAATTTTGATTTTAGTTTTACGTGTATCTTTGTCCTCGTGGTGGTGTTCGATCTCTAGGACGACGATTATTTCTTCCTTGGAGTCGTCCACGTTTGTAATCAACACCAACCATAGCAGCAGTGCCAATGAGTCCAACTCCAGCAGCAATATCTCCTGGTGTTAGATTTGATTCTTTATTTTTTGCTTTTTTTTTACCTTGTCTACCATTTTTCGTATCTGTTTTTTTACTTCGTGTTTTTGCTTTTTCTTTTGCTCTTGCTCTTCTTCTTTTATTCGCTTGATTTTGTTTCTTTTTAGACATTGGTTTTCCTGTATTGGGATTCCTCATTGGTTGTCCTTTTCTTTTACAACTGCGTTTTTTTTTAAGAACCTCTTGAAGAACCTGTCTATAATGTTCTGTGGGCATACCATGATCTTCTGAGTGTGGAACCATGTCTCTAATGTGAAAATCTCTACAAGCAACAGTCTTAAAATGATTAACAGCTGCTTTTGTACCCTTAGAAGGGCTAATACCATGTCCCATACCTTGACTAATTGCAGATGATGTGACTAAAGCACCGACGCCAACTTTTGCAATTTTGCTAGTACCCATACCCCTTCCTCTTTTTTTACGTGTTTTTTTTCTACGGTTTTTAACGCGGCGTTTTCTACGAGATTTTCTACGTGTTTTCCTTTTACGTTTTTTTCCCCCCCGTCCCTTAAGTTTTCTTGTTTTTAGATTTCGCTTTCTTCCCGACCCTTCTTGTGTATTGGCTACTAGAGTTTCTTTTTCTCTTTTTGGACTCCCCTCTCCTTTCATAGATAATAATGTTAAAGCGGCCCATTGTTCAGATGTTAAAACATTAAAAAGACGATTGGTTTTAGTGGTAAAAAGATCCTTTTTAAAAAATTCACTATCTGTATTGTCTTCATAGTTAACCTTTATTTTTTTATCACTTTCGCTTTCCTTTATGGCTTTATAATATCTTAGTCCTTCATCTGTATCCCATAATACATAATATCCTTGTTTATTCATATAATATATAATTAGATAATTAACTATATATTATTTATAACTTACGGTTTTTACCAGAACGACGACAGAAACTACGTTTATTACCTGATGCGTATTTACAACCAGATTTACCCCGACAAGCTGCTGGTCCCTTTTTACGACACCCAGATTCGTTTTTTTAACGCGTTTGCGGTATTTTTTGCATCTCTTTTTAAGAGTTGCTTTACGACCACGAGTCATTTTAATTTTCTTTCTTCCAGATCCACGACGATTTTTGCGAGTTCTATGTGCTTTACGAGCCATTATAAGTATATTTTTTTTTTGCTAAATATAGAACGCATAAATAATTATTCAGGTTGTTGTGGATTATTCCATTTTTCAAAGCCATTTATGGCTATATATTGCATTTGTCTCATACAGTAAGAAAAGGTTGCCCCAGAATGATTATTGTCTTCTAAACCATTACTGATTTTATTTACATTAGCATGATCCCAAAAAATATATCCAGAATCCTTTGGAGGCTCTTCATCTCTAAACCATTCCCAAAGTCCTAATCTATTAGTAGTGTTAGCCATATCTATAAGGCAAGGTCTAAAGTCAGTTCCATATACCTCTACAAATCGCCAGGAATTTATATTTGATGGGTAATTAATTGATGTCATATACATTAAATCTAATTATCCTTTTAAGTATATTATACAAAATAGAAAATTGAAGTTCTTTGTTTTCATAGTGAACCCTATTACAAAACCTAAAGCAAACCGACAAAAACTACTTAAACCTTAAAGAATGTTCACCACCACTACCGCTACTCGCGAACAGGCTCTCAAGGCAGCAGCTGCGGCAGAGCGGGCTATGGAACGTCACGAGTGCTGTAAGAGCCAGTTCAAGTTCAAGTGCTTCTCGTGTGGAGAGTTCATCAACCGTGGGGACAAGATCACGAAGTGCACCGCACCCTGCTGGGACGGGATGAGGCTCCGGTTTAGGGGTGCTGACGCCCGGAACGGTCTCACTGTGGAGGAGACTGCCTTTTATCTGGCAGAAACCGGAACCCGAACATGGGTCCATATCGGGTGCAACCCCTGCTACTGGGACTCGCTAGCAGAGGACAGCAACGAGTATTCTCCTCCCGCTCTCCGTTCTGCCTACACAGGCTGGGGTGCCAAGGTTTCGTACGAGTTTGATGAATGGCGCCAACGCACCAATCACTATGATATGGAAGAGTTTCTGGAAAAACACGGATATCCTCAGGAGAAGTGGATGATGGACCGCATCATCCACTCTGTCACGCGATTTCAGGCTATCTGGCGAGGATACATCTACAAAAAGGCATATCCAGTTGCCCGCCTTGATGCGATAGCAACACGGATCCTCAACGAAGCTGGACTTGCTACTTTGTGCGGACAAGAAGTTCCTGACCTCATCACCAAGCGCCAAAGTGAAGCCGAACGAAATTCGCGAGCCCGCAACGGATTCCTCCATAATAATTGTTTTGGAGCACACATGGAGATTCTGTTTGATGAAAAACGAACCCGTGCCGCTATTTATAGCGGTGAAGTAATAAAAATACAGGGCCAGGGAGGCGACGGTCTATACTACTGGGTAAAATTTCATCACGATGGAGAGGTGCGAAAATACCACTGGAAACGACTTCTCCAGCTGAAGGTAGAATGTGATGATTTCAAATCAAAACACGGAATACTGGCGGAAATAAAAGGCAAAATTTCTGTCTACTGCTTCATACATGGAGCATCTTACACTACGACGATATACAAAAAAAAAATACAAAAAAAGAAATAAAAAATAAGACAAATTGTATATAAATCCTTTTTTACAGATATAAAATATAGTTATATATAATGGAATCAAAAATGAATGAAGCTGCTAATGAACAAGCAACTAAAAAAGAATTAGAAATTATTGAAAATATTTCTATATCATTAACCGTTGGCGATATAAAAAATATTTGTAAACACGGAGAAACAGTAAAAAATATTAAAAAAAATTTTGCGGATACTATGGTAGAAAAATTAGAAAAAAATGATAAAAAAAAATTTACTAAACTAGAGATAGGTGAAATCAACCCATTTAAAACCGTTTTTTCAAAGAACACTCCATCAAAAAAGGAAGAATTCGTCTGTTCTAATCCTAGAACACATTCATTAACAAATTTTGCCTTGGGGCCTAACATTAGTCTAACAATAAAAGGTATTGAAAAAAATGGCGGAATCAATAGACTGAATCTTTTTTCACCTGTTAAAAATAAAGATTGTCTAAAATCGGTAGGAAAATTAGCAAAAAGCGTTATAGAATTTAGAAATAAAAATTATAAGTCCCTTTTTGAAAGATATGTTATTGGAATGAATGAAAATAAGAACATTGGGGGCAAAAAAAATCCAAAAATTAAAGAGCCCATTTGGACGAAGTTTATAACGGTTAGAAATGTCTTTAATGAAATCAATATAAAAATACAAGCTACAAAAACATTCAAAGAATTTCAAGAATTAGGGTTAGGTATTAATTCTTTTTGTCAAAGTTGGGACAAGGACACCGGTAATGCTAATTTTTCTATTATGAGCCCACATTTCCAAACACGATTTTATATTTCTAATACAGATAAGTTTTTACTTTCATTCCCTGAAAAAGAATCTTTTTTAGAAGCTTATAATAACATTTTAGGACATTTCCTAAAACTATTAAAGTCAAACCTATATTTTGAAAAATATATAAATATAGATAAATTGGTAAAGGTTATAAATTATAACTGTCCTAAAGTATTAGGTTTAGATCTTGACGATTGCTTATTAAAAGAATACTCGTGGGAAGATTATAGAAAAAAGTTCCCAGACGCAAAAGATGAAACAAAGGGTCGTTCGGAACACCCTTTAATGAGAGAAATGACATATATAGTAGAAGAATTGAAAGATGGTTTAAGAGAAGAAGTTGTGGATGTAAGAAAAGTTAAATATAAAACTAAAAAATATTTAGAAAATCCCCCATCTCACGGAAAAGACCAAATTTTAAAGCCTGAATGGAATAGATATAAACAATTACAAATGAAATTTCTTTTATTTCTACGGCCTAATACTGAAGATTTAATAAAGATTGCTATAGATGCATATATTGATGGTAAAATAGGTGGTATTTATATAATATCGGCAAATGATAGCAGTCGTACTATAGCTTTTTTTAATCAAATAAAAATATATAATGAAAAAACTATGTCAGAATTAAACGGTTTATATCCTGGATTATTCATAGTTGTACCCCGTTATCAATTTATGGTGCCAGACAAAAAGAGGGAGACAAAAAAAAGTATTGACCGGCTTATTGAACTATATAATAAAGAGCACCAGGAATTTGATAAAATAAACCCTAATACCAATTTTATTGTTATGGATGATAAACCGTATGATGTGTTGACACGCACAAGAGATACTATAATAGGGGTTAAACCATTTACTCGAAAATCTATAACAGATATACTGAGTCAAAAACCCTTTGAAGATATGAAATTTTTAGATAGTTTGAAAGATGCTATAGAATCAACGATGGAAAAATATGTCGGTAATGACCCTAATAGATACCTTGACTTAGCGGGTGGAAGAAAGATTAATCGCCGTAAAACGCGCAAACGAAGGCGTAAAAAAACAAGAAAGAAAAAGAAAAAGAAAAAAAACAAACGAAAAAAATCCCGTAAAAGAAAAACACGTAAATATTATTATTGAAGAGTTAAATCTTTTATCTTGTCTATATCCTTTCTTCTTCTTTTACACGCACAATATGTTTTATCTTTTTCAGTTGCGTAACATTTAACTGGAGAGATTTTACTAGAATTAATAATTTTTCTTGGACAAATAATATTTTTTCTATGTTTTTTTGATGTTGAAAAAAGTTGTCTTAATATCAAAGAGTGATGTCCTTTTATCATAATATAAATTAAATATTATGATATCTCTAAATTATAATGAAAATTGGAAATAAATATTTGAATAAAAAATATATTATATTATGTCTTTAGATTACGGTTACGAACTTGTAAATATGCCAGTATCATTCTTTATAACTATCGGTAGAGATTTCTTAAATATCTTATGGGGATCTTACACTACGAGAATATATAAAAAAGAAAAAATCAAAAAGAAATAAAAAAAAATACATAAAAACGCCTGGAAATATTATAATAATGAATACCGACAAACCATATATGTGTCCTCACTGCAGTAAGACTTTTTTAACTGATGTAGGAATGAGAAAATGCATAAATAAACATGCAAATAGATGGAATGCTGACTCTATAAAAAAACCACCAAAACAAAAAATACCAGCTGAAATGAGATTTAAAATCTGGGAAACTTATGTAGGTAATCACATAGAATCTCTTTGTTTTTGTTGTAAATCTAAAAGAATAACACCATTTACAAGTTATAATGCTTTTCAAGCAGGTCATATACTGTCTGAGAGTGACGGGGGTAAAATAGAATTAGGTAATCTACTTCCTATTTGTGCTTCTTGTAATAGAAAAATGGGAACAACACATTGGGATGATTATGTGAAAGCTAAAAAGTTGTATATTAGGGTTAAGGGAGATAAAATACCTGAAATACATAAACAAGCTATATTATTAATACAGCGTGTATATAGAAATTATAGATCTTTGAAAACTATTGTTCCATCTACTAAAAAGAAACGTAATAAAAAAAAACGAAAAAAGAAAAAAAAGCACCACTATCTACAACCTACATTCGCTTCTCTTATGAAGAGGAAAAAAATGGTTTTTTAATGTCTTTTTTTCTTCCTAGTTTTATTAGCCCCTTTTCGTGATTTTTTAAGTATTTTATTTTTTTCCCTATTAAATTTTCTTCTAATGTTTTTTATTTCAGTATTAGCATTTTTAAGTGTATGATGTAAATATACTAAGTCTTGTCTATTCATGTATATATATATATCTACCGAAATTTTTTATTTGTTCTATCCCCAATAAATATATTGGATGAAATATTGCTTTTACTATAAGGTATCTCGTTTTTAATACACCAATTGATACATTTTTGAACATTTTGACATTTTAAATTATATATTTTTTCTTGTTTTTTATCCTTATGTGTTATTATTTTTATTGTATTTAATATATTTTCTATTTGTTGATGACCAAATATAGAATTAATTTCATTTATAGAATTTATATAGTAATTTTGTATAGGAACATCTAATATTGAATTTATCTTATATTTATCAAAATCAAATCCATTGAAAAATGATAATATACCTATAAATTTTTTATGCAAGTCTGAAATATTATCATATTTAAATTTTTTACAGATTACATATTTTTCTGAATTTGCGTATCTACTTGTATAAGGCTTCATCAATACTACTTTTTCATAAAATGTGCTGAGTAAATACAATATATCAATGGTTCCATATTCAAAAATATCAAATATTTTTAATACAAAATGTCCGCCTTTCTTTTGCATAACCAAAGCATATAAAACTTGTGTAAAAATTAATCTAAAAGCCACTTGTTCTTGTTTATTAAAATCAGTAGAAAAATCAAAACCCCCATCAGCAGTAACAATATCCATACTATTTGAATGATTTTCAATAATGTATTTTAAATTTTTTTCGTTATACAAGTCTCCTTTTTTATCAACGCCAGAAACAATTTTAATATTTGGATATTTTTGAAGTAAAAAATCAGCCTTATTCCAACCCGGTATATTTATATTTTTATCTTCTAATAAAGTCATACCATAATAGTTATCATCTTTATTATTTCTTAAATATGTAGTAGCTTCTATAAAACCACCAGGACCTTCTGCTAAATGAAATGATTTCATTGGAATATCATTATGGGGTAATAATTTATGCGTATTGTAAATTTCTATCAACTTAAAAAAAGCCCTAGAGATGGGTTTTATTTTACTAATTGATTTTTTTGTATTAGGTATATTAGTATGTATAAATTCATATGGATTTGTAAATTTTTTCGTATTGTCCCAGTGGATTATATGTTTGTCTATTAATCCCTTAATCTTATTTAAATATTTCTTTAAACTTATAACTTTTTTTTTATCATTAGTTATTTCTTTACAAACAAGTTTCAAATTTGAAGGCCTTATATCATATTCTATTTGCGGTAATGTAAAATAAGTCATATTTTATATTATATAATTGTGTTATGTTTAAATGATTTACTTAGGTAATTTAACTTTTTTCTTATATTTTTTAACTTTACGCACCTGTTTTGGTGTAGGTGTATCTACATCATCTTTTTTACTATCTTTAGAATCTTGTGTTAATGATGGAATATTCTTGGCTGTATAATGTATTTCTTCTTGAGCAGCATTTACACTATGAACCTTTTTGTAAATAAAGTAATTATTAAAGAATGAAAGTCTTTTTTCTTTACTGCTTATTAATAAAGCATCACCAATATCAGCCTTTTTTATTTTACGACTTTCAATATCTTCTTCCATTTTATCAAATAACTCATTAAATGATCCTATAGGTTTATCAAAACCCATTTTTTTTATATCTTTTACAGGTGCTTTAACAAATCCATAATTTTCCATAATTTGGTTTAAATAATCAAAATTTACCAAGAATTCGGTAAATCTTTTACCAATAGTATCCATATAAACGCTAATTTCATAACCTAAACAACTATCATTATCTTCAAAATCATCATTATCGTAATCTTTTCGAATATCCCACATTTTTCCTTCCAGATTATCATTCATTTCAAATACACTTTCACCTTTAGATTTCCTAGACAAAGCTTTAAATAGTCGTTTACCATCATAACAAGTTCCAATTAAATATCCACCGACCTTACAATTTTCACTAACATTTCTTAAATATCCATGTAATGATTCTGTTCCCTCAAAGAAATAATGAAGTGAAAATTGCGTAGATATTATATTAAATCCGTCCTTTCCCTTACCATATAATTTAAAAGTAGTTTTACCTAAAGAAGATTCTTCTTTAGCTCCTGTATTATTTAATATAGCATTTACTACTTGTTTAGCTTTTTCACTATACAATCCTGTTCCATCCCTGATATTTTTAGAACTATTTGCTTGTAAAAACATAGCTCTTGGCAATACCTTATATTTCTTTTTTGCTTTCAAATATCTACTACAAGACCCATTAACCCTATTTTCAATATTATCTTTTGATAAATCTACACCAAATACAAATGATAACCTAGCATCTATCCATTTTTGTAAGTCACCAGCTTTTCCTACCGACGTGTCCATTAACGTATCGCCCCTGGAACTAACATTAACTATTAATTTCCTTTTAACATATCTATTATGAAAATCTCTTAGACCACGAACATCTTGGCGGTCAGTAATTTTTTTATAGTAAACTTCACTATCAGATACATCAGGAATGTCGTTTCCCGATGTTATCATTTCCTCTGTAACAGGATTGTTAATAGATTCCCATACACTATCAGCAACATGAAAAGCATTGCCATAATTTTTACCACCGTTTCTGAAATCGGCTGTTTTATCATAACGGACTCTTATTGGAATCCATTGATAATATTTATCTCTTGATGGATCATATCTAAATTCTACAATTGTATTATCTTCTATAATTTCTTCTCCATTTTCAGTTATCATTTGTTTGGTAGTTCCTTTATTATCAAGTATTAAACGACATTCATAAATGGGAAAATTTGGCGTATAACGAGTAGGTATAAACGGCATTGGTTTATATTTATTTCTTTCATTAATTTGATTATATTTTGGAAATTTCCCATCCATTAAATCAGCACAAGGATTTATAAAACCATGTTTATTTTCATCATAACCTACACGTAATATAACTGTTTTATATTGTAAAATTTGATTGTTAGATGTAACATCTAAACCATTTTTAAATATATTACCAATTACTTCATTATCCCCTCCATCTTTTACAGTTGAAATTAAGAAATCTACAGTGTTAAAAGCAGGAGGCTTCCATTTCATAGAATGGCTCCAAGTGACTTTTCTTGGAGGTAGTATTTCACCAATATTATTTGAACCTACACTTTTATCACACGGCGTAAATATTAAACCGTCTGTTTCATATTCAAACATTCCTTCTTCAACACCATCAGATATAATCTTACATTGATCAAATATACTTGTATCTTCTTCCAAATTTGTGTAAAATTTTTTCGTCTGGATTTTCAAAGGGGAATCATAATCTAAAACAACACAATTTGTATCTATATCTTTTACAAATTTATTCAAGCCATTTAATCTAAATTTATCTTTTGCTAATTTTTCATCCAAATATTTAAGCCCTTCCATCTGAATGAATGGAAAGCCTTTATAGTTTTCATTATTTCTATAATAAATATCAAATGCTAAATATATATTGATGAAATCTCCTGCTTTATTATATAATACGTGTTCACCATCTATTATACTATTGTAAACGTTTCTATGCTTTGTTACCATTCCTGTAAATTGAATATTCATATTTGTGTCTATCAAATAAATTTTTCCTATTTTTGATACAAATAATAATTTTCTTAATCCATCTGCCTTTTCTGTTACTGAATATTTTTGATTTATATTTGGTATATTTGAATCTCCATCAATTGGGGTAATATTTGCTACTTCTAAACTTATAGAAGACGGACCAATAAAATCACTTGGTCGTATACGTCTATTCTTAACTCCATCTTTTGTTTTTGGTAATGGTTTGTCTTCATAAATAAGTTTCATATATTCATCTTGAATATTTTTTTGTTCTTTAAATGAAATAGGAAAACTTGACTGTTGCCAACCAGATAAAATTATTTTAATTACATTTTTTAACATTATGGTTAATTCTTCTTCTGAATATCTACGAGCTTTATCATTCAAAAGCTCTATCTCTATTTCATAATTTTCAGGATTATTAAATACTTCAGATTGTTCAACGGTATATTCACTTATAAAATATTTTCTCTTTTTTGATGTTTTTACAATACTACAATCTATTCTAAAAGGTAACTCATCTGATGTATATGAATATCTTTTAATTAATCTAAAGGTTTTCTTTTGATTTGACCAATCATTCAATAGGTTTTTAACCTTAAAACTTCCTTTATTTTCTATTGTTAATGTTACTTCCGATTTGTAATTTATTCTAAATTCGAAATCACGAAAATCTATTGGGGCCAGAGACACTTCTTTTTCTTCATCTTCTATTTGAACCTTTTTACGGAATTTCTGTAAAAATTCTACATTACCATTATAAATAGGTTCAAATATAATTTCTTCTGATAAATTGTTATCCTTACAATATTTTTCTATTGCCGGAAGAGATTTAATACTTGTTCTAATATTTCCCATTTTTTTTCTTCCTGTTTTTGGGTCATCGTATTCATTCGAAATATTTAAAGTATATGTTCCTTGAGAATTATCACTAGTAAAATTCAAAGACTTTAATTTTTCTACAATATTATCAAAATCTATTTTCGTTAATGAATTATATCGATTTGTTCCAAAACGAACTTCAAATTCATCATTTCGTCTCTTTTCTTTACCCAAATAGTAGTTAATATATAGATTTAATAGTTCGTGTGGTTTTGGTCCGTCAGTTTGAGACATTATATATAAAATATGAATATTATTTTATATATATTTTCAATTTTAATTAATTTTTTCTTGTATAAGTTGATATAATTCCTTCTTTGTCTTGCATTTTGTCGTAGTCTTCATTATATTTATTTTTAATGTTTTACATATTTCCCTTAGTTCTAAAACCTTATAATTTGATATAGCCTTTATTGGCTTAGATAAATTTAATATATGTAATTTGGCCTTTTTTAATTCTTCCAATCGTTCATCACTTACATCCATTACTCCATATTTTTCTTCTTTTTTATCATATTGTATAATACATTTTTTATTCGTATCATTGTTCAATTCTTCGAAATAAATATTTTCATCCAAATAAATAATATTTAACTTGTTAACTCGTATTAAAAATAAAAATAAATCTAAGCTTATTTTTTTATCATTCACTAAATTATCCTCTAGTTTTGTTTTTTTAAATTTATATTTTTTTAAGAGTTCTTTGTTTTCCCTTAATGTATATACCAAGTTAATTTTAAGATCTGTTTGACTTGTATATTTTTTCTCACGTTTTATTTCGTATTCACTATAACCATACTTATAAATTACATAACACCAAAATAATGTGTCTTCTTCTTCAGGTATAAATATATCCTTTTTCACTTCCTTTTTTTCTTGAACCTTTATCTTTTTATCTTCTTCGGGTTTATTTATTAATTTTTTCTTATATAAGATATTTTTTAAATTATCGTTATTAAATTCATATTTTTTACATGAATTTAAAAAACCTACTGATAAACTATTACGAACCATGACTTAATATAACTGTGCTCTTTTCTTTATTATCATTTTCAAAATAATCTTTATTTATTTCTTCCTTTATTGTTTCTATGTCTTTTAAGTTTTTTTCCTGTTTTGTTATGTACAATAAGGTTTTGTCTATTTCTTCCATAGTACTTTCATTAAATGAATTCATATTCACAAAAATACCATTTCTATTTTCACTATATTTGATATTGTTTTTTATTAATACTTTTAAAATTTTATTATGATGAAAAGCCTCTAAGTTTTCTATTTTATCCTTTAATGCTATTAATTTTCCCGGGTCCATTTAAATTAAATAAGATTTATACTTTTAAGTAAAAGTTTATTTTTATCTTTTCCTGCTTCTTTTTCTTCTTCTTTTATGTTTTGTTCTTCTTCTTTTCTTTTTTCTTCCTTTTCGTTTTGTTTTTCGTTTCCTTGATTTTTTACGAAGACGACGTGTCTTTCTTCCTCCTATTTGCTTCCAGTAGTCAGCTAATGTTTCTCCCTCTTTTCGTATGTATATGGCATTAAAATCAATTAACATTTCCTTATTTAAAAGATACTCCCCACTCGCATTTGGAAATTCAATCACAACCGATTTATTAAATACACCATTTGTTTGTTTACCACCACTATTATGTATTATAATTCTTGCACCAAAAGCTTTCAGTACGGCCTCAAGACCGTGTTTCTTGGAATAGTTATAAGCTTTGACCGAAAACTTTTTCCCTTCTTCTAATTCTCTTTCTTCTCCACTTACAGTTGTAGACTTAGCCTCTATTTCTTCGTTCTCAAGGAGAGGATTTGCTTTTTTAAATTTATTTACCCAATCGAGATCTTCTTTTGGTGTTCTACCTTGCCATATATATAGACCAATCCATTCAAGAAAATCTCCTGTTATTTTTAAATATTTATCTATACCCTTTTCAAAACCGTCTGTAAAAGGACTACCTAATGTTTCAGGAACATAAAGACTAACCGGTAACTTACTATCGCTAAATGGTTTTTGTGTTTTTAAATATTCTTGAATACTTTTCTTTACATGTCCTGCTTTAAATAAACTTTTATGGAAAGGATCCCAACCAGAGCTAACTAAATTATGTAAACCTTTTATTCTATCGTGGTTTGCTAATGCTTTTATTATATCTTGATAAACATAACTCAGTTTTCTTACTAAACCACCATCTATAGATAAAAATGAACGTGGAAAATTAGTATTTGCCTTTCCCATTAGTTTTATAACATTTTTTGCCCAAAATGTTTTACCAGAAGCACTAGGACCTAATCCCATAATCAATCTAGATTTTTGAGATTGAGGATCTAATTCTTTTAATTTAAAATACTTATGGTCGTTTTCCCATACACCAGTCAATTTGTCATCACCTACTTCAAAAATAAATTTTAAAGGAAAAGACCCATCTTCACCTTCATCATTTGCTGTTGTATCAATTACACTATTGCTTAAAACGCGTAACATAAATGCTGTAGAATTTATTTCTTTTTTTATTTGTGCTGATAAATTTTTAACACAATCTTTTTTACAGTATATCCATTCAGCTTTTCCATGTTTAATTTTTGTTTCTTTCTTCTTAGTAACCAGATCAATTACTTCTTCTATTTTATCTTCAGCACCAGTTAAGTTCATAATTTCTGGATTTAAAATTTGATCTCTAATTTCTGGAACATTATTAAGTTGTTTTTCTTCTCCTTTGTAGTCAACTATAACCTTTTCTAAATATTTGTTTTCTGCATCTTTTTCTTTTTCTGCTTTTTCAAGCAGCATTTTTATACTTGGAACAAGTTGTTCTTCCGTCATTGCCCTCCTTCTTTTCCTTTTTTCACCACCTTTTAGGTTAATAGATGTCATATATATATATATATTATTCAAATAAAATATATATATTTAAAATTTAACGGTCTCTTTTGTAAACCATACCTAAACGATGATGTTTGCGACCTTTGTATGTTTTACCTTTGTATTGAAATGAAGCAGCACCTGCTCTCTTAGATTTCAACATAATTTTAAAGAACGCATTCATCTTTCTTTTACCTTTTTTACCTTTTTTGGCGGTTTTGCGACGGCGACGACGGCCTCCATCTTGAGCTGGGGCAACAGGTTCTTCTTCGCCACCGGGTGCAGGCACTTCAACGGCAGCAGGCTGGCTTTCCGAAGCAGAGCATTTTGAACCACCTCTTTGGCGACTACGGCGCTTTTTGCGTGCGGATTTACCGCGACGACGACTTCTTTTTTGAGTTCTTCGGCGAGTTTTACGGGCCATTATACAATAACTATACATTATTTTTTATAAAGGTAGATTATTAAACCTACTAAAATAGTTCCTATAGCAAATTCAATATATTTTTTACGTGTTTTTGCTATTTCACGATTTTTAAATTCCTTCGGTTTATATTCATTGTAATATTTGTCTAAACAATCATAAAATTCTTCTATTGGTTGGCCTAATTGGAGAGAAATTTTATTAAATATAAAATGAACCCATTTCATCATAGACATCCGCGAGTCTAAATAAGGAGTAACTGGATATTTGTCTAATAATTCCATAAAATTTTTTCCAAAAGGTTCAATAGGTATAAATACAGGTAAATTAGAAATAAAATCGTAATATTTTTTTTTTGCTACATCGTTTGGATTTGATGGATAAGTAATAGCTATTGTTTGCAATGTAAATTTTATATGGGGCAACCACACGTTTGGATTCAAGTTCATTATATACGAAAGGATATAAAAACAAAATGATTTTAACATATAAATGACTTCTTATTCATCATCACATCCATATCAGTTTTGTAATAATTGTGGGAAAACAGGTCACAGTTATAATCAGTGTTCTAAACCTATAACAAGTAATGGTGTTATAGCTTTTACTAAATCAGGAAAATCAGTAAAATATTTGCTAATTTGTAGAAAAGATACATTAGGATACGTTGAATTTTTAAGAGGGAAATATCCTTTGTATAATAAAGAGTATATACAAAATATTATCAATGAGATGACTGTTCAGGAAAAGGCAAATTTACTTACAAAAGATTTTGATACATTATGGAAAGATTTATGGGGTAATTTTTGTGGTATCCAATATAGAAGTGAAGAGAAAAACTCTAGGGATAAATTTAATTCTATTAAGGAAGGTATTCATTTGTTCGACGATAATTTTTTTAATTTAGAAAGTCTTATCCAAAATAGTAACACAAGTTGGACAGAACCTGAATGGGGATTTCCAAAGGGTCGTAGAAATTATCAAGAAAGTGATATTACTTGCGCTTTGAGAGAATTTAGTGAAGAAACAGGTATTCAAAAAAATAATATTACACTTGTTAAAAATTTCATTCCTTTTGATGAAATATTTACAGGATCTAATTATAAGTCATATAAGCATAGATATTTTATGGGATATATGGAAAATTCAAATCTTCCTTGTAATATCCAAAAAAGTGAAGTCAGTCAATTTAAATGGGCAAATATAAATGAATCCATAAAATCAATACGCCCCTATAATTTAGAACGAATACAATTATTAAAGAATATTGAGAATGTTTTGCTTAAATATAGTTTAATCTCATAATATATTAATAATGCCTCCTAAAACAAAAAAATTAAAAAAAAGCACAGGAAACAATAAAACCCAAAAAAAAAACCACTTTCACGAGACAGCATTTAAAATAGACGGTATAGTTCTTCTAGGTACGGATGGTCATAAGTTAAGACTTCGCCAAAGAAGAAATCCAATAAATTCACCTATTACTAGAAAACTTAATAGAGGTAAGGATTTTTGGAGAGAAGAAGATATTATAAAATTTGATTATCTAATAAAAAAAAGAAAAAAAAGATCCGGAAATTATATTTTAAGCGATGAAGATAAAATAAATATTAAAAATTTATTATCAAAAAATAAAAAAGAAAATGTAGTTGATAAATCAATATCAAAAGAACCTGAAAAAGAGCCTGAAAAAGAAGAAGAAGAACCTGAAAAAGAAGAAGAACCTGAAAAAGAAGAAGTAGAAAAAGAACCTGAAAAAAAAGAAATAGATAAAGTTCCTACTAAAAGAGAAATTTCAACAGACGATGATTTAGAAGAATTAAGAGAAATTAGCGAAACACCCGAAAAATTAGAAACCGGGGAAAACTGTTCACAATTATTAGACGAAGATAAAGAAAAATTAAAGAAAAAATCAGTAAGAAACGTGCATTATCAAAAAATTTCAAAATGTATTGAAGCGAAAAATAGAGAAAACTTCTCAAAAGATGATCAACATAGTCATCTATATCCAAATATTATTGACCCTAATTTTAGTAAAAAATTAACACAAAAAAAGGAATTTTCAGATAGTAAAATGTATTCTAAAAGTCATCTTATAGATAATTTAGAAGAAGAAGCCGATAAATTATGTAGTCCTCATTTTGAATTTGAACTTGAACCACATCAGATGTTTATTAAAAATTTCATGTCTTTTCAAACTCCGTATAATAGTTTATTGGTATTTCATGGATTGGGAACAGGTAAAACTTGTTCTGCTATCGGGGTAGCTGAAGAAATGAGAAGTTATTATAAACAACTTGGTATAAACAAAAAAATATTAATTGTAGCTACACCTAATGTTCAAAAAAATTTCGAATTACAACTTTTTGATAAAAGAAAACTAAAAAAATCAAAAACGGGATTATGGAATATTAAGGCTTGTGCCGGTAGTAAATTTATCAAAGAAATAAATCCAATGAATATTGAAGATATATCTGAGGAAAAAATCCTTAAACATATAAAAAAAATTATCAAAAGTTCATATGAATTTATTGGATATATTGAATTTGCGAATCAAATAAATAATCTTGTAGAAAATAAATCAAAAAAATCTAGGAAAATTAAGGAAAAATTTTCAGATAGACTTATAATTATCGATGAAGTTCATAATATTAGAACACAGGATAATAGTTCAGAGGATAATGATAATATAAAAAGTAGAAGAACTATTAAAAACTTTTTAGATTTAGTTACTTACGCTGATAATATGAAGTTATTACTACTTACAGCTACGCCTATGTTCAATAATGCTAAAGAAATAATTTGGCTTACCAACTTAATGAATTTGAATGATAAACGATTTCCTATTAAAATTAAAGATGTATTTAATGATGACGGTAAATTTATAGAAGGAGGTAGAGAATTATTAATTAATAAGCTTACTGGTTATGTTAGTTATTTATCTGGAGAAAATCCTTTTACATTTCCTTATCGTATTTTTCCAAAATATTCGAATAATCCAAATTCTTTATTAAATTTAATTGAAAATAATGATTGGAAATATCCCGTAAAACAAATGAATAATAGAACAATTGATTCAAATAACGGAATGAAATATTTAGATTTGTATATTACAAATCTTTCACCGGAACAAGAAAAAATTTATAATTATGTTATAAATACTTATAAAAATAGAAAACGTTCTCGTTTAAATGAAGGTAGAATAGGAATTCCAATGAAATATATTGAGGGACCATTACAAATATTAAACATGGCTTATCCTCACAAAAAATTAAAGGACAATCCAGAATTAAAGGAAGATATTGTAAAATATCTTTACGGAAAACCAGGATTAACTAGAATAATGGAAGGAAGTTCCAAAAAGAAAAATTTTAGGTATTCAAAATCAACACTAGAACATTTTGGTAAAATATTTAGTAGTGAAGGTGGAGAACAATCCCCTTTAAAAAAATATAGCTCCAAAATGTATTCAATTATAAAAAAAATAAAAGAAAGTGAAGGAATAGTTATTATTTATTCAAATTATATTGATGGGGGATGTGTCCCAATGGCTCTGGCATTAGAAGAAGCAGGAATTACTAGATATGGTTCAACAAAGTCATTATTTAAAACACCTCCTACTTCTAACTTTAAAATAAATGGAGAAAATGCTAAGTATATTATGATTACAGGTGATAAAGATTTATCTCCAAAAACAGAGGTTGAATTATCTGCCGTCACTAGTCCATTAAACACTCAGGGTGAAAAGGTAAAAGCCGTTATTATTTCAAGAGCAGGTTCAGAAGGATTAGATTTCAAAAATATTAGACAAATTCATATATTAGAACCTTGGTATAATCTTAATAGAATAGACCAAATTATTGGAAGAGGGGTTAGAAATAAAAGTCATTGTGCTTTGCCTTTTTCAAAAAGAACAGTTGAGATATTTTTATACGGGACAAAATTATCTAATACTCAAGATGAATGTATAGATTTATTTGTTTATAGATCAGCCGAACATAAATCGATTAAAATAGGAAAAATTACTAGATTATTAAAAGAAAATTCAATTGATTGTATTTTGAATAAAACACAACAAGAATTCAACGCAAACGTTATGAATAAAAATGTTAAACTTACATTATCTGATAATAAAACAATAGATTTCGACGTAGGTCATAAAAATAATAGCATTATTTGTGATTTTATGAATTGTGATTATTCTTGTAGCCCAAATAATGAAGATGTAGATTCTCTAGATATTGATAATTCTACATATAATAAAGATTTTATCCTTATGAACATGGAAAAAATTTTACAACGCATAAGGAACTTATTTAAAGAACATTATATTTATGATAAAGAAGTTTTGATAAAAAGTATAGAAATAACGGGAAAACGATATTCAAGAGAACAAATAGATGTAGCATTAGATACATTAATTAATGATAAAAGTGAAACTCTTGTTGATATGTTAGGTAATATAGGTCGTTTAGTAAATATTGATAATTTTTATGCTTTTCAACCTAACAATATAGATGATATACATATATCAAGTTTACAGAGAAAACGTCCTGTTGATGTTAAAAATAATTCTATTAAAATTAATTTATCAAAAATAAAGAAAAAAATAGGTCAAAAGAAATTAAGAAGCCAAAATAACGATGAAATATTAAATAATTTATTTACAAATTACCAAGGATTATCTAATCCTCAAAAAACTCCAAAAAAATCATGGATTAAAAATGCTGCATGGACCATTAATAACCTTAATAACTATAATGGTATTGATAAAGATAAGTTAATGAATTACGCTTTATTACATTTATTCGAAATTTTACAAGTAGAAGATAAAATTAAGTTATTAAATTCATTATATGGTGAAACGGATTTAGACGATGCGTTTATTGAAAAGGTAAAAAAAATACTATTAGATACATTTATAGTAGAAGAAAAAGATAACAAGGCATTTGTTATGGCCGATTTTAATAAGACAATAAACGAAAGAGGTTATATTTTTTTACTGTTTAATGAAGAAAGTAATTCGTGGGTTGTTGAAAATAATTGGAAAAATGAATTATTATCACCTATAGTTATTAAAGTTATTACACAAGAAAAACTTGTACAAGGAAAAAAAGGAACCGGACTTGTTCCCAAGCCAAATAAAATAAATAATTTTAATACTGAAATTGGATTTATAACAAAAACAACAGGTAATAAAATTGGATTTAAAACGAAGCAAATAGCAACATCAGGTAGAATTAATAAAGGCATTGTATGTCCTTCGGCAGGTGTACCAAAAAGTAGTGTAATTTTCTCATTAAATAAATTAAATAAATTAGTATCTCCAAATAAGGATATAAAATATAACACTACAACAACGGGAACAAAAATAACAATTGTTTCTATATATGATGATACTTCGCATTTTTCGAGAAAAAGTATAGATTACCTTAAAATAGATGCCCATAAAAGAAAACCAATAGCTATAACTGATACGCAATTTTGTATTGAAAAAGAGTTTTTACTTAGGTATTTAGACGAAAAAGAAGATGGTAAAAAATGGTTTTTCAATTCTTTTGAAAGTGAATTAAATGGTATATCGAAATTAAAAGTAACAATATAAATAAAATTGATTTTAAAAACAAATATAATATTACTATATACATATGAGTTCTATATCATCCAAGTTTAAAAAGAAATCATCCAAAAAATCTGGAAAAAGTATATGGATGAAAAATGTTTTAACTCGTAATATTGTAATACCTTTCAGTAGTATAGGTGGTAATATCAATCAAAATATCCAAAAAAAATTAGAAGAAAAACTTTACAATAAATGTTGTCCGGAAGGTTATATTAAATATGGATCAATAACAACTCTCACACATTCCAGTGGAGAAATCCAAGCAAATAATGTAGTATTTGTTGTAATGTTTGAATGTTTAATATGTAGACCTGTTGAAGGTCAAGTTATAAAGGTTAATGTAAAAAATATTACTAAAGCTGGTATTAGAGCAACTTATTCCAAGGAACAAATTTCACCAATTACAGTATTTGTAGCAAGAGATCATCATTACAATAGTGTTGATTTTTCAAAGGTTAAATTAAATGATGATATTGTTATTAAGGTTATTGGAATAAGATATGAACTAAATGATGAAAATATATCCGTATTGGGTGAATTAAGAATAAAACGTAAACCTAAAACAAAGGTTACTGTTATAGATGAATAGAAATTTTAATAAAATTAATTATATATAATATGAAAATTAATTTTATCATTTTTTTAATTACAACCTTTCTTGTTGCTAATACTTATTATGATGGGAAATTTACAGACTATATAATAAAAGGTAAAAAATATTATAAGATGGCTACTTTTGCTTTTGTTGGATTAAGTATGTATGTATTTATAAATAAAAATCCACAACAAAGTAGAAATTTAGTAAAAAATGCTACTGATTTTATAAAATATATGCCTGTTGATTCAAATACAAGTGATTTATTGACGCCTCTATTTGATTTTACAAACGCACAAGATAAAATGAATCATTTTAGAACTCAAAATATTCATATGAATGCTAGTCCTCAACAAAAACGTATGCTTCACTCAGGTGGAACAAGTACAAAAAGATGTGTAAGTGAAACAAAAAAAAAATATGTTGCTTCATCCCAGAGTTGGAAATGTGCTACGTGTGCTAAACAACTTAAACACACATTTCAAGTAGACCATAAACTTGATTTACAATTTGGAGGCACAAACAATGTTGAAAATTTAGAAGCTTTATGTAATGATTGTCACGCCGAAAAAACAGCCCGAAATTATTTATAAATATTTAATATGTATAAAATATAAATGACTGAAAAGAAACAAAAAGAATCAAGTATTACACACAATGCTATAAAAACAACAGCTGATATAATTGTATGGTTACCACTAACTATCATTATTTTATCCGTTTTGGTTACTATTGGATACGGTGTATATAAATTAAAAACAGATGGTGTATGGCCACCTCAATATCAATCGGCTGGGCGATTATTTATATCAATTATGAAACAAATACTTACTGCTCTACAAATACCATTATATTTCTTATGGTGGTTGTTACCTATTACTCCTGGATTAAGAACTAGATTTAATAATTGGATGTTTCCAGGACCATTGGGCTCTCCTCCTGTAGTCGGTGACCCTAGACTTATTTTACCATTCGGTTCTCTTAATAATGGACAACCATATACTGGACCTGCTTCTCGAGCTAACCAAGGACCAAAAAATTTATGGAAAACCTTGGGTATTTTATTTGTTTCTCTATTAATAGCTGCTTCATATTTAATTTTTAGATATCCACCTGGATGGATGTTAGGTTATTCAAGAATAATTAATTTTATGTTAATGTTTGGATTAATGGCTGGAGTTATAGGTTTATTTATATTATTTAATAAAGATATTATGAGTGGTACAAGTCGGTTTGGAATTGGAACACCATTTCCCGATGGAAACCAACCTAACAGTCAATTCAATTGGTTATTTAAAAATGTATCTAGATATTTATTTACGACTATTTCTGTTGGATTGCTATTAGCATTTTTATGTTTTCTAATGTATTTGTTTGTATTTTCAAGTGGTATAGCATCTGTTACAGGTACAACATTTTTAATGGTTGTATTAGGAGCTGTATTATTAGGATTAACATATTTTAAACTTAAAACAAACCCTAATTTTATGAGGTTTATTGATGGTTCAAAGGCTATATCAGGTTTATTTTATGCTTTTTTTATTATTCCTTGTATTTTCTTTGAGATAACACGTTTCCTTTATAATCAATTTAGACATACTCCAAAAAGCGCATATATTATTTTAGGCATAGAAATAGCATTAATTAGTTTATATTTCGTAATTCCTAAAATTATTAATTGGTTTTATACCTTTACACCAGGAAAAGAAAACAAAGATATTATTATTCAAAATAAAATAAATTCAGCAAAAAAAGATAAAATTGTTATAGAAGAAAGAATAAATCAAATATTAAGTTATAAATCTGATGGAAAAGGTTCAGAACTTACAAAATCTCAATGGAAAACAATCATTAGTAAATATTATAATAGTAAAGATAAGGAGGAAGATTTAAGAAGTTGGTTGGCGGATTATGGTTATATAACAAAAGAAATGTGTAAGGAGAAACAAAAGATGAACAGCGGTGAAGGTGATACAAAAGATTGTGAAAAACGAATGAATAATATGGTAGATTTTATTCAATCTAATACAAGTGAATTAGTATCATTAAAAAGCAAAAAGAAAAATATTAAAATTTATATTAAAGACCTAGAAAATCAAAAGAGAAATTTAAAGCAATTTAATAAGGGTAAAGTATTGCTTAGAGAACCTGTATATCTTAATAATAAAAAACATATAGGTGGATTTCAAGATTTTAATGTTGATAAAATAGATCTTGAATATAATTACAATTATTCTATTAGTTCTTGGTTCTTTATAAGAGCTAATCCTCCTAATTTTAAAAAGTCATACAGCAAATATAGTGTTATATTAAATTATGGTAATAAACCTAAGATTATGTACAATCCCATGTTAAATAAAATAAAAGTTATAATGAATAATGGTCTTAATAAAAAACACATTGAATATATTATTGATGGACCTGGCTTACAAAAATGGAATAATATTGTAATCAATTATGATGGAGGACATTTAGATATATTTATGAATAGTAAATTATTAAGGTCTTTTCCAAGTGTTCTTCCGTATATGTCTTACGACCAATTAACTGTTGGAGAAAATGAAGGCTTGGGAGGAGGTATTTGTAATGTAGTATACTTTCCCGTTTCAATTTCAAGGGAGAGAATAATTGCTAATTATAATTTATTAAAAAATAATAACCCACCCATCATTTAGATAAATTTCTAAATCTATATTATATCATGGAAAGTAAAAAAATCCTACTAGGTGTAATCGTTCTTTTAATAATATATTTTGTTTATATTTATGTTTTTAAAGATAGTTCATCGACCAACTTATATAGCGGTGGAAATGCTAAAAATTCCAAAGAAATTAAGGCATCTAAATTACCAGGTAATCCTGCTTCTGTTTCATACACTTACAGTATTTGGATTTATATAAATAGCTGGCAATACAGATACGGTCAAAATAAACAAATTTTTTACAGAAGTTCAAGTTCCGATAAAAATCCAGCTCCTAATACAATGCTTCCTCAATTATCTTTAGCAGGTTCTAAAAATGACTTATCAATTGTAATGGGTCTTCAAGGAACACCTGGAATTTCTGAATCATGGACAATAAATAATATCCCTCTTCAAAAATGGTGCAATATTACAATTACCACAACTACCAGGGCAGTTGATACATATATTGATGGTAAATTGGTTAATACACATACTCTTCCAGCTGTTCCTATTACTAGTGAAAATGCTAATATTCTACTTACACCCGATGGTGGTTTTGATGGAGAAACAGCCAAATTTAGATATTATTCTCGAACTATTAATCCTCGCGAAGCATATGAAATTTATAGAGAAGGCCCAGGAAGCAATTGGTTAAGTGACCTTCTTAATCAATATAAAATTAAATTGTCATTCCTCAAGGATAATGAAGAAATTAACAGTTTCTCTGTGTAATTATCTTGTCAATAATATATAATATGTCTTACGGTAGTTTTTCAAGTAACTATAATAAAAGTCCTCTGGCTAACTTTGGAAGTGCTCTAGGTGGTGCATCTAACAAAGCCTCTGGATTCATGTCTAAATTTAGGAATAATAAGGTAGTTGGTGGTTCAGTTGACTTTTTATATTCCAATTCTTTAGTAGCTAAAGTTTGTTTTTTAATATTAATAATTGTTATATTTGTTATCGCTTTGAGATTAGGTTCTAGGTTGATTATGTGGGCTCTTAGCACTGATAAAAATCCCATCTTAGTTAAAGGATTTATTGATGCATCAGACCCTGGGGCTTCTGGAACAGTTGTTATGGATCCTAAACTCACTGGGTCTAAACCCATTATAAGATCTGTTAATGAAAGAGAAGGAATTGAATTTACTTATAGTGTATGGTTATATGTTACTAATTATTCTATTAATCAAGGAGCTAAACGACATATTTTTAATAAAGGCTCGTCACAGAATGTAAGTGGGAAATCTTCATTCGATGCAGGTGGAATCAATATTGATACAACTGGAATGAATTTCCCCAATAATGCGCCTGGAGTATATTTTAAAGCTAATGATGAAAAAAATGGATCAAATCAACTTGCTATATATATGAATACATTCAATAATGTCATTGAAGAAGTTACAATTGGAGATTTGCCTGTTAAAAAATGGTTTAATCTTACTATTAGAGTTAGACATAACAAAATGGATACATATATTAATGGAACCATCGTTAATCGTCATAAATTTAGCTCTCCTGTGAAACAAAATTATGGAAACGTTTATGTATGTCAAAATGGTGGTTTCGCAGGTAATCTATCTAATTTAAGATATTATAGTTATGGTCTTTCAGGTGTTCAAATTAATGACCTTGTTGCAGCTGGACCTGACCTTACTCCTAATGATTCTATGAAAATATTCCCATATTACTTTTCTCTTAGATGGTTCTTTAAAAAACCACAGCTCGCATCAGGTGCACAATAATTACATAATTTTAAATATTTAAACTATGTAATTTATCTTCTTAAAGCAGGATTTATACAAATATCTTTTGTTGGAAATACTTGCTTAGATATACACGTATCTCCTGAATTCATTTTAACACAACTTCTAAAAGTTCTGTCTGTTCCTATATAACAATATCCTGATTGTTTTGGCTGTTGTATTTCACTTTCACTTGATATGTCTGCTCTTGTATTATCATCATCACTTAAACCATTAGGACCCTCTATTGCTTTTCCTACTCTATTATCTGCTCTATTTTCTATCTTTTCTCCTAATTCTTGAACCGTTCCCGTTACATCGCGTGTAACTTCTTGTGCTATATTTACTGTTCCTTTAGTTCCTTCTGCTGCCACATCTATTGTTGCTTGAGTTACTTTACCCGTTCCTACTATTCCCATACCAAATAATTTACCTAAAATATCCGTTCCCTCATAGTAATATAAATATACATTGTATGCTAAAAATGCTAATGCTAAAACTATTAATCCTATCTTTATAAAGATCGCACCACCGTCATTTGAACTTTTATTCAATGAAGGCAAATTTGACTTTGTTTTATTAATAGATGCGCTTATTTTTTCACTTAAACTGGGTGTAGGAGTTTGAATCATTGATGGACTTTTTGATGGTGTTATCGATTTCATTATTGCTGGTATTGTATTGCTCATTATATACACTTTATAAATATTAAATTATTTAGAATATATATATACGATGCCTATTGTATTACCTAAATGTCCAAATAGTTATAAATTAAATAAAGATAAATGTAGATGTAAAAAAATGGTAACTAAAAAAAAAACACATAAGAAAGTTAAAAAAAATAAAACAATTAAGAAAAAGAACATTAAATGTGATACGGCAAAAAAAAAAGAATGTAAATCAAAAAATAAAGTATGTAATCCAGATACTGGAAGGTGTAAAAAACCCGAAGTAAAAAAAACTAAGAAGAAAAAGAAAACAACTGTTAGCAAAACAAAAAAACTTAAAAAGAAGACTAAACTTACAAAAAAATTAGTAAAAGAACTAAAAGACAATCCAACAATTAGCAGATTGCGCTCTTACAGTCCTACTATTAATAAAGAAATAGAACGATTATCAATTAGTCCTCATAAAGAGTTATTTTACCAAGAATGTAAAGAAAATCAAATATTTGTTCCTGGAAAAGAAAAGTGTTTTGGTTGGAAGTCTAAAAAAGCTCAGCAATATTTATTAGATAATTTAAAAAGTAAAAAACCACTCATAGCTAAAAACATACGAGCTCCATATCAAAATAGATCTAATTGTTGGTTTAATACCTTTTTTATGCTTTTCTTTATTACTGATAAAGGACGTAAATTCTTTAAAGCATTCAGGGAAAGTATGATTACTGGTAAGTTTAGAACTACAAAAGCAAAAATACCTGATAAAGTTAGATATCCTTTTTGGTTGTTAAATAAAATGATTACCGCAGCATTATTAGGAACATTAGATCCTACTGGATTTTGGAATGAAATGGATACAAATGATGTTATAAAAGAAATTTACCAAAAGATAGGAAAAAGATATAGTGGTAAAGCTATAGTAGGACATCAAGAAATAACTAAACCCGGGGACGCAGGAAATCCTATTAGTATGTTTTTGGGAATTATTAATTATTTTGATAATCAACATAACGCACACGGATTTGGTTTAAGAAATTTTAGTGTTCGCGGTCATATAAATTTTGGCTTTCTAAAAATTCCTGGTTCATCTATATATAATCATATTGTTGAAAATAAACCGCATATTATTATTATTCCTATTATAGATAATACTGATGGTGACCCACAAAAGGGAATTACACAGGCAAATGGAAAACTTTATGGTAATGATAAAAAATACGCCAAGGTAAAAGATTTCAAAAAGCAGAAGAAATACACTTTTACCGATTCATCTGGAAAAAAAATGGAATATACATTGGATTCTGTAGGTATTCGTGATATTAACCAAGGTCATATATGTGCTTTACTAACATTAAATAAAAAAGATTATATGTTTGACGGTGAAAATCAAACGAATATTTATAGAAAGGATTGGAAGAAATTATTAAATAGAGATGAAGATTTTAAAATTACACCCCGTATAACAGAGAAATATAATTTTACCAAGTGTTATCAGTGTTTGATATATTTCAGAAGTAAGTAAAATTGAATTTTTTGTTTATATTGTACAAAATGTAACAAATATGACTTCTGGTAATTTTACAAATCCCTTAACATATGTGATAACATTATCATTTGTTGCTTTTGAGATGTTTAGTTTTTATATACACTTAGCATCAGTTTTCAAGTATCATGTATGGGTACGTTCTCCTGTATGGAACTTATATCATGTTATTGAAACAGCTTCAGTAACTGTTGTTTGTATGAAATTAAAGACTTGGTGGTCTATAGCGGTTATGATTATTCATGTTATTCAACATGTTGGGTATTTACTAATGCCTTTGTTTTCTCGTAAAAATTTATACATATTTACTATGGAGGTAGAAAGTAAAAACTCAACACAACTACAAAGGTTATGTTCATATGGTTTCGATACTCTTGTACATCTTATATGCTTGATTGCTAATTTCTACATTTGGTTTTAAATAAAATATCATAAAAAAATATCATAAAAAATAGGAAACAAATTTTTATAAAAAAGTTATCCATATGTCAGTTTTGGACAAAAAAAAAATGTCCATTTTTGAAATTTTCAAATAACTTTTTTCGGAATTTTAGGTCATTTTCTGACTTAGAGCATCTTGTAGGGATTTTTTTAAAAGTAGTACAAAATTTTTGTTACCATAACTTAAAAAAAGGCACTATGGCTAATTATTTTACCCCAAAATACTTAAAAATAAAATGGACATTTATTATATATGTTGAAAAATGTTGAAAAAAGGTTGAAAAATTCTCAAAATTTCTCAAAAAACTCTCAAATTTATTATTGTGAGTGTTGTGACTATAAATCAAGTAGAAAAAGTGATTATAAGAAACATCTGTCGTCTAAAAAACATAAGAAAAATACGTTGAAAAGTGTTGAAAATCCGTTGAAAAAATTCTCAACTTTAGGAAAAACTAATCATGTCTGTTGCAATTGTGGTAAAAGTTATAAAGATAGAAGTGGATTATGGCATCATAAAAAGAAATGTAAAGCGAAAGAAAGCTCTAATTTAGAAAACCAAAAATTAAAAGAAGAATTAAAAGCGATGAAAGAGGAAATGAAAAATTTAAAAAATATGCAGCAACACGTAACAAACAATATCCAAAACAACGTCACGCAGAATATTATTATTATAGACCAAAATACATTTTTATCCAAACTTGCGAATAACGCTTTAAATATTGAAGATTTTGTTAAGCAATTAAAATTAGATCAAAATGATTATAATTTCGCATTAGAAAACGGATATCAAAAGGGTGTCGCTAATGTAATAATCAAGCAACTTGAAAACTTAGACGACACACAACGTCCTATTCATTCTACTGATAAAAAGCGTGGTAAGTTCTTAATAAAAACAAAGGGAGAATGGAAAAAGGATAATGGTGAATCAGTAGATCACGTTATAACTAGTGTAGGTAATAAACTAAATACATATGATATAGGTAATATAACTGCCGAAGACTTAAAAGATCCAGAAGTAATGGAACAATATCAGAAGAATACACTAAAACTTGCTACAAAAAGTGACCCAAGGGAAAAAGTAAGAGAAAATAAGAAAATAAAGTGTCAAATAGCAGAAACAATATTAATGAAGGATGCTATTCAGAATGCTAATAAGAAAATTGAAAGTTAATTTAATTTAAAATTATTTATTTATTAAAATGACTTCTTTACTACATACCGAAAAAAAACCTGATTGTCCAGATTGTGGAAAATTCTTCAGCCACCCTACATTTGATGATAAATGTTCTCGTTGTTGTGGTTACAAAGGAATCGCGTCAGCACCATATCCTTGGTATAGCCAAGAGTTTCAAAGACAGTTATCAAAATATGTGGAAGAACATACGATAGATACGAGTTCTCATTATTATCAAGTGATTATGTATCATACTGAAAAAAATAACTTAAAAATCGTTTTAGAAATATTCAAGGAAATGAGGAAGGAAAATTTGTGGATAAAGGCAGATTTTGCTGTTAAACTATTAAGAGAAGTAGGTCGTGATATTCCTGAAAAACTAAGTTTATATTGTTGTATGATATTGGATTGGTGGAATATGAAAAGAGAAGATGGGTTTAATGGTGGAGAATTATGTTATTATGGAAATTTTGGTGAAGGGGGTACAAGGATAGTAACAAGTATTCCTCCAAAGGCACCTTTATCTTGGAATTTGAAAGATGTTCCAAAAATGTGGGCAAAAAATTCAAAAAATAATTTTTAGGTTCAAGATAATTATAAAGTATTTAAATGATGCTTTATAATTATTTATAAAATGTGTTTAATGTGTTTAGATATGGAGTGTAAGAAATCAAGTTGTAAGGATATAAAATGTAAAAGATATTTTTTACCTTTAATATTTGCCCCAGTAGCAGCAATTCATCCAGAGATATTTAATTTTTATTATTTTCCATTAGTAGTTGGAGTATCGGCGTTTATTTTATTTTGGAATTTTCCAAAAATAGTATATTATACAGCATCGAGGCCCTTATACTATGAGGATTTGTTTATAGACTCGTCAAAATTACCAAACTATGATGTGTCTATATCTATTAAAAACCATTTTCAACTTGTATTGGAATGGGTATTGATAATAACGAACACATTATTGGTTATGGCTCTAAGTGATTATTGGTTATATAAGACAGTTGACCATTTTACAGTAATAGAAATAGTAGGTATAACTGGTGGTATTATAAAAGTATTTCAAACAATAAATAACACAATAAGTAGGTTAATGTTAAAATTATTACGCAAGAAAGTAAAGAAGGAAAATAAAACGTTAAAAGATTTACAAAGTAAAAAATTAAAGGATTTGGTAAATTTTAAAGTAACAGATGGAAACTTTAAAATAAACGGAAAAGAAATAGAATTAATAGGTATTGATCATAATATTAAATATAATAGAGAGCGACTTCAAACAATTTGATGATAGAAATAGTGAATAAGTGAGAATAAAATACCACCCCATAATCCGTCTAGAACAACTGTTTTCCAATACCATTTATCAAATAAAGCTTTATTAGTAAGTTCGTATATACCATACGTAAAAACTCCTAAAATAGCCATATCTTTTATGGAAAATTTTTTTTCCACAATAAAATAATAAATGCCTAAAGTCATAATTAAATAACAAAGAACAGTGGATATGATATTTAAACGAAGTTCTGTTCCTTGTATTGATTTGATTTGATGTTTAAAAGTATTGGATATTAAGTTCAGGAATATTGCGTCAATTCCAACAACAAGAGTAGAAATTATTAAATAACTTTTAATATTCATTATAAAAATTATTTACAAAAAAAATTTAACGACGGCGACGGCGACGAGAACTACGTTTTTTCATAGTCTTTCTGCGTTTTCCACCTCTTTTACTCTTGTGGGTGCGTGATTTTCTTTTGTGCGTGCGGGAACGACGTTTGTGTGAACGTTTATGAGAACGGGATGCTTTACGAGCCATTATATAATTTATTAAGAAAAAAAAAATATATAATTATTATTGTTTTTGATATATTTAACATTTGGTATCAATAACGACACCTTTGTAAACAACATTTTTGTTGCGGCAACAATTGCTTAAAAGGTTGAGGAACGCAACACTTTTACCTACTGTTGGGTAAAGTCCAAATTTCATGTTACCACCAAAGTTCATAGTAGAACCATTAGATACTGTATATGAACGGCCATTAATTTTACAAGTTGTTGTTTTATTTGCATCTGCAGAAGGAGCATATCCGTGAAGAGCGTTTCTTTTTCTAATACTTGACATCTTATATAATTATAGTTAGAAAAAAAATTAATTATTTCTAGGAACCATTCCAGATAACGCATTCATTTTATCCAATTTAGCAATAGTTTTTTCTAAATTATTGTTTGTAAAACTATTATTAAATAAATAATCGGTATCTGGTTTTATCTCATTTTTTTTTATTTGCTTGTAAATTACATTTATTTTTGAAGTAACATTTTGTATAATATTTTTATCTGAAATAATAGGTATAGAATTATCTAAAGTTTCTGTTAAAAGATGGATAGCGAAATAAATAAGATATTTTCTCCTTTTTTTAACACCTGGTTTAAATTTTAAACAATATAGATTAAGTAATGATTTAATTAGTTTGTGATGTCCATTGCTTCTATTGACCGATTCAAGTAATAAACAATCCCAAATAATCCAAATTATATCTTTTTGAAGTTTAGAATCAACAGGAACATTTCTCCTTTCACAAAAGAATTTTTTTTTCTCTTTTTTACAAGCATCTTCAAATCCGGTTATCCATTCTAACCAATAACAAGCTTCGGTACCATTTTTTTGAGAAGAAAGTAAATTCCAATAAAATTCATTTACTGCTATAAATAATTCTTTAGGGTCTTCTTTCATGAAAATTTTGGTTCCATATGAGATGTCTTTTGCTTTTAATTTATGAGATAATTTTGTAACATTAAAATCCTCTTTATTTATTTTAATATTGTCGAAAGAATGTTTTTTTCTGGAAAGACAAATAACACATATAACTTCAGCAAATAATTTTCTAATTTTATTATTATTTCTCATTTTTAATAAACTATCAGTATATCCATTATTTAATATATTTTTAAAGTCATTAATTCTCATATCGATATAAATGGGTAATTTTGGATTTCCAATATGAATATTTTTACCAATAAATAAAAGAAAAATATCCCAAACATCTAAAAAGTGACCAGCACATATAAATTCTCCAACCCAATAACATGATGGTTCTATTTTTCCAGCACTTAAATTATTTAGTAATTCTTTTTTAGCATCTGATTTCTTAAAATTTGAAAATGTAATTCCTTTGAAGGCTTTAATTAATCTTTTGTCGCTAATTTCATTTTGATTCATATTAATACATATTTTATATAAAAAAAATAACTAATTAATACATATAGAATGATGAAATCGTTAAAAAAAATGGTAAAACCAATTATGAAATTAGATAAATGGGCTAAAGGTGTGTTATTTTTAGCAGTAATTTTGATAATATGTTTAGTAATGAATTTACATATTCCAGTCCAAGAAGGTTTTGTTCAGCAAAAAAAATTTGTAATGAAAGAGGGTATTAATTGTTATGATGATTTTTATAGTGAAATATACGATGATTTAGTATATGATGAAGTGAAAAATGATTTTGAAATAGGTGAATTAAACCGATTAATTCAACCAACAACAAGAAGTAGAATATTAGACATTGGTAGTGGAAGCGGACATCACGTGTCTATGATGAAGAAATTTAAATGTCACGCAGAAGGTGTTGATGTTTCCCCTTCTATGGTTAAAAAGGCAAAAAAGAAATATAAAGATTGTAAATTTAAGGAAGGAGATGCTTTAAATAATATGTTATATCCAAGAAATAGTTTTTCGACAGTAACTTGTTTCTATTTTACTATTTATTATATGGAGGATAAGAAAAAATTCATTAATAATGTTTATGACTGGTTAATGCCTGGTGGATACTTTTTATTACATTTAGTCAATAGAGATAAATTTGATCCTATTTTATATACAGCAGACCCATTACATATTGTTAGTGCGCAAAAGTATGCTAAAAAACGTATAACAAATTCTTTGGTGAAATTTAAAGACTTTCAATACAAGGCAAATTTTAAATTAGATAAAGAAAATGATTTAGCAGAATTTAAAGAAGACCTAATAGATGATAAAACAAAAAATGTAAGACAGAATGTTCATAAACTTTATATGAGTCCTCAAAAATCTATTATATCGTTAGCAAAACAAGCAGGTTTTATCTTAAAAGGAAAAGTAAATATGGTAGCAACACAATACGAATATCAATATTTATATTTAATGTATAAACCAGAATAATCTCGTAATTATTTTATTTTTATCTTATAATAATAAATAAAATGACTTCGTTAGCAGAAGGTGATTATCGAACAGAGGCAAGTTTTCCTCTTTTAAGTAAAACACAGGAAGGTGATAGTAGTTACAGAGAACAAATGATTCCTTCTTTTTCAGATTTAAAAGCAACATATGGTAAAAAATGGGCAAAAGAAAAATTAGAATTCCAAACTCAATTAAAATGTAATTTTTTTCAAAAAGTAGAAACTTTTGCTTCGGGTCAACAAGAGTTATTTATGTTATGTACTCCTGAATACAAAGAAAAATTATTTATTCAGGCTTTTTTGGATTTATTTCCATCACAGTATCAACCACACGTTGGTGATGTAGAGCGACTTGCGTCGAAGAGAACACGTAGATTATTTGTTACATTACCAAATAGCTACGAATGACTAACCGGTTGTTTCAAAAAGAAAGTGCTTCACATATATGAGGATATAGAAGGTAATATATGTGAAAAATATAAGATGAAATGGGTTTGTTTCTAATGATTACTATTTAATCAAATTGTAATTATTAATATGGTACATTAAAAGCAACATTTCTAGGTGCGAGTTCAATTCTTCCACGATTAGAATAATCTACTCGTGATTTTTGTATTATCGATGTAAGATTAGATTTATTAGCACTATCTAAATTTTCATTTACCATATTCATTAACATTAATTTTTCATCTGTATTTCTTAATATTTTATCATATTCTGTTTCTAAATCTCTTTGTTTTTTACCAGTATTATCATCAGGCCCTTATATCGTATCTTTTATTTTTTTTCGTATTTTATCTTCGGCTTCTTTAAGTTTCTCCAATTCAGGATGTAATTTATCTTTGAACTTTAGAAAAGCTGCTTGTTTTTGATCTGCTACTTGTTGTTGGTCTTCAGGTTTAGGTCTATTTCTTCTAGTTATTCTGTTTTTAATTTTACGAGCTATTTTTTGTCCTCTGCTTAATCTATCAGGATGAATTGTATTATAATATTGTTCTGCCCGTGAGATTTCATTACATAATTTTGAATCTTTTGGGTCTTTAAAACCATAGCAGTTTTCATTTCCTCCTTTTCTTCTACGTGTTTTTCGTTTTCCTCCTCTTTTTACTGCTTTTCTGTATCTATTGTTGTATTGTTTGCGACTTTTTTTATTGGAAAGAATTTTGTAAGCTTCATTGACTTTTTTGTTGACCTTTCTTTTCTTTTTGAGACCTTTAAAGGCTTTTCTAATTTGCTTTTGGGATGCGTATTTACTAACACCTAATCGTTTATATAAATGGTGTCCTCCATGTTGTTTTCGTGTTTTCATCGTATATATATTGATTATATTTTCCCAAAAATATATAATGTATTATTTGGGAATTGTATTAGCAATTATTTGTATAATTATAGGTATTTATAAAGTAAAATATCCATTTTGGTCTAAACAACCTGTATTTCATTATCATAATTTGAAGTATTGGATGTTTCCACCTGGAATTATTCAACACGATAAACCGGAAAAGAATAAATTTTACAATGAAAAGATAGAATTTAGTGATTATTTTAGTTTAGATTATTCAAAAAAATTGAAGTTTGTCTATTTTATACGCAAGAATTATATGCCACATAAACATGAATGTTATAATCCTCCTAAAAAAGGTATTTTAAATTATTTCAAAAATCATAACGATAAAAGTTATATATCTTTAAAAATGGAAAATAACAAAATATTAGGTTGTATGAGCACAAGACCATTAAATTGTTTTATAAAAGACAAAAAGATTGATTTACATTATGTAGATTTTTTATGTGTAGATAGCAAACATAGAAAAAAAGGTATAGCTCCGGAAGTCATTTACTCGCATTATTTAAATCATCGTAATAAACATAAAAGTGTAGTTTTTTTATTTAAACGAGAAGGTGCGAGAACATTGATAGTTCCCTTAACAACATACTATAATTATATGTTTGATATAACATTTTGGGATAAAAAGGTTTTATTTGATGAACAAATGTTAAATAGTATATTAATAACAAAAAATACTGAGTATTTATTACATGATGTTTGGGATAGGTTAGTAAAGAGTAAAAATTTTGATTGTATGATATTGCCCAATTTAAATCATATAATGAAACTCATATATGACGGACAATTATATGTGAGTGTAACGATGATTGAAAAAGAACCATATGATTTGTTTTTTTTTAGAAATAGTTATACTAGTTATGAAGGTAGCAATGCTATAGAATGTATATGTAGTTTTAATGAGACACACGATAGTGTTTTTACTATAAGTTTTTTGAGTGCTTTATCACAACTACGTAAATTGGAAAAAACAAAAAAATTATTTATAGAAAATATAGGAGATAACAAAGTATTATTGAAAAATATATTGGGTAGGTATAATCCAGAAGAAAAAATCCAAACATCTTATTATTTTTATAATTTTGGTTATAGACCATTTATGAGTGATAAGGTGTTTATGTTAAATTGATTCATCTGTAATAATATAACCGTTTACTATTGGTATAATATGTTTAATTTTATTAGGATTATTTGAAGGTTTATACTTATAATAACAACAACATAAACAGGTAATTATGAGCATAGACAGAATAATAATATTTATATAATAATTGGTAAAATAATTAACCATTTATTATATAATAGATTTAACTACTTAATATAGTTAAAAATATATTAACGAGTATATTTTCCAGCGCGTGCGAAGGAGTCAACACAAAAAATAGTAAAAACGCCTAAAAACATATATAAAACTAGTTCTTCTGTTACATTAGAAGTTTTTTCATCTTCTTGTTTTTCTAAAAGATGGATCATATAATTAAGTTTTTTCATAAGTTGATCTTTTGATCCATGTAAATTTGCCTGATTCGCAGTTTTAGTATAATATGGAACATAAGTATTCATATAATTTTTGTAGTTGTTTTCAGATAATTCATGTTGATTAATAGTTTCAAATTGTTCAACCGATACAGGGTCGTCGCTCTGAACCTGTGGAGGCATATTTTCTTCCTTTTTATCATCAGGTGCTTTAGTAATAATAGGATTACCCATAGGTTCAAAATTTGCTAAACCAGACTCATCGCTATCTTCCATATCATTAAAACCTTCATTAATAGAGTTTAGGAAATTTTCAACCTTTTTTGTCGGTTTTTTTTTAATAGTTTTATTTTTTCTTCTAGATTGAGATTGAATTTTCGATACAGAAAGATTATTAGACTGATTAGTATCAAATGTGGAAAATGATAAAGAACTTGCCATTATACTTATAAAAAAATAAGATTATAATTTTATACTAATAACTGAAAAATTATATACTTATTTATTATATATGGAAGAAGTTGTACAATATATATTATTAGCAATTGTGGTAATGTTAGTTTATAAAAAACCAGAATGTTTAAAGGCTTTTGTTAAAAATAAAGTATTATTAATTGGTTTAATTCTCCTAAACGTTCATTTAACGGTGACTTATGGGGTATCTTGTGGAATATTGGGTTCAGTAATAATAATAATGTTAATGGACACAGATGGATATGAATACAAAGAGGCATTTAGTCCAAAATTAGAAGTTTGGTCTCCGACAGAATTTACACAAGCGTGTGTGAGTGATATTGATCGAGATTTAAAGCTTAAAGGTGAAAGAAATACATTACGTGCAACAAATCAAATAGACAATCATACAAATGGTGGTTATATGGAAACAAAACAATTATATTAATATGGTAAAAAAGAAAAATATCTTTTTACAATATATAGATGATAAGTGAAGTATTTAATTATTTAGGTTATTTAAATAATAGCAAATTTTTTGCTGGATTAGTAATGATAATGTTAAATATAGGTTCTAAATATGTAACAATAGAATTAAGTAAATCACAAGAAGCATATTTAAAAAATAGTGTGGGTAGACAATTGTTAATTTTTGCTATATCTTGGATGGGAAGTAGAGATATATTAATAGCACTCGCATTAACTGCTATATTTACAGTATTAACAGACCATTTATTTAATGAAGAAAGTCCTATGTGTGTAATACCAATGAAATATAGACACTTTGAAGAAGTTTTGGATTTAGATAATGATGATAAAGTGACGGATGAAGAACTTTCTAAAGCAACTGCTATATTAGAAAAAGCAAAAAGAAGGGGACAGCGAAAAGAACAATTAAGAAATTTAAATAATTTTATTATGAAGGTTTAATTTCTCTATTAATTATAACTATGCTAGTAATAACTAATAGATTACCGTTAAATACATTATATCCTAAACCTGAAGAAAAATGCGGGTTATTACGGGGAAATAGAGATAGTAATCCTCCTCAATTACCTGAAATATCAAAATTATTATATCGTGTAAGTTTTAAATTTAAATCTCTACAAACAGGAGATGTATATCAAGATTTAGTGTCTAGTAATTTTTTATTTGATACAACAAATACAAAGGGTTTAATAAAATCAGGGAGTTTAGTAATTTATAAACCAAAAAATAAGTCAGACCCGAATTATGGTATGATAGCTCAAGTTAAAAAGCTAACAGCTCCTGTTATGGGAGTAGATGCCGTTAGATTGGGTGGTCCTAGAAATATGGATCCAGAGAAAATGTTTTTCGATATAGAATTTTTAGCTCCTAAAGAAGTAGGTGGACAGATTATATCGATAAAGAAAAATTTAAGAAAAGGAGATATAGAATTATATCATGAAGGAAACTTAGTATATAGTTATGAATGTGGACCGGATTTTATAAACTATGATATGTCGCCAAGTAATATCGTTGGTATGGAGGATATTCCAATTGGATCAAATAGAAAATTGGAGAATTATTATACAGCTCGAGCAGATTTTAGAACCACTGCTACACCTGTTAATAGACAAGAGTTGTCACAATACGAAGATGAATTATGGAATGATATTTTTAAATTAGATAATAATAATGAACCTAAATATCCTGATTATGATTTGATTAACAAAAGGATATATGCGCCAGATAATGCTGATATGAATTTGGATACTTATTTAGATGATATGGTTGAACGGATGGTTAAAACGGGTTTTACTCCAAATAAGGGAACATATCAAAAAAAAATATTAGGACAAGGTAAAAGATTAAAAGCACGCTTTCCTGTTCCTAGAGGAGCAAAACGCGGACAAAAAATAACAGTAAATATTGGCGGTGAAGATATTGTAGTAAAAATACCAGATAGTGAAACACAAGATAATGATTGGGCAAAGGTATTGAAACCTAACGAAATGGTGGAAACTCCAATTGATATAAATGATAATCAAGGTAATTATAGTAAATTAAATAAAAATTTAAAAAATAAGGGAAAATTACAATTTATTCCTATAGTAATTAAAGCAGAATATTCGAAGGGTAAATTGGATCATAAAAAGGAGATTGATGAAATGGTAAAGCCTCCAAAAAATCAACAATTTGTTATTAATGATGTTCATATCAAAAAAACAAAAGATGGAAGAAATTGGAAATTTAAAAAACTAGATAAATTTGATAAGGAAGTTGAACAATTGGTAATAGATCTAGAGGTTGAAGTAGATTTAGAATTAGGTGTAGAGACGAAATTAAAGGAAGGAGAAAAACAAGGAGTTCTATCAGGACTTGTAGATAAATTTGAAAATTCTATGGTAAGTGGTTCAAGTTGTCCAAATAAAATGAATTTGTTAAATAATGCTTTTGGTGTATTAAAAAAAAAAGCGACACCTACATTAAGTAATGTTGAAGTTCGTGAAATGCGTATGAAGAAAGTCCTTAATAATCGATTAGCCAGTCAGAATAGGCTACGTACGTATCAAGAGAATAAAAATTCTGGTAGAACAGAAGTAAGGAGAGGAGGAAGAAGAAAGATGAAAACACAAAGAAAGAATTATAAAAAGAAGAGAAGAACCCTTAGATTAAATTATATTAAGAATGATTATCGAAAATCGCGAAAAAGGAACCGAAAAAAAAGAACTAAGAGGCGTCGTTAAGTTAAAATGTTGAAAATTTTATAGATGATAACTTTAAATGATAATATATATGTTTTTTGGTATTATACTTTTGTGTATTGTATATTACTATCTTAATTCACAAAACAAGGAGAAAAAAGTAGAAATAGTAGAAGAAGAAAATATTGATTTTATTCCAAGTGATACATTTAGAGGGGCAAAGGAGGGATATGTATTTAAAAATGGAGATATGGGTATAGGCTATTATATTGATAATAAATAAGAATAATATTAAGGAAATAATTAATATTATTATGTTTTTTTGGGTGTTTCGGTAAGTTTATCTTCAAGTTCTTTAACTCTATTATTAAGTAATTTAAGTTGATCTATCATTTCTTGCGCTTCTTTGTGATGTTCTTCTCTTTCATGTTCTTCAACTTGATAATACCAATTATAAACACCAGTAATACCATTATAAGTTAATTTTACAGCATTGTAGGCCAAATCAACTCCTTCATATAAAATCATTCCTAGTACCATATAAATAAATTGAATATTTTTTAAATTATATTAATAGTTTAAAAAATGAGTTTTAAAATGTGCATATTAATCCGCGATGATTTAAAAATGAGTAAAGGTAAGGTATTGGCTCAAGTAAGTCATGCTATGGTAGATGCTAGTGTTAAGGCTTATACACAGAGTCAACTTTTCTTCAAATGGAAAGCAGATGGTGAAAAGATAGTAATATTAAAGGTTCCAAATGAGAAAACAATGATGTATATAATGGATATTGCGGAGCGTAAAGGAGTTAATTGCGGTCATACTGTGGATGCGGGTTTAACAGAAGTTTTACCTGGAACAAAAACGGTAGGATTTGTTGGACCGGATCGTGATGAAAAAATAGATAAATTAACTGGTCAATTGAAGTTATATTAATTGAAGTTTAATGAAATAGTATTGCGCTCAGATTTAGGTTTTCTTTTAGTTTTTTTGGGTTTGTCTAAAGAATCTTTCATTTCATTGAGTTCGCTAATACTCACGACACTTGCGCTATCTTTGCTTTTTTGATTTTTAAGATTAATTTTTTTAGTTTTAAGTCCAGATAAAATATCATCTAAGTCAGAAGGTCCTTTCATTTCGGGTCTTCTGGATGATTTTTTAATTTGTTTAAAATTATCTCTTGGGTCAATAGCATCATTAAATGTATTATTTCTACTCATTTCAATATCTGGTCTGTTAGTTCTTGGACGACTCATTCTGGGGGGAACTTGTCTCATGGAATCGTCAGGTCCAGGAGGAGATCCCATAGGAGGCATAGTCATAGGAGGTGGTCCTCCCATAACTCCTCCCATAAAGTTACCAAATCCGGGATTTTGTTGTCCCATAGTATTCATAGCAGCATTTTGAAATTGTTGCATGAGTTCAGGATTTTGTCTCATAATATCATCCATACCAGGCATTGCTGATTTGAACATTGTGTTGGTCATATGAAGCATAGCAGCGGAACCTCCAAGCATAAATAATAATTTAATCTCTGGTGCCATTTTTGTTTTTCCTCCGTATTTTTCATGGAGTTCGCCAAAGACATCATCATATTCTTCTACGTTTTCTTGAACAGCTTCAGACCATCCATCAAGTTTGATATCGAATGGGTCAAATCGTCCATTAAGGAATTCTAATCCACTAACAGCAGCAAGCATCATTTGTCTTTGAAATTTAATACTGCTTTTCTTTTCACCATCGGCTTTAATGGTTTCATATTCTCCTTTCATTTCAGCTAAGGGAGAATCCATCGTATATTTTTTAGTAAGTTGAATTCCTTTTTTTTCAAGTGCTTCTAAAGCTCTTAAAAGTTTCAGTTTTTCTCTTAAAGTTTCTTCGTGACTCATTCTAACAGGAGCAGGTGGTGCTGCTGGTGTAACAGGAATTTCATTAAAAGTTTTAAATCCATCACTTGTCTCTGTTTTAACTTTTGATGTAGCACCTGGTAATGGGTTTGAATTAAATTTAGATGATGTTGGGGGTTCATTAATTTGAAGTTTAATACCACTATCTTCATTATTTTTGAAACCACCTCCAAATAAATTACTAGTTACATCTGTAAAAGAAGGTCTCTTGACTTTTGGTTCAGAGGGCTTAGCATTTAAATCTATACTATCTAGATTACCGATGTCGTCGAGATTAATATCTGCCTTTGGTGATGACGTTTTAGATTTACTTTGATTCATGAGCATTTCAGCACCAGGGCCAAAATTAACACTCCTCTTAGGAGAGTCAACACTAATTTTAATAGCTCCTGTTCCAGCTTCTGTAACAGATAAAGTAGGTTCTGCTAAATTTAATGAAATTTCTTCCATGCTTTATGCTATAACTAGAACTTTTAATTTTAAGTAATCCGCACAATATATATTTTATTCCTTTAAAAGAGTATTTTTAAGATACCATCTTCCTTGTAAAAAACTATCTGCTAGGTCATCTTGTTTTTTATGTTTATTAAAAACTTCACTCCATTTGTGTAAGTTGTTATTTTCACATATAAGTTTTTTAGTAATAATAATTCCAGATTTTTTTCTTTCTGAATAAGTTGTTTTTTTATTACCTAAAAATTCTTTTAATTTATTAGATGCGGATATTTCTTCTACGAGTGGAATTCCTTTTTCTATAAAATGTTGCATAATCATTCCTTGAAGTGTTTTCATTCTAAGAGCAAGTGGTCCTATTTGATTTTCAACAATAACACAATCAATAGTTATATTTTTTAGAATATTTTCAAATTTTTTTTTTAAATTTCTACCATATGTTACTAAGTTGAAGTCCTTTGTTTTTATTTTTTCAATAAAATTAAAATAATTTTTTTCAACGTGTTCTATTACTAAATCAAATAAAACAGCTTTTTTAATTTTTTTTTCGTGGTTAAGTTCTAGTTTATTTTTTGCGAAATCCTTTAATGGTGCGAATTTAAGTTTTTTAATTTTTTGCTTTTTAAATTCAGGGGTAGGTATCTTGTATTTCTTTTCACGGGCACAAATTTTACAATAATATTTTTCTTTTTTGAAAAATTTTGCTTTTTTTTTACAAGATTTACCATTTTTATTTTTCTCTCCACACATATGAATTTTTTCATTACATAAATCAATAACATCCCACAATTCAATATTATATTCTAAATTATCTTTGATATTAAATAAACAATACGCTAAGTTTTTCATACCTACATCTATAGACAACACTTTCATTACTTAAATTATATGTTTTTATTATTTTAAGTCAATTAGTAATTAAAATAATAAATTAATCAAACTTGTTAGATGAACAAGATTTCATTGGTCCAGCACTATTAGCATTTCCTATCGAACATTTGGAAGCTCTTGAAAGTAATAGTTGCTCTTGTGTTAAAAGGGGAGATTGTAGTTTTGAATTTTGTGCTTGTCTAGAAACATACATGTTTTTGAGGTCACTATTTTCATATCCATATGGTCTAGAAAAGTCAGCACAATTTTTATATAAATATTTCTGTGTTTTTGGAGCTTGTGACGCTTCTTTGATACATTGACTACAATCTCCACAAGCCAATTCATTATTTTTTTTAGCAATTTCATTTCCATTATGAATCAACCATTGTCTGTATTGATAGTTATTTGTGATTCCTAAATTTTTCTTTAATTGATTATTTGTTTTACAAGCGGTTTCATAATTGGAAAAAAGCCTTCCATCATTCATTGATGGTGGAATATTAAAATGTATATTATTAGATCCTTCATAGCAAGTTGCCCAACTCATTTATATACATAACTTTATAAAATTATTCTGATGCTATAATTAAATCAATTAGGGGTTGTTTTTTAAGACTTTTGTAATTTAAAAGCCCTTTAGCTTCAGCGAGCGCCTTAAGTTCGGAAACTCTAAGTTTACTATATTGAATATGAGTTTTTTCTTCTAGAGTTTCTTGTTCAGTATCACTTTCACTGTCTTCTTCTAAACTATCTTCTACTAAACTGTCTTCTGCTTCTTCGTCTTCTTCTGCTTCTTCTTCGACTTTTTGGACAATTTCTTTATTATCAGTAGTATCATTATCTTCTTCTAAATTATTAGTTACTTCTTCCAATTGAACACTTTCGTCAATAGAAATAGGGTCGTTGTTTGTGGTTTCTAAAACAACAACATTTTTTTCTTCTTCTGCTTCTTGTAAATCAATATCAGTTGTTACTAATTTAATACGTTCTGCTAAATCATCTTCATTATCACTAACTTCTCTACTGTCTTCGGAGTCATATTCAGAATCATCGTCATCATCATCATCTGAAACGTCTATTAAATTTCTTTCTTGACTATTTTGTGAATTCAAATTTTCTGTATATTGTGAAGAAGGGACTTGTTCTTCATTCCGGTTAGCCATATAGGATTGTGATAATTGTTGTTGTCTATCTGTTTCATGACTTTGGATTAAGTCAAACATAACATCGACCTTTCTTTCAACATTTGTCATTCGATTTCTAAAATATAAAAATAATAATGTTGCGCTAAGTGCGCTAACACCGATGCTAATTACTAGTTGTCTTGAGAAAACCATTTACTTAATGTTTAATTATATTAAATTTATTATAATTAAACGTAAAATTATAATTTTTGTAAAATTTTATTTGTGCTATCTATTATTTCTTCGGGATAGTTAAGTTGTTTTAACACACAAACGCCGCCTTTTATTTTGGATATTCCATCAGTAATTTTATATGTGTAAGTAGGATCATTATTAACAACAGAAGTTTTCATAGATTTATTAACTACATTTTTATGTTTTTCTAAAAGGTCACATAATCTAATAAAATGAGTAGTTAGTAAGAATTTAACATTTTTATTTTTAGATATATGAGTTAAGTAACTATAAGCGCTGCTTATGGCTTCATATGGGTTGGTTCCTGAATATAATTCGTCAAAAATACAAAAATGTGTATCATTTGGATTGTCTTTTATTTTATCAATAATTACTTTGCATCTTCTGGCTTCTGCTTGGAATAAACTGTCTCGCGAACAAGAATCTGGAATATTTAAATAACAATGTATATGTTTGAAGGTTCCTGAAATACCTTTATCAAAATAACCATAACCAATTTGCTGACTGATTAATAAGTTTATAATAGCTGATTTAATAAGTGTAGTTTTACCAGCCGCATTTGGACCAGTAATAATATGATTTTTTGAAATATCAATATCATTTTTAATAGGATTTTCAAGATTTGGATAAAACATATTTTTAAGTTTAAATTTATTTGACTTTGAAAATGTAATAGGATTAATTTTTTTTGCCTTTATTTGTTTATTAATTCCTAAAATAGTGTCTATATATCCGTGAAATCCAAAGGTGAAACTTATTAAGTTTTCAAGTTCTTGAGATTCATATAAAATGTAAAAGTATTTCATAGATTTTCCTATATATATAAATTTTTGTAACGGAGTTTGATTAGTGGGTATGGATTTAATTTCATAATGAAATTTTTCTATTCTATTCAAGTAATCCTTCAGTTTATTATTGAATGGTTTATAGGTTTTGTAATCTTTTGTTAATTTTAAATATAATTTGAATTTATTTTTCGTATAATCTAAATATTCATTTAGTGTTTCGAATTCTTCAGCAATGTATCTAGCATTAATATAAAATCTATAACAACTAATGATATTTTGATATATATTATAAAAGTACATTCCTAAAAGAAAGAGTATGTATATTTTTTGTCCCAAAGCAACTTCGCTGAATGAAAATAATAGTTTACCAATTGCGTGATGTTTTATATTTTCAATAAGTATTTTGTAATAACTATTCCAAGTTATAGGAAGATTCATAACTTTCAAAACAGCAAACGGTAAGAGTAGAACGAAAAATGGTGCTATTAATGTGGCTATGGGAGAAGATATATTGTATAAACTTAAAATGGAGAGAAAAGTAGTAGATTTATTAAGGAAAAGTAATTTTTGAAAATCAACATATTGATATTTTTCTAAAAAGTTGTTTTGATTTCTAATATTTTTCCAAGAATGTAACATTTTTTCAATTTGTATTTTATTGAAAGGTATGGAGTTAGCGTTTCTATATAATTTTTGCGAATCTCTTAAAAATTTCTTGTCTGTAGTGTAATATTTAGACCAACTTTTTATAGATTCTTGTCCTATATCAGTAGATGGATTAAAAACAGAATTATAAATAGGATTTGTATCCTCATGAATAGTTTCAGTAAGTTCTAAATCATCAATTAAATTTTCACTTAATGTTTGTTTATTATTTAAAAATTCTATTGGTAATTGAAAACAATTATTATTATAACAATTTTCTTCTTTGAACATATTAAAATCAAAAAAGAAAAAGAAAAAATTTATTAAACGATTAAATATTTATTAAATTAATAACTTATATAATTTAAAGGTCAAGGTGTCTTGTGTAGTCAGCAGGCATCTCTACAATACTAGTTTGATAATATTCCTCAAATCCTTTAAGTCTCTGAATATCATGTTTGCTAGTAAAGTTGATAGCGATTCCTTTTCTACCCCATCTACCTGAACGACCAATTCTGTGTAGATATGTGTGTTCACTTTTTGGAATATCAAAATTAATTACAATACTGACTTGTTGAACATCAATTCCACGTGCGAATAAATCTGATGTAATTAATACTCTACAACTTCCACTTTTGAATTCACTAAAGGTCTGTTTTCTTTCATCTTCACCCATTCGTCCATGGATTTTTTTAACGGGAAACTGATCTCCAATCATTGCCTCGCATAGGTCATCTACACGTCTTGTGCTATTACAGTAAATAATCGCCTGAGCGATAGAAAGGCTACTGAAAATATCTTTAATAGTTTCATATTTACTTACATCATCATCAATATTGATGAAATATTGAGCAATACCTTGAAGTGTGAGTTGTTCTGCCTTAACTAAAATTTTAATAGGTGTTTCCATAAATTTATTAGTAAGTTCTTGTAAATCTGTCGGCATTGTAGCACTAAATAATCCTATTTGCATGTTGTTAGGAACAAATTGGAAGATTTTATACATTTGTTCTTTAAAACCTGACGAAAGCATTTCATCTGCTTCATCAATAACCAATACTTTGAAATTATTAGCATTAAGATATTTTCTTCGCAACATATCATGAATTCTACCAGGTGTTCCTACTACAATATGTGGTGTATTTTCTGTTAGATTTTTTTTATCGTTTTCTACAGAAGTTCCTCCAACGAGTAATTGAACAGTAATTTTCATAAATCTACCAATATTTTCTAATACTTCTTTAATCTGTTTAGCAAGTTCGTGTGTAGGTGCTAAAATAATAGCACTTGTAATTTTATTATCTTTGCTTTTATAACCAATATTTGCTAAAATTTGTAGGATTCCAGTTGTAAAAGCACCAGTTTTACCGGTTCCTGACTGTGCTTGAGCAATAATGTCTCTTCCAGTAGTTACCATAGGGTGAAGAGCTTTACATTGAATGGAACTAGGTTTTTCAAATCCAAAAGCATAAATACCTCGTAAAAGTTTTGTATCAAGGTTCAAATTAGTATCATCCCAAGATGATATCTCATATTTTTCATATTTCTTAGTAGTAGATGTAGTGGTGGTTTCGGGTTCTGTAAGGGAAGTCATCGTAGATAGTATTGATTATTTATATTTAAGTTCATTTTCAATTTTATGTTATTAAAATTGATATAAAAAATAAACATTATATAACAATTATAAGATGTCTGTTTTAGTACCAAGTCAAATATATTCACTCAATGATTTTATTAATAAAGAACGTTCAGGAAATATTCCTGAGTTAGAATCTCTAGTAATAGAAAAAATTAATAAACTAGCTAATAGAGTTGGCGCGCCTAGTTACCAAAAAACACCTGTATTTAAGAGATATAATTATCATAATAATAAAAAGAAAAAGGTAAATGAAAATATTACAAGTTCTTCCTGGGAAACTATTCGCAATTTTAAAACTACAACATTAGATAAAAATATGGAAGGTTTAGAGGCTCAAATGGATCAAATTAGAAGTTATTTAAATAAATTAACTGGTGATAATTACGAAGAAATAAGCAATGAAATTAAACTTGTTATTAAAGATATCGTTGAAAATAATGAAGATGATTATTTATCTAAAATTGGAGCAAGTATATTTGAAATAGGAAGTGCTAATAGGTTTCTTTCCGAGGTATATGTAAAATTATATAAAGAATTAATTAAAGCCTATCCTATTATGAAAAATGTATGTGTTAGTAATTTTGATAGTTTTAGTTCTCTATTTGAAACCTTTGAATATTGTGATGCTAAGGAGAATTATGATAAATTTTGTGATATTATGAAGAAAAATGAAAAACGCAAAGCATTAAGTAAATTCCTGATGATTTGTGTTGAATATGAAATTATTGAGTTAGAAAAGATGGAAAAAATTATGTTAGACTTTCTTAAGAAAATCCATTTGTATGTTGATGAAAAAGAAAATGAAAATGCTTTGGATGAAATAGCAGCGAACTTAGTTATTATGATACAAAGTAGTATTTCTAGTTTTAAATTAATGAAATCACACAGAAATATATTTAAGGATATTGAGATTATATCTGGATATAATGTAAGAAATTATCCAGGATTATCAAATAAAACTTCATTTAAATTTTTAGATATTGTAGAGGAATTAGAAGAAGATAGCAGTGAAGATGAAGATTAAATATATGATTTTAATATAAATAGTTAGTGATATAATTAATTATATTAAATGGAGCGAAAAAATATGTTTTTTTCATTAGTTGATGCTGATATTTCACAAAAAAAAGAAACAAATGTTACTTATGATGATTTATTAGAACAAGTAAATAGTAAGGCTGAAAATCTTCCAAACGAAGACACAGACTTATATAGTGATTTATATTTTGCAGAAGTATTGGATTATAAAGATAATTATACAAAAAAACAATTAGAATTTATATGTGGGTATTACGATATTAAAACAAGAAAAAAAAAGAAGGAAGACTTAGCAGAAGATATTGTTATTTTTGAAAAGGCAGAAGAAAATACAGATATAGTACAACGTAGAAAGATGTTTTGGTTTTATATTGATGAAATTTCCAACGATAGTTACTTATCAAAATATTTAATATTAGAATAAATTATAATGGTTGTTTCAATTATTAATAGTGATGTTTCATATCCTGAAAGAAAAATAATAGACGATGAAGATAAAGGACAAGATGTCAGTATGTATCAAATTAGGATTTTTGATATAGATGTTGTAATAGCTTTAGGTAATATTAAATATAATTTCTCAAAAAAAAAAGTTTTATATTGTCCAGTTTATATTATTGTAGATGAAAGTGATAAAATATACCAAATTGGGGTTTATGAAATTTCCAAAAAAAAATATGACAAGGGAAAATACTTGGATGAAGATGGAGATTTAGATATATCTAAATTGAAGGGTCCTTTGTTGTATACATTTGTCGATAAATCATACTTACAACAATGTATGAAAAATGAAATTTTAGTAGAAGATGAACATTCAAAAACTAAAGATGACGAAGATGATGAAGATGATGAAGAAGTCGATGATGATGAAGATGTTGATAGTGAAGAAGATAAAGCTAAAAAAAATGAAAAAGAGGAGAAGGATGAAGACGATAAAAAGAGTGAAGAAGACAATGATGAAGAGGAAGAAGACGATGATTTAAATGCTGAAACCACAAGCCCTACCTTATCAAATCCACCACCTGTTTTAGTAGATCTTAACATAGAAGATAACGTTGATGACGAAGATTTTTTCACAACAGGTGAAACTGATAAAGATGAAAAGAAAGAAAGAAAGAAATATAAAAAACCTATCGATAAAGCAAATCAAAGCAGTTGGATACAAGAATTCTTACATAATAATAATTATACTATAACAGATGTAGAATCAAATGGAGATTGTTTTTTTGCTGTTATTCGTGATGGATTTAAAAATATTAATAAAAAAATAAGTGTTAAAAAGTTAAGAGAAATTTTGACTGAAAATACAACTCAAGAACAATATCAAAATTATAAAGAACGATATACAATGTTAAAAAATGAATTAACTGATATTAGACGACAAATTCCAGATACAAAGGCTAAAAAAAGTGAAAGTAAAAAAAAATATAATAAGTTAGTTAGAAGTGCTAAGAAGGAAAAAGACGTTCCCACTCGAAATAAGGAAATGATTGAAGCAAGAAAAGAAAAGAAAAAATATACAGAATTGAAGGAGAAAGCAGATAGATTAGAACGGGAATTAAAAGAAGCAAAAATTAACTGGGCTGATATTAAATGGATGAAGGGATTAACAAGCTTGGATAAATTAAAAACAAAAATGATGGCTTGTGAATTTTGGGCAGATTCTGTAACAAGTGATGTAATGGAAATAGCATTAAATACCAAACTTATTATTATTTCAAGTATTAATTGGCGCAACGGAAATCCACCATTGGTTTGTGGCAATTTTGTTCAACAAGAAATAGAAGATAAGGGTTATTTTAAACCCAAATATTATATTGTAATGGAACATACTGGAAATCATTACAAATTAATAAGATACAAAGGTAAAGGTATATTTAGGTTCCACGAAATTCCTTACGGATTAAAAACACAAATTGTAAATAGATGTATGAAATCTCGTGGTAAATCATTATATAATTATATTCCAAAATTTGCTCGTTTAATTGGACAACAAATTAAGGTCCCAGAAGAAAAACAATTAGATGAACTTATGGGTAATGAAAAGAAAGAAGATGGTGTTGATGATGGAGAAATAGATATTGATGATGTTAATCCGGAAGTTACGCCAACTCCTACTCCTGAAGACGGAAAATTATTTAGTGATGAAACTCATTTTGTATTTTATTCGAAATCAGCAGATAAAAAACCTGGTAAAGGAGCAGGAGAAAAAATTGCCGAAGGTGATGTTGAAAAATACGTTCCATTAACAAAAATGAAAGAATGGAGAAAAGTATTGTCTAATATGCATATTAAGAGAGATGACACGGGAAATGTAGTTCCATTATTTAAACTTGATGGTAAGAATTGGGCTTCAGTAGAACACTATTATCATGCTAACAAGTTTAAGAAAAATAATCCTGATTTTTATAATGTATTTAGCATGGATAGCAAATCTGTAATTTGTAAAGACCCTAAAATGGCTTTAGGTGCTGGTGGAAAAACAGGTATAGTTAGAAAAAAGGATCCAGAGACAAAGAAATCAAAGATTGTTTTTAGAAGACCGAAGGATGTTGTAATGGATGAAGACTTCTTTGATGGTAAAAATAGAGAAGAAGTAATGGAAAAGGGCCAACAAGCCAAATATGAAAATAAAGAAAACGAAATAGAACGCAATGTATTATTAGCAACAAAGGATGCTAAATTATTACATTATATTGTTAGTCGTGCTAAAAAGGAAGATAGACCTCCTCCTATTGTATTTTATGATACTATGCGTATAAGACATAGAATTAAAAAGAAATCAAAATAAATTTATAATGTCTATATAATATAAATTTATGAGTAGTTTGGGTAATAAAAGAAAAAGAGATGAGGATGAGAAATATAGTAAATGGAAAGAGAATATTATATCATCATTTGGAGGAATAACAGAAGAAGAATTAAGAGATTTATATAAAGTTCATTTAGATTTTGAAGAAAAAGATGAAGAGGAAAGTAATAAAAGTGGTGATGGTGATAGTAAAAATGAGGAAGAGGAAGAGGGAGACGACCATATAGATGTAATGAACCAATGGCTTATAGATAATAGTCCTACCTTATTTAATGAAATAATGAGAGATGAAAAAGAAGCACCTGGTTATGTTTTAAATGATACGCAAAAGGGAGCAATGAATGTAATTGATGGATTAGAAATGGATCCAGTAAAAAAAGGTAAATTATTTTTTGCTATAAATGGTTCGGCTAATTCTGGTTATAAGAGACCAATTTCTTATGCTATGAAAGGAGCTTATTATTTGGGAAACGATAAACAAACATTAATAACAATAATAAAAGAATATATAGAAACTGTAAGTGCTGCAAGTCAAGGTGGAGGATTTTTCTTTAGTAAAAAGAAAACACGAAAGCGTCGTAAGAAAAAGACAAAAGGCAAGAAAAAGAAGGGACGAAAATCAAAGAAAAAGAAGAAGAAAAACAAAACGCGTAAAAAGAAGGATAGAACATTTACGGATACAAGTTATCCATATAGAATAATTACTAAAACGGATGCTATAGAAGATTTCAAAAAATTGCGTGAAATGGTCAAGAAAGATGACTTTAATAGTAAATCAGTATTTGGTAATAGAGCAGTAGATTATGGAACTGAAAAAATGCGTAAACAGACAAAATATAGAAATAAATCTCATTATGAGCGGTGGAAAGATAAAGTAGCACGGGGAAAGGTAATAAAATTCGCCAAACGTTTATATAATCAAAAATATAAACGTACAATTGATAGTAGTATTCGCGGTGCTATTGAATTACAATGGGGTTCTATAAATACGATGAGACCGGCAGCAGCAGCATGTTCATATAAAAAAAATAAAGCAACAAAGGTATTAGATTTCACGGCAGGCTGGGGAGCACGTTTAATAGCTGCTATGGCTATGGATATTGATTATACGGGAATAGATGCTAATGTTGCTTTAAAACCTGGATATGATAAGATAATCAAAACGTTAAAACCATATTCAAAAAGTAATGTGAAAATGATATTTAAAAAGGCAGAGACAGTAAAAATTTCAAAGTTAAAGTATGATTTTGTCTTTACATCCCCACCTTATGAATATTTAGAAGTATATGAAAATATGGAGAATTATGAAAAGAAGGGAGAAAAAGTGAAACAGCCATATAGTAGTTCAAAAATAAAAATAGATGATTCTGAAAAATTCTATGATGAATTTATGATACCAACATTGAAGGAAATATATAAACATCTTCCAAAGGGAAAGCATATATGTTTGAATATGCCTGATATTATGTATACTAAAATAAAGAAAAAATGGAAAAAGTCTGATAAAAAAGATGTTTATTCAATAGCTGGTAGAGTTGGTGGTCCTGAAGATTTTAAACGGATGGAAAAGGAACAAATATTTTGTTGGAAAAAGCATTAAAAACAATTATATGTAATAATATATATAATTGTTATGTCGTTTTCAAAAACAAGTGAAGTATTAATGAAATATTTTTTGAATGATTTTGATAAGTTTTCAAAAAAAATAACATCAACTGACCAAAATTCAATGGATAGAATTTTTAAACAATTTTGGTGGGATATAAAAATAGCGGATGGTTTGGTGGAACGTTATGATAGTCAAGATATGATAAAAACGAAATTAATTAAAAGAAAGAATTATCCTGAATTAATGGAGGGTAAATATATTCCAGATAGCGCAAAAGATTATATTCGTAAAAATATGAAGGGTTATTTACAAGCAACGACAAATTTATGTTCTGTAGATGTGGAAATTAACTATGCTATATTTAAACAAAGTGAATTTAATAATTTAAAATTAGTAAATGATAGAATAAAAAAAGCATTACGTATATTAAGATTTTTATTGTTTTATACTTCTACTACAAGAAAAGTAAAGGAAATAAAGATAGATTTATTTTTAACAGACTTGAAAAAGACTTTACCAAAAAATCAAATAAAAACGTTGGATCAAAAAAATGTGAATAGTGCTTTAACATTTGCTTGTATAGAAAAAGGGGAAGTTTTAGTATTTCGAGAGGAAGAGTGGAAAAAAGTGTTAATTCACGAATTAATGCATAGTTTATGTTTGGATTTTTCAGGAATAAGTTATTTATTATTGAAAGATAAAATAAAAGATATGTTAAAGGTAAAAAGTGATTATGAAATAAGTGAGGCATATAGTGAATATTGGGCTACTATATTAAATAGCTGTTTTATATCATATGATATTTTAGATGATAAAAGTGATTACGAACAATTTGGGTTATATAGTGAATTTTGTATTCAATTCGAAAGGATTTTTTCTTTATTTCAATTAGTAAAAATATTGGATTATATGGGATTGCGTTATAAGGATTTGGTAAGTGATAGAGTTTGTTCAAAATCTTTAAAAAATGTATTATACAAGGAAGATACTAATGTTTTATGTTACTATATTATTAAAAGTGTTTTATTATATGATTATGATAAATTTTTATTTTGGTGTGAAAAATATAATATATCGTCAATTCGATTTCATAAGAATCAATTAAATTTACGAAGGTTTGGAAAGTATTTTGAAGATACGTATAAAAAACGGGGATTAACACATATAATAGAAGATATGGAAATTAAATACCGTAAAATACGTGGAAAATATAAAAATACAAATAAAGATATGATAAATTTAACTACAAGAATGACTATATGCCAGGATAAGGTATAAAATTGATTTATTTTTGTTACATATAAATATAGTATAAACAACAATGGGTGTAAAACTATTAAGTAAGCTTTTAAAAACAGAATGCGGTGACTGTGTTAATAAAGTTCACCTACAACAATTATATAATAAAAAAATATGCATCGATACAAGTATATATTTGTATCGATTTAAATCTATGGGAGGGTTATTAGAAAAATTTTATTTGATGTGCTCGATATTTAAACAGTATAATATTATTCCATTATTTGTATTTGATGGGAAACCACCTGAAGAAAAAAGGGATGAAATAAATAGACGCAGAGAAACTCGTGAGAAAACTTGGAAAAAAATAGATAAAATGAAAGAAAAATTTGGAGACAATCCAAATAAACATCAAGAGAAAAAATTAGAAAGTTTAAAAAGGTCTATTGTAAGAATCCGAAAAGCAGATATTGTAAATATTAAGAGTTTAATTAAAAGTATGGGATTTCAATATATAGAAGCACAAGGGGAAGCTGATAAATTATGTGCTGCACTTGTAAAAAAAAATAAAGTATATGGGGTGTTGACTGAAGATATGGATTTATTTGCTTATGGGTGTCCTGTTGTATTTAGATATATAAGTTTAATTAATCATACTATAATGCAATATAATTTGAAGGATATTTTGAAAAAGTTGAAAATAAACTTGTACAATTTTCAACTGTTATGTGTTATGTCTGGAACAGATTACTTAAAGAGTAATAAAAATGTATTTTATTATTTAAATTGTTATAAAAAGAGTAAATTTATGGAATTCGGTGATTGGTTAAAGATACATAATAATTTAACGGATGAAAATTATGATAAAACAATAAATATTTTAAATATATACCAGGATATAGATAAAGAATTAAAAAAATATCCTTATTTTGCGATTAAAAGTGAAGAATATATTAATAAACGTGATTTATTTGCTTTATTGGAAAAAGAGAGATTTATATTTGTTTGAGTGAGTAAATATAAAATATTTTTTTTACAGTTCTATAGTAATGAAGTTAAGTGTTTTAACTTGGAACATAAATTTTATACATGATAATTGGTTGAAAAGAGTGGATAATATAAATAAGACGCTTCAAGTAGAAATGGAAAATACGGATATTATGGCTTTACAAGAAGCAACATTACCGTTTAGCGATGCTTTAACTGATATCCATACATTTTTAAAAAATACAGATTTAAAATATTTCCATAACGGATTATTGGAGAGAAATATACTTTATAATGGTATAATTAAAACTTTTCCAAAATATAAAAAATATATTTACATTGTATTTGAGTATTTAATGAATAAATTATTATGGTTATGTAGTTGGATATTTAGTTCATATGGTAAAGTTATCAAAGATATATATTTTAGTCATCCATATATATTTATAATTATCGTGGCGTTATGCCCTATAATATTTTTATGTGTTTGGGCATTTGTTGGTATGTTAACTATATTAAATAAGAACGTAAGGGGAATAGTAAAATCAAAATATATAGGGAAACGTTCTATTCAATATATAGATTTTATATATAATGAAAAACCAATAAGATTTGTGAATGTACATTTACCTCCAGGTGAGAATAAAGCAGATAAAGACGAACGTTATAATGAAATAAAAGAAATCGTACAATTTTGTGAAGAAAAGGATAATGTGATTATTTCTGGAGATTTTAATGAAACGCAAGATAATGATTTTTATAAATATTTGAACACGGTGGGGTATAAAAGTAGTTGTTATGAATCATGTAATGAAGAACTAAATACATTTCCAAGTATCAATCCTGAAAAATGTATAGATTATATTTGGTTTAAGGGTGAAAATATAAGTATTGATTCAGCGTATACATTTGGATCAAGTGATGCGACAGATCATAAGGGAATAAAAGCTATATTTAATATAGCTTAATGTATTACATTAATCCAGAAGAAAAAGTATTTACAATACCAGAATTAAGATTAATAATATTATCATACGCATTAGAAGATAAGAAAGAAGAAATAAAAAGATATGAATGTCTAGAAAATTGTGGTTATTTTATAGATGAAGCATGGAAACAATTAACTTGGATAGGATTGTGTGTATTGGTTGGTATGGTATTGTTATCTATGATTATTAGATAAATTATTTAGTTATATATGAGTAGTATGGATAAAAATAAAGTAAAAACAGCTTTAAAAAAATTGTGTAGAAAGTATCGTAAAAAGAAGCATAAAAAGAGGTGTAGATCTAAGCGTAGATAAGTATTTGAATAATAGTATAATCATAAAATTTTTTAAAATCTTATGATTTAATTACTTGGTTGATTTGGTTAAAAATTAGAGGATAAGGGGATTAAGCCGATGCGGTGGCGGCGGCGGCTTTAGCAGCAGCCGCTTTAGCAGCAGCACCACTCTTGGGGAAGTGTGGACTCATGTATCGTTGAAGGTTAAAATAGGTAAGCTCATCTGACTTCTTAAGTTTAAGAAGCTTGCGAAGCTTTCCATCTGCTAGAATGCGACGACCATTTTTAGGATCCTGAAGTTTGTTAGCACGAATATAAGAGTTAATCTCACGAGTTACCTCTGTGCGAGCCATCTCAGTTCCCTTGGTCTTTCCAAGGAACCCAGCAAGCTCATCACTGATTACGGCAGGCTTAACAAAACCACTTGGCTGACGGTTTCCAGTTTTGCGTTTCTTACGGGCCATTTTGGAAGCAGCTTTAATCTCACGCTCATGATTTTTAGAAAGTGTTCGGACTTGGCTAGTAATACTAGTTACTTGAGAACGGAGAACGGATAGTTGTGCTAGAAGAGCAGTGAACTGGTCCGCAACGGTAGGTGGGGCATCTGCGGGTGCTGTAGCAACCTGATTTTTAGTGGAAGGGGCAACTGGTGCGGTTTCCTGAACAACAGACTTAGTAGTCTTTGCTTTAGTGGTCTTTGAGGATTTGGTTTTCGTCGATGTTTTCTTTGGCATCTTATGATTTACTAAAGCGGGCTCTTTTTAAGTCCTTTAGAGAAATTAATATTTATTTTATTTATTTTGACCTCACATAAGGTAATAAAATACTTTTTATTGTTGAACTGGTTGTCCAAAAGCACTATACAACCATGGTAAGGCGATTGCAGCATCATGGCTTACGGTTGTAAGTGCTCCTAGTACATAACATACTCCCAAATATTTAGAATCGTTATCACTCCCTTTTGTAATAAATATTTCTATAAGATCCAAAATTCTTTTTTGAAGGACTTCATATGGTTTGTGTAATAATACATTAATATTAAACCCAAAAAAAGGATTCCCGTGTTGTGGATTAATCTTTCTCTTTGTTTGTTCATCTATTTGTGCTCTATAATCCCATACGTCTGCTAGTTCTCTTAAAAATCTTTTGACATATATTCTATTTAAATGTAAAAACCATCCGGGATTAGTAATAAATCCTCTATTATCCATATGTTGAAATAATTCAAGTGTTTTTAATTCTATTTGTTTTTTTGGAGATAGTTCGTCAATGTTATTTTCTAATGTAATATTTGGAGTTTCTTTATATATTTTACCTCGTTTTACAAGTGATTTTAAATCATTCATAATTTTACTTACAGGCAATTTATTTCTATTATATGGATTGTCTTTTATTTTTTCAATAACTATCATATTGTATAATGAACATATATCAAAACCATAAATGAAATTATCCTTGTCTTTAAAACTATAAAATTGTGAATTATCAATGCTTTTTAATTCTTCTAAAGTAAAAAAATCGGTGGGATTTGTACATAAATCTCTATTGTATAATGCGGGACCTTTTAAATTATCGAATGACCTACGTAAATAACCGCGAAAAATTCTTTGTATTTTTCTACTATAAAATGAATATTTTAAATAATTGAATAATCTGAAAATAAGCTCGTCTTTATTGCCTCCTTTTTTTTGTTTATAAAATTTACATATATTCTTCAACTGTTTTACATTATAACCCTTGTTTAATAAAAAATTATACTCTTCTATAGTAGGTATTTCAAAATCATCACTTGTTATTTTTTTTCGTTTTTTTTTTAAGTTATGTTTTATTGGTTCATAAATATAGTTATTTATGTAATATTTCGGTGAATGTATTTGATTTACTGTTTTATAATTTTTTATTTCTGTGATCTTTTTATTCATCTTTGTTAATGAAGACATTTAATTATACTTGTTATATTTTTTTTAGATTATTTATAGAATCATTAATAAATAAGTTATTAAAATTACTTTAAGATATTTCTTAGCATAATAGTAATGATATATTCAAAAATAATAATTTGGTGGTTTGTTTATTTATTTAATGGAATTGTTATATCAGGAGAAACAAGCTTTCGAAATTGCAGGAGAGTATGGGGTATGAGTAATAGTGTTAATAATATCCCGATGTACTCTACCGGGTTGTACATGTGCATGGAAGCCCCAGACGGTTCCATAATTACCTTGCCTGATAACTCCAATCCTATAGATAATATAAAAAATGTTATTAAAAACATTTCAAAATCTACAAATTTTTCAAATTCTACACAATTTCTCTCCAACTCAACAACTTCAAACTCTTTTTCACAGATTAATAAAACTTTTATTAATAAAAATATTACAAATAATACAAACAGTTTTTTATCCAATAATTCAATATCCTTGTTTTCACCTAGTACTTCCACAACAACACATATACCTGTTACAACATCGACACCTGTTACAACTACTCCTTCGCCTGTTACAACTACAACAACTACAACAACTACAACAACTACAACAAGTCCAGCACATAATATATATAATAACACATATCCTAGTCAATTGTTAAATGAATCAACTAATAAATTTGATAACAAAACTATAGAAGAAATGAATCCATTATTACCTGCTATAATTATATTATCAAGTATTGTTGGTTGTTGTATATTATCAGGAGGAATATATTTTTGTTATAAAAAGGGATTGTGCAATAGAAAAAAATGTAGTAAAACATTACCCGAAGCTCAAATAGAAAAAGTTGTAGATTTAGAAAATGGAGAGAAAAATGAAAGAAAAAATAGAAATTCTTGGACAGTTATGACTACCACATTAAAAACTAGAGCAAAATTGAAAGAATTAGAAAGATACAAGAACAAGAAAGCGTTAAAGCCCCAATTAAAACCGGTTTCTAAAAATCAAAAAGATAAAATACCTAATGTTCATAATAAAAACTTGGGAAAAACATCGAATATAGGTGGTATAAGACATAACGAAACAAAAAGAAGAGATAATAAATTAATAAGGAATCATATGGAAGAACAAGCATCTCGTATTCCAGGAGGAATGAATAATCCAAGTTTAAAACGTATACTGAATAGATTTCCAAAAAGTCCACGACAAAAAAAAATAGATAGCATGAATTTAGACATGACACCTGAACAACAAGAATGGTATAAAAATAAATTTTCTAATGAATTAACAGGTAAAGATAATTATCCTAATTTACCGGCATTACCTCCAGGCAATCCACCCCCTCCTCTACCAGAGGTAGCTAGAAGTCAAGTGCAAAATATGTCTTCAATAGTTTATGGTAATAAAAAAAATGATAATTCTCCAAAAATGACGATTAGGGAGTTAAATCTTGGAGAAAATTAGTAGAAAATTGAAGAATAATATAAAAAATAGTAGAAAAAAATGTATATTTTGTAAATATATCACATTTCCAAGGATGTAATATATTCAAATACTTTTAGAAATATCTGAAAATTGATTTAAAAAATAACTTATAATATTAAACTATAACCAGAATGTCCAGTATTACCGTAGCAGAAACCACCCGTAAAGAGCTTACCTCTAATGTTACTCGCGTCGAAGATTTCGATGTTGAGAAACTCAGTTTCCAATTCAGGAAAACTGATAAAGGAAGCAAATCAGTAAATATTACTTATAATGGAAAACCACTTTACCTAGATTTTCCTCTTACTAAAACTTGGGGAGCAACTTGTTGGGATGATAACGTTACAAATGTTTCTATGAACCTAGCCTTCGGGGCAGATGATAGTCGTTGGAGTGATGCTACTCGAGCATTTTACGATTGTCTTATGAGTATCGAGCGAGCAATTAAGGAATACGCACAAGAGCATAGCGAACAGCTATTTGGAAAGGTTAAGAGTGCTGAGATTTTAGAAGAGCTAATGAATTCTTTTGTAAAACAAAATGATAAATATGGTCCTTCTCATAAGGTCAAGTTCCAGTATCGCGAAGGAGATGATGTTCCATATAAATGTGAGATTTATGATATGAATGGTAAGCCTGAGTATCTAGTAAGTCGTAAGAAAGCAGAGGATGGAACTACTCTTCCATTTCCACAGGGAGAAGGAGAAGACGCAAAAACTCCACTAGACCTTATTAAAAAGACCGACCGACCATTTGTAAAGGGAGTTCTTCAAGTTGGATCAATGTATTTCGTAAGTGGTAGTTTTGGAGTAAGCACCAGAGTTATTCAACTTAACGTTCGCCGTTCTCACAATATGGTAGGATCAGGTGTTAATTATGTAAGCACTCGAGATACTGAGAGTATGGTTCTTAAGGCTATTGATGATTCGGAGAAAGCATATGCTGAGAAAGTAGAGAATGAGACTACTAGTTATACAGCAGCACAGGATAGTGAAGATGAGGATGAAGAGGAGGTTGAGCAAGAAGCAGCTGTTGTAGAGCCAGAGCCAGTTGTAGAGGAGAAGCCTAAAAAGAAGAAAGTAGTTCGTCGCAAGAAGAAAGTGAGTAAAGCTTAAATAAAATAATGAATATTAATAATATAATTGGTTTCATACAGCAATAATATGAATAATATAATAACAAAAAGGAACCAGCACAGATATTATAAAATTTTTTATATATTTTTATAATATTCAAATACTTATAGTCAAGTGTTACAATAGAAAATTGAAATTTTTTTTTACTAACACAGAATAGTATATAACAATAACATCTAATATAATATGGCTTCTCTTACTATCAAAAAACCAATGTGTGTAGAAGAAAAAACCCCTGTTGATACAGGATCTTCATATAAATTTAAACTAGAAAAAATTTCATATGCTGTTTCTCAAAATGAGAACAAGCAAGATTGGGCCACTGGTGGAACAGTAGAAGGGTTGTTTGATTATATTATTGTAGCCGATTCTCACGGTAAGTGTAATGGTAAAAAAGACTTGTTTATTAAAAAGTTCTCAAATATTAATTGGGGAGAGTATCTACAAAATCCAGAATGGAAAACAATATTATCTAATGAGTGTGAAAACATCGAAGGTATAGGAAAAACTATGAGAATTGGAACAACATTTACGTGTGTAAAGATATACAAAGATTATTTTGAGATTTCTTGGATTGGCGATTCATCAGCAAAGATTATTAGCTATGGAACAACAGCAGATCCTTCAAAATCACAGATTGTATGGAAAACAAAAGATCACGATGCTCGCAATAAAGAAGATATCAAGATACTGGAAGAATATTATCTTCCAAAAACTATTGGTGGTATTTCTCTATTTAAAAAGAAATTTTCCTGGGATATTCAAGCTACCAATCCCACAACTATTGAAAATATTAAATCATATACATTTACAATTACACCTAAAAATATTTTCGGCGTTACAGAATCACTAAACATGACCCGTTCATTAGGCCACGGTGGTATATTTAATCGACCATTGGGATTTCAAACAGAAATAATTCCACGTAAGTCAACCGATTTATATAAAATTATAGCAGCAACTGATGGATTTTGGCCGGTAATGTGTGAACAAGACGAAAAAAATATTAATGCTTTGTTAGAAAATGGAGCAAGCGAGTTATGTAATATCTCAAGAAAACGTTGGGAAAAGCCTTGGACACATTTACCACCCGATCCTTCTCAAAAACAAGACAATGTTATAATTCCAAAGTGGAACCACGATGATATAGGAGTGGCTGTATGGAATAATTTTGAAATTTAAATATAAAATATGAATAATTAGAAAATTGAATAAATTTTTTAATGTAAATATTTTATATTATCGAACATATAGAATGAACTCACAACTTACAGACGACCAAAAACTATTGGTTATTAACTTGGTTATTAATTTGTTTATTAAACCATCAAATAATTATTATACAAAAAAAATAATAAAACTTCAAAGATTTTGGAGGAAAAGGTCAGGATATTATGGTTTTACACCATTAACAAATAAAAAAATGAAAATTCTAAATGACTCATATTATATGAATAGTAGGGAAATGTATAATTATAGTCATCCTCCAAGATTAAAGCGCTCGATGAATTCTTGCGGAGGACGATGTTTATCCAACCAACAAAGAAAAATGTATAATATTCTCAATAAGGCACATAAGAAATTTTGCAGGGACATAATGAAAAATTTTAACAAAGATCCTATGAAATTCAGCATACCAATACCTACTGATTGTGTTTGTTGTAATTATGAAAATGAAAGCACATTAGAAAATTTATGGAGAATAAGAGACGATAGTCATATGATATTAGAACGGTCGGGCAATTATCGTAGAAAATGGAAAAGACTTCATAGAAATAGCATATATTTAACACTAGCAAAAGATGAAATTAATTGGTTTACAAGAAATACAATGATAAAGTTTTTGAAAACCAAGGGGGTAATTAAATAGGCTTACTATTTTCTAAAATACATTCTAAATAAATATCACCTCTTATTGTTGTATCATAAGTATGCGTATCATTAATTTTTAATATTCCTTCATTTCGTTTAATAATAACCTGTTTTTCGTTGGTTATTTTTAATTCGTGACTCATAATTTTTATTGTTTTATTTTTACATATTGTGATATCACAATAACCTTGTTCAAACAAATTATTAATATTTATCTTAGACAAGAAATATATATTATTTCTATCATCAATCCAACAATTTTTTGGTATTTCTGGATCACATTTTATTATTAAATCTTTATCATGGAGAGAAAAATGTAGTTCGTGGTGCCACAACGGAATATAATATTCTTTATCTTCAAATGATAATTTATAGATACTATCATTAAAAAGGTCATCAAGGTCAGGATTAAGTAAAATAATATTATCTGTTTCACATTTTTTCTGCAAAATTGTTTTATATCTTTCTAATAATTCTTTATCAACCAATGAACAATTATATAGGAAATCATATACTTGAATAGCACGTTCCTTTGATAGTTTTCTAAAAATTTCAATAGATAACCTAGAACAATCTTTAAATATTCCAGTAATTGAAGTATCTAAAAATAAATTATCCCAGTTTTGATTTGGAGAGAAATATTTTACAACAATCCTGATTAATTCTGTATACTTAATATTTTCATCAAAACTTTCTGTTGTTTTTTCTTCATTACAATTCAAGTAATCAAAGGCACTTTTTACTTCCCTAAATTTCTCTCCATTATCTTCTTTATATTTGTCTGGATGATATTTTAAAGCCAACTTATAATATGCCTTTTTCCTAGTTTCATACAAGTGTTTTTCACTTAAATTCAAGACACTACACGCTTTCTTGTAATCCATGGATTTCTATACATAAATAAAAGATAAATCTCTCTAAATGGTAAATAGGTCTATAATTATTGTTGTATAGTTTTAAAAAATTATGTAATTTTGTAAATACATTATCAATATGTTGATCTTGTAAATAACCGTCTTTAATTAGTTTTCTAACCACGTTAAATGTAAAACTATGAACATCAAGATTATATATAAATATTTCATATAATTTATCACGCAATTCTAAAAAATTTATATTTTGAAAATATACAATATAATCAACTATTGAATTTACTATTTTTTTATCCAAATTATTTAAAATATAAATTTTTGACCTTAAATCTTTTATATTTGTAATTGATGATAATTCTTGATTATTAAATTGTGATTTATTTGTAACTTTAATATACTCGCTTTTTGTTGGCCTCTTAATGGGAACAATCATACATCTATTTAAAACATTGTTTGGAATAAAACTTACACTTTCCGTTAAAATAATATATACAAGATTTAAATTTTTGTGCTTAAGTGTTTGCATGTAACTATAAAATATATCTAATAACTCACTATGAATATTTTGAAAATTTTTACATAATATTATTCCTGAACCATTTGGTCTACTTGATAAAACATCTAATATATGATAATATAAATCATTAAATACTAATTTAGCTTTACAACCCAATAAAGACATGTCTATTTCAAAATGAATATCGCTAATTTTAAAAATGAAATCAGTTTTATTATCAAAATTAAAGTTCATTTTACGTTCAAATCTTAAAGAAGTAGGACTAAATTTTTTTATATAATTCAAAGATTGTGTATATTTTCCTGTTCCCGATGGCCCGTATAAAATTAAATTGTTTGTATTTTTAATATCTGGATTGATAGTATCTAATAGAGGTAAAACTTCTTTATGCATATTATATTTATTACATTTTTGAATATAATCTTCAAATTTGCTTGATTGATATTTCATTTATATAAATTATTGAACTATATTTAATACTTAAAACTTTCTATATATTTTATCTTAATGGACGAAAATTATAAAAAATTCAAAGAATTAATAGAAACAAAAAAAGAAAAATATCCTAATATTTGTAAATTATGGAAAGAACATATTAAAGAAAAACAAAAACATTTTGATTTAACACTGAAACAAGCTATAGAAGTATTAGAAACTATTGAAAGTAAGAGTAATAAAGACTTGCCGATGGAAACAATATCGTTTTTATACTTTTTATTTCAAGAAAACATACCATAATACTTGTGTAATTATGATTTAAATATACAAATATAATATATGTATTATGAACTTAGCAATAAAAACACATGAGTTTGATCCACATAATATTATTATATCAGATAAAACAAAAAATAATGTAATGAGTGAAAGTGATTTTTATAGACTATTATGGAGCAACGAACACTGTTCTACAAATGGTATATTTATCCATTTTAATTTACAAAAAGTAAGAGTTGACCGATATTTTAATAAAATAAAATGTGTCTTTGAAAATAATATAGATAACAAAACTACTATTACACATATAAAATCAATTGAACGATTAATCTTAAATAAATTTAAAAACAATAAAAATAAGGATATGTCTAAACGTATTTATGAACAGCTAGAAAATGGATTTATTAAATTATATCCACAGAGTGAAGATATAGTTTATAAAGAACATGCTGAAATGAAATTTTTACTAAAAATATCAGGTATTTGGTCATCTAATGAACATAATAGTTTTGGATTAACATTTCGTTTTTTTATAATTAACAATCAGTTTTAAGATATTCTAGTATTACATACATTTGAGATATAGCTACACCAGACAAAATAGCTGCTAATATAAATCCAGCAATTAATGTATGTCTCCTTGGAGCTTTTTCATATTTATTATCAGCATATATTAATACAGTTTCTAATTGTTCTTTCCATACATATGCTTGTCCTGCTACCATTATCATAGCCATCATATTAAATGTATTAAATAATTCAGGAAGATTAGTAGTAGAAAATAAATAATCCGCATGCTTTGAAAATAACCATACAAGAGTTGCTGTTTGAATAAATATTAATATTGCAGGCAAACTATTTGTTAAACAGTATATAACGATCTTAAATATATATTTAATAAGGTTAATTATACCTTCTTCTAATTTAAATTGCCCTAATGCGGATACTAAAACAAGAAAGAACGACAAAAATACTGCTAAAGAAATTAATGTATAACTTAAGGCTTCGCTATTTTTATGTCTTATCAGACTCCTTGAAACAAGTAGCCATCCTATTCCAACTATACCTATTGCTGCTATAACATATAAAAAAAAAGACATCTTATAATCGCCATAATTATAAACAGCTGCTCCAGCAGCTTTCGCCTTACGTGATAATTTATTACCGAGTTTTTCTTTTGGTGGTATAAAATTAGGTCTATTGTCTTTATGAAATTTCTCAAAGTCTTCTTGTGTTTCAGCACCAGGGATAGGTATATATTGAGGAGCTTTTACTTCTTTACCACCCTTCATCTTGTATTTTAATTTACTATTTTTTCCAATTTTTCTTTTTCTAACCATCGTATTGTATATATTTAGTTATTATTTTTTAATTCTTCTATTTTTCTCTCCATGTTATTCGTTTGTAAAAGTAGTAACGGAATAAGTTCAGTATAATTTATACATTTTGTACCGTCTTTTTGTGTACCAACTATTTCAGGATAAATTTTTTCTACTTCTTGAGCTATTAATCCAAAAGAAGTAGTTTCCTGATTTTTGAAATTATATGATTTAGGAATTAAATTTCTCAATTTATCTAAATGTTCTTTTTTATTATTAGATAAATCCTTAATATTGGTTTTTAGATTTACATCACTTGTTGTAAAAAATCCTAATTCGGATTGCACGCTTTTAGAAGTTGAAACTTCTTTATATGTAAATAATGTTGTAGGAGTCTCACCCCATTGTTGTAAATTAGAATTATTACTGTTAATATTTATGTTGAGTTGATTATCATTATTATCATTCCATGATTTGAATCCAGACATTTATATATTACGTAAATTTAAAAAAAATATAGTATTTTTTTATAGTAAGATGAATAACTCTTTTAATACACATACAAATCACGCTTTAATCCAAAGAGAACAAACATATGTGATAGAAAAAAAACTTCTATCAGTTCATTCTGAAGATAGAGATTTTACACAGTTTCCTAATAGTAATCATTTTTCATTAGCTATAGGTGAATCAATGAACAATGTTGAATCAATGCGATTGGTTAGTTACGCGTTTCCAAATAATTGTTATAATATTTCTACATCGTATCAAAACACAAAATTATCATATAATTATACTAGAGAATACGTATTTAATGCTTCCAATGTCCCATTAGGACCACCTACATTATCTCCTGATGATATTAATGCGGGAGGTTCGGGAGCAACCGGAGGAGCAGATTTTAGATTAGGAGTATTTCAAAATGTTTTAGAAAATCTTTTCCCTGGAATAATTAGACCATATTTAAGTAGTTCTTTAGGTCAAACAATAGATCCATCCTCTTCATATATACCAAGTGGTAATCTCACTACTGACTGGAACCTTCAAGACGGTGAAAGAGGAATGATTTATACTTCAGAAAGAACTTTACAGCCAAATGGTATCAGTGAACCTAATATTAATTTCGCAACACTAGGATTACCAGATGATATTGACGTTTTATATGAAAATAATAACAATGAATGGATTTCGATTAAAGATGAATTACCATTTAAAAATACAAGCATCAATTTACCATGGCCTGATAATTTAGATGGCTGGAGGGAAGATGGTCCAGTTCCAGAGGCTAATTGGACAGGGAAATTTAAAATTGTTTTTTCTCTTCAAGATAAAATTATTACATTACCCGAAGGAGCATATAGTCCCAATAATTTAGCTTCTACAATACAAAATAAAATAAACGAACAAATTATGTCTTATGCTAATGCTATAGGCCATCAAATAGTTGGACTTACTTTGCTAGGAAATGGAGACGTTAATACTTTTGGACGTATGCGAAAACCAACCGACAACCAAGGAAATCCTGCTTCGCCTAGTGGACCTTATTATGTTCAACAATCCCCCTATCATCATAACGGAGAAATTAAAGTATTCACACCAATAGTTGTTAAATATAATAATTTAACAAATAATATGTTAATTGGGTCTACTGAAGGTTCATTTGAATTATTAGCAAATTGTGAACTTAAATATAATTTTGAAAAATGTAGCCCTAACAAGTTTATGTTTTCACAATATACTAAATGGGGTCTTCCATATTATATGGGATTTAATAAAGAGACGTATTATTCATTTAATATTGATATCAATTCTGATATTTTGCTAAACGACGATTCAGCTCCGGATAGTATGCCACTTGATTTAAACCATAGGCCTATATTAAATTCATATATGTCTAAATTAAATGGTCTTATTTTATATAATAATCAGGGTAATAACTGGATTGAACCTACTGGTGGTAAAGAAATTATATTTTATAAGCAACAGAATCCTATCAATCAGGGAGTTCAAATACCTTATACAGAGGCTGCAGGAATGAAAAATAGTACAGTTAGTATTTTAAATTCTCCAAATAATGTTAATTTAATGGGAGAAGATTGTATTTATATGGAAGTTGAAAAATATAATACTATACATGAAATTTATCCATTTTCTGAAAGAACAAATACTATGTATAATTGTGATTATGGTCATAAAAGTTCCGCAGCATTCGCCATAATACCCTTAACTCAAACACCCTTTGGATCAGAATTAGGAAATAGAATGAATATGAATACAAATGTTTTTATGACGGATCCACCAATAAAAAATATTAATAGATTAGAATTTAAATTTAGATATCACGACGGACGATTGGTGGATTTCAAAAATTTACCATTTAGTTTTGTATTAGAGTTTAATATATTGCGCGAAGAACAAGCACGTAATAAGATAATAAGAATTCCGCATTTATATTAAAGTTGTCCATTAACCCAAGAAACTGTTATATCTTCTATTGATTTTCCCTTCATATTAATAAATCTTGGCTTTTTCATCTTATCTGTTTTGTAAAACACATAAGGTCCATACTTCCCATTTCTAATAGATATGTTTTCATTTAATTGTTTTATAATAGAACTTCCACTTTGTTTACCATTTTTAATAAAAGGAATCACATCGTCTAATACTATTTCATCTTCCGTTTTTTCCAACTTTATTGATATATTTTTTCCATCAATAGTCACATATAATCCAAATTTACCGTTCTTTAATACAACTTCCTGATTTTTATATTTTCCCAAAATATTTTTTTTATAGGCAACCTGGATAATATCTTTTAATTTATATTCTCCTCGTTTTAATTTTTCAATATCAATATCTTTTTTAACTGATTTAAATTTCAGTTTTTCGTTTTCTTTATATGCTATTACTGGACCATACTTACCTATCATATAAGTATGTTTTTCATCTATTTTTATAGTTAATTTATCTTGACCCTTTAAATCTTTAGATAGTACTTCTATTTGGTTATTACATTCTTCGCATAAACCGTACCATATTTTTTCACCTTTTGAGATTTTATCCAAATCGTCTTCCATGTTTTTCGTGTAATCATAATTAAATAGCTCATCAAAATGCTTTTCCAAAAATTCATATACAATTACACCAATAGGAGTAATAACTAATTTATTCTTTTCATTTCCAAATACTCTTTCACTTTCACTTTCCTCTAATTCATCTCCTATCAATTGAAAATCTACACATTTGATTTTCTTGCCTTCCACATTTTGTTTTTTAACATAATTTCTGTCTTGAATTTTTGATATTAAACTTGAAAATGTCGAAGGTCTTCCAATACCTTTCTTCTCTAACATTTGAACCAGTCGTGCTTCTGTATAATTTTTCTTCAAATCCTTTAATGTAACTTTACTATTAATTTCTTCATAATCAACTATTATATCTTTTTTTATTTTCAAGAGTTTATCATAAATATTATTTGTTTCTTCATATCCAGCAACCGCTTTCCAACCCGGAAATACAACTTGTTCTTCACTATGTTTATATAAATGATTATCCGGAGAAGTAATTTTTGCCGTAATAGATAAATACTTAGCAGGAGCCATACAACTTTCAACCGTATTTCTCCAAATTAAATAATATAATTTTGCTTCCTTAGCAGTAATTTTACCTTTTTCCACCATCTTTTCAACATCTATTTTTGTAGGCCTTATAGATTCGTGAGCTTCTTGTGCGTTATTTTCATTTTTCTTTTTAGATTTCTTTTTCTTCTTCGTTTTCTTTTCTTCAACTTCTTGGCCAATAGTAATACTATTAATAAACGGACTAACATATTCTTTTCCATATTTATTAATGATAAATTTACTAGCAGTATCCGTAAATTCTTTACAATATTTCACACTATCTGTTCGCATATACGTAATATGACCACCTTCATAAAGAGTTTGAGCAAGTCTCATTGTAATTTTTGGACTATATCCAAATTCATTACTTGCTTTTTGTTGTAAAGTAGATGTGGTAAAAGGTTTTGGAGACATTTTTGTTGAATTTTTTGGCTTACTTACATTATATTTATGTTCAAAATCAGCACTAGATTCCAAGAAATCTCCCATTTCTTCTTCATTTGTATGATTATGATTTAATGTATAACTTTCTCCCAAAAATTTACCTTCTGTATTATATACTTTTCTACCAGGAGATTTATTAATCTCTTGTTGTTGGTCATATACTAATCTTAAAGCAGGTGTTTGACATCTACCAGCACTTAAACTTGTTTCACTCTTTCTAGTGATATGTTTCCATAATATAGGACTAATAGTATATCCTACCAAAAGGTCCAATACTTGTCTAGCCAATTGTGCGTTAACTGTGTTCATATTAACAATAGTAGGATTTTGAATAGCGTTTTGAATAGCAGGTTTTGTAATTTCGTGGAAAATAATTCGTTTTGTTGTATTCAAATCCAAATTAAACATTTTACAAATATGCCAAGCAATTGCCTCTCCTTCCCGGTCATCATCTGTCGCAAGTATAATCTCATCAGCATCTTTAATACTTTTTCGCAATTGCGAAATATATTTATTTTTACTTGGTATAGCACAAAATTTAACCTCAAAATTATTATTATAATCTATACTTTTCAAACCATTTTCTATTTGACGAATATGCCCAAAACTTGCTACACATTTATATCCAGGTCCAGCATAGCTTGCTATTTTTTTGGTTTTTGCGGGAGATTCACAAATTAAGAGCTTCATTATTATAAATTTAATAAAATAGTATCTTATTAAATCAATTTTATACATCTAAATTAAGTTTTTTATACTGAGCCCATGTTAGTTTATTTTTTCCTCGGTCTTTCTTCTTTCTTTGTCTAGATCTCTTTTCTTCTTCCTTTTTATCCTTTTTTAAAGCACTATCAATATATAATTTTTTTAATATTTGACCAACCCTTACAGAAGCTTCGTGTTGATCCATTACTCCGTCTTCTACATCTTTAAGCGCCATGATAAATTGACCCATTATATTAATATCCAATTCGTTCTTCTTTAGCTTATTGAATAAATTAAAATAATGCGTAAATAACCAATTACATTGCGTATCTATCATTGTATCTACCGTTTTTTTATCCAAACGTGTATATCTTTTTTTTATATCCAACATAATTGATACTTGGTCCTTAATTTTAGAACTATGTTTAAGTTTTCTAATTTTTTCAGTATTATCAGACGAATCACTTTCCTTTAAAAGTTCGTTAAATTTTAGACGTGTTTCATCATCTATTTTAATTTTACTCATATATGTTATCTATTATTTTATCTATTTATATATTTTTATTTGCTATATATATAATGAAAAATAATATTCGTTTAAAAATTAGAGATTTTGTTAGACGTGGTGGAAGGAGAGTTACTGAATTTAAGACTACCCCTCCACTAGTATCTGCTACTAGTCCAACTGACCAATTGAATATGAATATAAAAAATCAAAAGGCAGGTAATGCTGAATTGGCAGATATGAATAAAAAACTAGCCGGAGGAGGTGTTGTTGTGCCTCAAATGCAACAAGCTGGACCAGCAGGTAATAAAGCAATCGCTGGTGGATTAGCGTCAGGCTTACAAGCAAATGCTGATGGAATATATGATACTCCAATGGACGCAAGTGCAGTCGAAAAAAACGGAGGGTCAACTGTAGGGAAAGGAGGAAGAAGGAGAAAAAGAAAAACAAAACGAAGAAGAAAGAAAAAGAAAAGAAAAACAAAGAGAAAAAGAAAATCTAGAAGAAAATCTAGAAGAAAATCTAGAAAAAGTAAAAGAAAAAGAACAAGATAATAAAATTAAATATAAAAAATTAAAATACCATTATATTTTATTATGGACTTTTTAAATATGGGACCACTTAGTATAAAATTTAAAGATATATCATACTTTTTTTTAATAATAATCGCATTTGGAATTTTACATTTAACAGGGTTTATTATGGTAAGATTAAAAGATTTGGAAACAAATTGGCCCGTTCATAGATGTAATCCGATGACTATGCCATTTGCTAGTTATTTAGGACACGACCCCGTAGCTAATTTTACATATTGTGTTGGAAATATTCAAAAAGATATGATGGGATTTTTCTTAGAGCCACTACAGTACATTTTAAAAAATATAGGAGGCTTAGGCGATTGGATTTTGGGAAGACTTAATTTACTAAGAGAATTTTTTAATATGTTCCGTAAATTTTTAAGCACTATGGTTGGAGATATTTATGGAATGTTTGTAAATGTACTTATTCAAGTTCAAAGTTTAGTAATAAAGTTAAAAGATACTGTAATGAAACTTATTGGTATTTTAATGACCTTTATGTATCTTATTCAAGGAGCAATGATGACTGGACAAAGTATAAATGAAGGACCCATTGGGGAGACAATCAGATCCGTATGTTTTCATAAAGACACCCCCGTAACATTAAAAAATGGAACTATCTCATTAATGAAAGACATAAAATTAGGAACTATTTTAGAGAACGGTGCAGAAGTTTATGGAGTATTAACTCTTAAAGGTGATAAAAATAATCCTTATTATAAAATTTGGAGTGATAAATTGGATAATCATATTTATGTTACAGGCGAACATAAAATATTAGTTGATATGAAAAATAGATTAGATATTGAAGCCTTTAAACCTGTAAAAGATCTTAGTTATGCTCTTAAAACTGATATTTACGATGATGAATTAACCTGTTTAATTACGTCTAATCATAGAATACCCATTGGAGAATACACATTTTGGGATTGGGAAGATTAATTTATTAGAATATTATCCATTTATATATTAATGGACACTATTCCCGAAACATTTAATTCTTATTTTAACAAACTTTATATGAAGGAAACATATTTGGATAAATATGGCGGATCTGTTGTCGTAACTGCTATTAGTTTGCTTATTTTCTTTTGTATTTTTTCTTATTTTTATGTTCAAGCCAAAATGGATCCAATAAGACAAAACTGGGCTAACGAAAGGTGTAAGCCCGAAGTTATGCCTTTTGCTGGATTAATAAACGCACCAAAAGGTACTTCCAAAATGACTTATACTGCTGATAATTTTACGAAATGCACTATCGGTATTTTAGGTGAAGTTGTACAATATTTTACAGCTCCCTTGTATTTTTTAACTAACATGACAAGTAAATTTTATATGATGCTTATGAATGTTGTCCAAGCATTTAGAACAATGTCTTATTATTTGAGAATGAAAGTAATGAAAATGATTGGATATATGGTAGCGCGAATTTATAACGTTATGATACCAGTTCAACGTATGTTTATAAAATTAAAAGATACTTTAAAAAAAACGGAAGGAATAATGGTAACAGGGCTTTATACAGTATTTAGTGCCTATTTAGCCATTAAAGCTTTCATGGGTTCCTTTTTAACTATATTAATTGTAGCTTTAATTATTTTAGTAACAGTCATTATTGCTCTATGGATTTTACCATTTACATGGCCCGCTGCAGCAGCATTGACTGCCTTTTTCGCTATTCTAGCAATTCCCATAGCTATTATTGCTGGATGGACTGCTCATATATTAGATATTCAAAGTAGAAGTGTACCCAATAAACCAGGATGTTTCGATAAAAATACTAAAATAGCAACAAAAGATGGACTTAAAAGTATTAGTAAAATAAGGTCGGGAACAATTTTAGAAAATGGCGATAAAGTAACCGCTACGTTTAAAATAGCAAGCAACAATGATATGTATAATTTTAATAATATGATTATTAGTGGAACACATAAAGTTTTACACGATATTAAAGGATGGGTTTTTATTAAAGACCACACAGAAAGTATTAAAATAGAAAACTATTGTGAACCATATATCTATTGTATTTCTACCGAAAGTAAAAGAATAAATATTAATAACTATAAGTTTTTAGATTGGGATGATATTGAACCTATAGATATTATTAAACTGAAAAATTTAGATTATTTACATACACATTCTTCATTAAGCGACATACATAAATATTTGGAATCTGGTATTGATGGAAATAGTTTAATAGAATTAGAAAACGGTAAAGAAATATATTTAAAGGACATTCAAGTGAATGATATATTGAGAGGTGGCGAAAGAGTATTGGCTACTGTTGAAATAGATACGAAAAATATCGCATATGTACGAAAATATTTTTTCAATGATTATGAAATAATAGGCGCACCAAATATTCATATTTGTGATGTTGATTTAGGAAATTTTAACACATTAAATAAATTTGGGAAAATTATTCAAGGACCTGAAAAACTTTACCATTTAATAACCAATTCTGGATTTTTTATGGTCAATAATATAAGACTAAGAGATTATAATTCGGCTATTGAAAATATTTTAGACGTTAGAGATAAATTATATGCTCTCTCTTAATTTTTATCTATTAAATATGTATAATATGGAAATTAAAGTTTTAGGATTTAAAGCAAGAGTTGAAGTTATCGTTGTTTCAGTAATAATAGGAATGTTATTATGTAGTCACTTAATCTGTGGATGTGTTACACAAGAAGGAATGGCTACCGCTGGTGCGGCGGTTGGTTACAATATGAGCAATGGTGTTCATAATGATAAATATGATTCTAAGGTTAATATGGGCGAAGTTGCTGGCGGACATAAATTATCTCCTGTTGTTCCTTTACCAGAAGGTCAATTATTTATGTGGGCAAATAATGAATTTACTGGAAAATGTTGTGATAATTCTAATGTTAGCAGTGGAGACGGATGTGCGTGTATAACAAAAGAACAAGCATGTTATTTAAATTCTCGTGGAGGAAATAGAAGTTCAGACAGTGAATTTTAATTAATTAAGTATAATATTACTATTTAATATATTAATATTATATATTATGTCTGAACCACAAATGCAACCACCACTGCCTGCACTTGATCCGGGAAGAATTTTACAGATAAAAACCCTTTTAAAACCTAAAGGATTTTCATATGACAATTTATCAATAGTAGATATAAATCCCAGTGGTTTATATGAAATTATTTATAGTTTTATAGTAAAAAATTATCCAAACTTCCCGAACACATTGAACAATAATCCTGACAATCAATTTCCAACATTTATAACAGCAATGAATAACATTCAGCAAATAAGTTTTGAAAGGTTAAATTATGTGCCGGCTGAAAGAACTCGGACCCTCACCTATATCAGTAACTTTTCAGGATTTGGTCAACAAAGAAGTGATGCTCTTAACAATATATTATTCACTTATAAAGAACATTTCGGAAATATTTCTATATGGAATATTACCAGCGTGCAACAGTTGGATTTTAGCGGTGAGATGGTACGTAAAGAACCTTTTGGTCCACAAATCGATACATTGAATTATTTCTTACCCGAATTAAACATTTTATTTCTAGATAACAGAATCACATTATTAATTCCTTGCCATGATAAATTTATGAAGCAAAATAACGAGACGTTCTTATCTAGTCCTGCTTCTTCTCTTCAAGATTTCATACTAAGATCACATATAATTTTTTATTTGGATGATGATGGGTTTCCAGATGATGATAGTGATGATGATAGTGATGGTGATGGTGATGGTGATGAAAACTTAGAAACCACAGACACTGTAACCACGCGAGCACAATTGTTAGCTTCTATTGAAGAAAATAATAGACGTATTCAAGAAGCCCGCAACCGAATAACAGATTTACAATCAGAAATAACCAATATTGAAGGTCAGCCCCTCCCTCTCGGCCCCGTAACCACAGCCACTGCTAACCGTCGGCGCCAAATCCAACTCTCAAGAAACCAAATTGCTAGGAATCGCAGCACTATTCGTCTACTTGAACGTTTAAATCAAAGATTAGACCAAACAATGATGCTTCAAAACGAAGCTATTTTCCAGAGATTACAAAGAGAAGCTGAAGACGCAAGACTAAGAGATGAACAAAAGGCAGCTGAAGACTCAAGAGTAGCAGATGAAGCAAGGCAAGCACAAGCTCTAGCTGAAGCCCAATCCGCAGCCGCAGCTGCAGGCAAATCTGAAGAAGAGGACGACGACGAGGAAGAGCCAGATGGCACGGTGGTACCTTTATTTGAGGATGATTATTAGATTGAATATAATCAAGAATAATATTATATAAAACTAATTACTAATGTTTATATAATATGAGAAATTTATGCATGACGGACCACGATTATAAAGATTTAACAAGAGAAAGTTATTGTTATAAATGCAACGATACATTTATTGTTGATACTGGTGGTTATTCTCAAAGAAGATCGTGTAGATATCACGATTTTAAAGACGGATATTGTATAAATTGTAGATGTACTGAAAAAAAAGCTCCATATACTTGCTATCATATAAAAAAACATTATTGGTGGAAATTATGTTAAAGGGAATCTAAAGCATCTCTTCGATTTACCATTGGATATAATTGTTCGTCCAGGTTATATCTTAATAAAGCAGCAAACCCAGCCGTTAAAAATACAAAACAATGCCATAAACTATGAAATTTTACATATATATCATTATACCAATGTTTTACAGCTATGGTATACATTACAATAGCCGAAATACCACAACTTATTAATAAAAAAGAATATATTTTAAATCTTAACAAATATCTCTTCATTGTTCTCCATTTTAATATACAAACAATAGTACTACAAACAGATAGATACCACGTTATTATTAATGCTTGATTTAAGTTTCCCCATAAATATACAACTAAAACAATATTTTCTACCGCAAAACTTGTTATATAAAATTGAGGTTCCCTTACCCTTAAACCATATAAAACTGTTGTAAAAATTAATGATGATGCCGCGTAACTATCCAATAAAGCCCAATTATCATAATCATAATCATTTGTAAATTTATCATCCCCCAAGGCATGATGTGAGTGATATAATAGTGAAAAGGTCACTCCATATAGAAATTTAATTACCATAAAAATAGAAGCCATATCTTTTCGTCTTTTCCAAGTCCATAAAAATACACCAATAGGAAATAGTGCTACTCCGTGAGTTGTTAATAACCAATAAGCCATTAATTTATTTTAAATACGTATCTTTATTATCATTTTGTAATTGATAAAAACGTTTTATAATTCATTTCACAATACTCGCAATAACGAATAGGAATAGACAATTTATAACCAGCCATACTATCTATATGGTCGTCTATCCATGAATGAGAACAAGTGTTAGATAAAAAACAATTGAATTTTCCCATCTTTTCCTTTTCTTCTTTTAATGCTATTTCTAAACGAGCAATCTTATTTGAAGTTTTTCGTTTATATTCCAATATTCCATCAAATGTGTTTAATAAAATACACGAGCCATTCTCTTCTATTTC